ACCTTTTCAAATGTGCCACTAACTTCATTGTACTCTTTTTCTGTGAGCACTTTGTTTCCCTCTTTGTAAAATTCATTTCTATCCATAATCCAAATATTTAATTGTTTTGTGATGCAAAGGTACGAAATTATTTTGAATTAACCAAACATTTTACCAATTATTTTCAATTTATTTTTAGAGAAGATTGTGAGTTTTTTACCACTCACAATCTTTATCGTTCACGTCTATAATGAAAGGACTTTTGGGAATACCTTTGAAATGATGTTTTCCGTTGATTTCTTCAAAATCATTTGCGCCAACCTTATAGATAAGACCTACAATTTGCTTTCCTTTTTGCAGCTTGTCCCAAACCCTATAATCGTAATCGTCACCGACAAGCACTTCAAAACCTTTCCACTTCTTAGGTAACTCACTTGTCTTTGTCACACCAAACACGACCGCCACATTGTTGCCCATTCTAAGCCATTCCAAGCACTCCTTTTCGTTTTCAGCAGAACCATCCCTACTGAAAGTAAGATAGTAATTTTCATACTTGTTGGCTATCTTCCAATAATTCTTTACCTTTGTGTAATCATAGAAAGATACATTAGGGTACAATTCCAAGATATTCTTTCCATTAAGATTGAAAGCCAATGGAGAAATGTCACTTGTACAATTCAACCTAACTGAAAACTCCATTCCAAGCCTTTTAGCCTTATTTATTGCTCTGTTTATCTCCATACACATCAACTTCATAAACAAAGGCTTGTTGGCGAAGAAAAGACGTGTTTTGAGTATTCTTGCGTCTTGAATACTTGTATTACCACTTAATGCGTTAATCTTAGCGTAGCCGCTACCAACAAGGCAACTTTCACGACACATAGAACTCTTTGGGCATACATTGATGTTTGAGGCATCAGCAGAAGCCAAATAAACACCATAAGTGAGCATATTCAAAACCCCATTGTGGCTTAATTTCGTTGAATGATTGGTGTCACCAATATAAGATACACCAATCTCCTTTAAGGTCTTTTCATAACCTTTGTAAGTAATCTTGCTTAATCTGTTCATTTCATACTGAAACAAATTGTAGCCGATTGCATCATTTAACTTGCTCATAATCTCTATTCTCCTTTTTTTTTTATTGTTAGACAAGTTGTTTATCTCTTTCGTGATGCAAAGGTACGAAATTATTTTGAATTAGCCAAACAAAAAACAAATTATTTTCAATTTATAATAATTTTTTTCTGAATTATTTACAAAAAAAAAAGAGGTGTGTCTATGGAAAGACAACACCAGTTCAACGAAGGGAATCGAACCCTTACATACACCTTTGCACCTCTTTTTATATATGCACAACTTCTTGATGGCTATTTTAGGCGTTTCGCCATCTTATAGTACTTTGAACAACCATCACTCGTTAAAGTGCCATTAAAAAATGCAATTAGTTTCTTTCTATTTGCTTTCTTTCTGCCAAGATTTCTTAACTTTGCGTTGTACTCGCTTCTTTCTTCATCAGTCGCATATTTACTTAACGGCTGAACCTTAATACCCTTTCTTACTTGATTTTTCATATTCTTGCTTGTATTATTCATAACTTATTCTCCGATATATTTTACGTTTGCAGTCTGGCACCCACAATCTTTTCGGTTGCATAGAATGTTATATCCACTAAGCAACGTTTCATCATAGGTATTAAGTATCATTTCATCGTCAATTCTCTCACCACAATTAGGACAAGTTATAACAAAGTCCTCATAATTGTTTAATGGAAGATAGGCGATACCAAGCCCAATAAGGCATTTTAAGCCATTTTGAGACACTTTCCCATCATAGATAGCCAAACACCCATCTACCCCATCAAAACTCTGTGTAAGGGCAATCATATCAACATCTATTGCGTCATTGATAATCATACCAATTTCCTCAGAAAAGATGTATATGCGTATTAAATATTTTTTATCCATAGTTTTCTTCCCACCAATTTTTAATATCTATATCAGCACCAAGGTATGTGCCTAATTCGTTTTTATCCTCTTTGCTCAAAGAACTACAATTCAGAATTGCATCATCAATGGCATTGCACAAGTCATGCGCGTCAACAATGTTTTCATAGCAGTCATCATATTCACCATCAACTTCTCCATCAATTTCAATACCATTATTTGTTGCGACAACATCAAGTTCTTCTGACGTGTTGCCAATGTTAAAGCGGAAATTTTCTAACTCTGTAAACTTCATAATCTTATCTCCTATATTTGTTTCGTGATGCAAAGGTACGAAAAAAAATTGAATTAGCAAAATAAAACCCCAACTTTTTTTGAGTTGGGGTCTATTTTTAACACTTAGGCTGCAATTTTCATGCACATATCGTATGCGCCTTGTACCTTGTTGTATATGTTTCCGTCTAAGATAGAATCAAACTTGATTTCTGCGCTGCGCTCTGTCGCTTCATTCTGAAAGTAACTTGTCAGTCCATTCATCAGCCACATGGCAGTACCCTTTTCTTGACCCTCTTGACCTACACCACTCTCTAAACACTCACGCACACCAAGGAACAGATTACGTCCTCGCGTCTTAATGTCCTCATGGTTGATGTTTCGTGTCTCCATGAAAACCTTTGCAGCGTCCTTTGAGAGAACCGTCTGTGCAATAATGTTCTCCAAGTCTCTCTCTGCTAACTTGATGTTGCGAAGATGGTCGAAACACTCTTTCATCCCATCAGTGTAAACCTTTGCCACGTTGAGAGCCTTATAAGCGAACTCTGCATTTTCTTGATTAAGCAAATCAAGTCTATCCATGACCTTAGAAGAGTGACGAAAAGCAATACGTCCGATGTTGTCTTTCATTGCCCAATTAAGAGTATTGTTGCAGACCACACGCACTGGAGTAACCATACAACGAACTGAACCAGTGCCGTCATGTGATGTGGTGAAAACCACATACATATCTACCAAATCGTCACGCTGCGCATCAAGAACAATCTGCTGTGGGAACTTTGCGGTAACGAACACACGCTCGCCTTGACCAAGCACACCGCACGTCTCGATAACTGGGGTGTTGTCTCTGTCGGCAAACTTACCACTACAGAACATATCCACGAACTTGAAAGCGTCCTCGTTCTGCACGATACCATATTTGTCAGAGACGATACCAAGCGACTTGTTGGTGTCTGTGCGCATGGTGGCACGAGTGTTGCTAATCATCAGAGAGAGTAATTTGTCGGCTTCAATCTTCTCACCATTCTGAATGGCAGTCAGAATCTCGTCAGACAAGGCAACCACTGGTTGCAACTTCACATTATAGTCAGCATGGCATAACTTCAAAGCGTCAGCCACGAACATAGGCTCATCTACCACTTGACCAAGCCCATGCCAAGCGCGTTCACGCTTTCCGTTCTCAGCGAAAGAAGCAACTCCGTTTACCATTTCAATCATTGCACTCATAGTCTAAATCTCCTTTTAATTTAAGATGTTAATAACTTTGTTTCTTAATCACGATGCAAAGGTACGAAATTATTTTCAATCTACCAAACAAAAATCAAATTATTTTCAATTTATAATAATATTTTTCTTGTTTCTTGACAAAATTACTTCTTTTTCTGTGGTTTTTTCACCACTTCTACCCTAATTTTATCCTTCTTGAAATTCTTTTGAGACTTATGCTGCAATATATCTATGTAATGATTAAACCTCTCATTCATGGTATCTCGCACTTCATAATACCCATGTCCCTCAATATGAATTATACTCCCTAAAGGTATGCACCAAAGCAAATCTCTACTCACGGCACAATATTTAATTTTTCCCCTTTTTAGTTTTTTCATGTCAATCTTTGTACCATCAGCAGTAATCAATGGACTATCATCACATTGACTTGCAACTGCATTATAAGTAGTTAAAGTAACATGGGTGATAAATGGTTTATCTTTGGCAAAGGTGACAGATGCCACCAATGCTATTATACAAATAATGAATAACTTTCTCATATACCTTATTATATTAATAGGGATAATCAATTTCTTTAAAGTAATCTATAATCTTTTTAGAGGTCTGTGCAGCATACTGATTGCGAGGGTCAAACAACCCCTTTTCACAATTTTCAGCAAGCAACTTGATGTACTCCAAGCACACCTTAAACATTTCGTTTTGTAGGTATCTGTGCTCACGACACATCACTTCTGCTACGTGCTTCTTGCTATGCAACTTACCATTGACAAAGTTGCCGAAAAAACGTGCAAACACATCGTCCATGTTCTCACCACATTTTGGGCAAAGGTCATACTTGAAACGTTCATATACCTTTTTCATGAGAAATTCTTTTTCGTCTGAATCTACATGGGTATCATCCATTTCCAAGTATTTACCATCAATCAAACGTGCAATCTGCTCATTTGACAACTCATAGGATGCGTATTCCCTACCATCAATATTAAACTTTCTTTCTGCCATAATCACTTCATTTTTTAAATCTGCTGCAAAGGTACGAAATTATAATGAATCTACCAAAAAAATTCTTATAAAAATACTGGCTATTAAGGTTTTTTAACACTTAGGGTCTTTTATATATTATAATAAGGTGAAAAGAAATAATTTCAAAAAAATCATTAAAACGTTTGGCTATCTCGATTTTTTTTCTTACCTTTGCACCACGAAAACGATAAAACAAAAAGAAAATGGATAAAAACTTGAATGTAAGAGTAATCGGAGTGCCAAAAAGTGCGTCCTACGACAAAAAGTGGATGGACACAATCTCTGACAAAGAAATGAGTGAACTTGCTCTTTCTGACGGAGATACGGCAATCTTTGAAAGTATGGAAGAGTTCAGTGAGGTTGTTTTGAACAATCCGAGCGCAAAAGAACAACTACTTAGTAATTGGTGGTATTTCTTAACTGACTTGGCATGAGAAAAGATTATCTAAAAGTAGCCAAGGCTCTCTATAAGCCTACACCAAAGGTTGAGGGTCTTGTGCTGAAGTTATGTGACTTGTTTGATAAGCCACTACCAAATGGTGTGACTATAACATCCTTAACATTCAAGGAGGGTTCTCTAAAAGTTGGTGGTTTATCTGTCAAGGAACTCATCAGAGGTGGACAGCATTGCGGTATAGAGGTACATTGGTATCCAGATTTCACGAAGTCCACTAAGACTGACCCATTCTGTAGTGCTTTCATATTGCGCTACAACTCTCTCGAAAAACTCTACCGTGAGGTGGAAAAGGTACTCTCAGCAATGAGAGTTGCGTAAACAACATTTAAACTTAGTATTAATCTTAACAGTACTGACCCCATTGTTGTTGAAACAGTGGGGATGTACGTCATTTCACTGACGTTCAATGGCAACAACTGCCGTTGTACTTTTTTAAGTCTTTAATATGGCAAATAGAATTAATTATCACATCGGATTTTATACGAGAGACGGAATCTTTAGTGTATTAGGTAATAAGAAACGCTTTCGTAACTTTTTCCCTACAAGGGAAATGGCTGAAGAAAAACGCAAAGAACTTCAAAGAAACTACAAACATAGACTAGAAATACAACCATTCCATTATAGTTTCTAAATAGACCCACGTTGTACTTATTTAAGTCTATTTAGAGATTTTTCCATACAATAATTTGTTTATTACAAATATTTTTCATATCTTTGCACTGTATATGCGTATCCAATTGGATACAAACAGTTAATTAATTTTAATATATGGCAAAATATTATATTAATACAAATGATGGGCGTAAATATATTAAGGAAATTGATTACGCCCAAGGAAAACTCACATTCACAAACGATGTAAATGAGGCATACAGAGGTAGGGATGGATTCTACGCCAATGCAACTAGGGATATGATACGTAGAGGATTCAGCGATGAGTATCCAGAGATAGAGAATCTACAGTGCGAAGCTCCATACTATTAAACACCCCTCGCTGTACTTATTTAAGTCTAATTATTAATAAACAGTATACTAAATATGGGAGGTTATCTATTACAGAATTCAAAAAAAGAGTATCTGAAGACTCTAGATACTGCGGAAGGTAAAATTGAATTTACCAAAGAACCAAGTGAAGCGAGAAACTACTCTGGCCGTCCAGGAGGTGGACAATGGGATGCTGACAATGAAAAACAATACCTAGACTTCCACTTCGGAGAAGAGTATGGAGATAGAGTAAAATCATTACATTGTGTCTACCGTGAATGGTAGTCACAACCCCCTACGTGTAGACCGCTTCAGCGGAATTCAGCGGCAACAGCCAAGCTGTACTTATTTAAGTCCATATATATGGGAAAAGCAATCTTAGAGTTTACTCTCAATGGGAGGAAACATACATACTTCAGAAGGAAAGACCTCTATGGGAAACCATTGACCACTACCAATAAGAATAGTGCTCGACATGTGAAAGAGTCTGACATCAAAGGTACAATAGCACTTCTGATAAAAGAATATGGTAAGAGTAATATAACAGACATGAATGTAATTAAGGATGAAGCATAAAGCCTCATCCTTTTTTAGTATATAAAAAAAGTATCTACACGTTTCACAACGTATGGATACTTCCGCTTAAGCTAACCTTAAATCTAATACCATGAAAAACACATTTTTTGTCTCTGAAATTTAAGCTTTATGTCCAAAAAAACTAAACTTAAAACAAAAATAAAAATATATATTTCTACTAACCTTTAATATAAATATATCCTACCCCCTATTTGTACTTATTTAAGTCCAATTTTTTTTAGCCAAAAAACGTCCCATCATTCTCTGGCCATCTATTCTGCGCCTCAAACACAAACTTGGGTTGCTGTATCTTAGGCACTAACCTCCTAGCATCATGCTCACGTAAAGAATCAAGCAAGTTCTTATAAGTTGAACGTATATTAAGATTCTTAGTACCAGTGTAACATGTGATGTATACTGTACCTAAGTTCTTTATAATCTCTTTCTGATAAAACTCCATGTAAATACCATTCGTTTTCAAGAAATTATCAAATGCGTCCAACTGATAGAATGTACGTGGAACTTTACTTAGGTCAGACCACTCATAGAAATAAATCCTTACAGAGTCATCAGCATACTGGCTAGGAATCCTATGAACATTGTCCAATACACCACCGCCATATCTGTTACGATAGTAATATGGTGAATGATTATAATCAGTCTTAGGACGCTTCCTCTCATTAATTAGAGATTGTCTAAACAAATCCCTTAAATCCTTACTTCTATTCATAGTCTATATTAATCGCCTAATTCAGATTCTTCACAAGCATCATAAAACATTTCACCATAAGTGTGTTCACTCATAATCTCAAGTAATCCTATCTTCTCTGACTCAGGATTCAAACAACAGTGACTCTCATATCTCCATGAAATATCAGCAGCTACCTCTGGGTCAACCCAATAGCCCATGTTTTCACAATAATCACTAAATTCTTTAAGTGAGTTAAATTCCAATTTATCATCCTTATAATGATAGTCTGGATAAAACCAAATCTCTTTCGACTCTGAATCATAGTCCTCAGTGGTGAAATCATACTCATTTGGGTCAGTCTCATCCCCACTGTAAGGAACACTGATGTCAAATGTCTTGGATTTACTACCTTTCTTATTATGCTTGTGCTTACCCTTCTTGCCAAACTGCTCTTCACGCTCTTCTTGCCAAAAAGCATCGTATACAGTATTTTTATCTTTACCTTTCTTACCCTTTTTGGGCTTCATGTAAATAATATTGCTAGGAGGGAATACAACATCACCATCATCATCAAGGTCATCATCCCAACCAGGAAACATTTGGTCCCAATACTCTGCCATATCAGAATAGTCATCAAACAGATAAGCTTCACGACCACCCATGCTTCTCTTTGGCTCTTTAGCTTTGCGAGACAAATATTCATGGAATAAATCAACCAAGTTAGGTCTAACCTTGTTCGGTATCGTTATGTTAATCTTTTTCGACATATTATTATGCACACTTTTTACTATAATGCAAATATATGAATTTTTTTTGAAATAACCAAATTTTTTAAGTAAAATTAACGCTGGAATAATTTTTGAAAATTTTTCTGGAAAATATAGACAACAGTTTTTTTCTTACATTTTTACTATTTTTTGTGCATGTTTTTATACATTAACCTTGTAACTTACTTTATCTCAGTTCTTTAAAAATTTAAAAGAAAATTTTTATATAAATGCCTAATGAATACGCCTACTTATACACAATTTTTTCGTTAATTTCAAGTAAAAAAAATCTCTCTGATTATCAGATAGTTACAAAGGTTTTTTAAAAATTTTTTTAGTAGTATTAAATTATTACCAGGCGTGCTGAGACATATGGTTTATAGTTCAGCTATTTTCACTTCCCTTTCTTCGTCAAAATAGTTGTTATAGTCATGTTCTTTTATGGGGTAAAATTCATTTTCAATATTTGTTTTCTTTACAATAGATTTTTATATTATTTATACCTCTTTTTATAGTATCTTTTACATTGTTTTGTGTATATTGTCCGTACATTCTTCTTAGTTGTTCTTCTCTATCGTTATAGTTATTATGTATTGCTTTTTCTAGTTTATTATTATGGTATATTAGTGTTATTATATCTTTATATTTTTGTCGTAGTTGGTATGGGTCTGTTGTGAAAAAGTATAGGTCTGTATCTCCATAGACTATTGAGTTATTTTTGATATTGTCTATGAGGTTTTGTGTAACTTGTACGAATCTCAAAATGTGTGAGTTTTCTAGTTTTAGTACCATTAGGAAATATTTTGGGTCTTCTATGTTGATATTGGGGAATATGACTTGTGTAATGGTAGCTTTTCTAGGTTCTATAGTATTACATCCGATTTTTGTAATAACATATAGTACATTACCTTCTGTGAGCATATAGAATTTATTTAGTGTCTTAGGAATAATCATATCAATGCAATTGTTTAATTTTTTTCATTGAATCCCTATAGTAGGCAGCAGTTCGTAGTTTTGATTGAAAGTGGTTTGTGCCAGCGCAAAAGAATGGGTATGTTGAATATTTTGTTATTTGTGCTTTTACTGCTTTCATAAGTGCTTGTTTATTTGGTAGTGTGATGTATTCTTCTCCACCTAGCTTGATAAAGTATGGTGAATTGGATTCTTTTACGTTTCGTCTTTCATATATGGTTGTATATGAAATAAAATGAGAGTTGGGTATGGAGTATTTCATTTGGAAGATACCTTCTATATTTCCCCTAATGGCATCTATGTTTACCTTATTGAGTCCATAGATTTTTCCAGTTCTTGATATTCTCATTTGGTAGAATGTTTTTCCTTCCTTTATATCTATTACTTTCATAGTTTATTATTACATGAGATGTTGTTTTATTTTGTTCAAGTATTGTTTATACATTTCTTGTATGTCCTTACTGTATCCTTTTGGATATACTAGTCCTTCTGTTTGTTTTACAATATTGTATTGTTTTTTAAAAAACTTACGAATCAGTTGTGTCATTGTGGCTAGGTCGAATGCGATATAGTTAAGTTGGGATATATAGTGTAGGTTGAATTTAATGTAGTGGTTTCCCACGTATATCTCTTCCTCTGGGTTTGCTAACAGTGATACAATTGGTTTATCCACGTATGTATATATATCTTGCAAGTGTGGGTGGATAACGAATTGGTCTTCCATAGAGAGGTATTTAGATTTCTCTAGTTTGGAATACTTTGTTTTTGCCACCAAGATATGATTAGTTATAGTATTGATTACTACAACGTAGTGTGGTATATTTAGGTTTACATCTTTGAGTTTCATTAGTCTTCAATTCCGTTAATGATATTTTCTATGCTCCTTACGGTTGTCTCTAGCATAAACGCTCCATATTTATCTAGGTATTTATGTGTAGATTCTCTTGCGTTGATTGCTTCATTGATGGTATATTTCTTATCTTCAACGAATTGGTCGAAGGGTTTGAAATAGTCTTTCATCAGTGTTGCCACATTCTGGATATTTTTCAGTTTTTCTAGAATGAGTTTTTCTTTAACGTCATCCATATAGGCAATTATATTTCTTTTAGTTTCTCGTGTAATGTTTTGAAATAGCTATACATTTTTTTGAGTTCTGCTATATATATGTTTTTAGTTGCTTTTAATGTGTCTAGTGTTGTAATGCTCTTGAAATAATATTTCTCAGTCCTCATTAGCATTGTTCTAACAGCATCTAGTAATATTTTCTTATCGCTAGCTATTATCCTAGTATTATTGAATAGGATTGCGAACATATTTGGTTTTTCGCTTTTATACAGAATCTCCACTTCTAGGAGTCGTTTACTTATAAGGTGTTCTTTGTCATTTACAGAGCCTTTAACTAGTGTGGCTACGTTACCGCTTACAGAGAATAGGAGTATATCATTTGTCTTACTAATTTGGATGTCTCTAGTATAGGTGTGTGCTATAATGTCTTCAATTGACAATAGGTATAGTGGTTTTGTATTGTCTTTATTAATCCAAATCATAGTTTTTTGATTCTTTCTATGAGGTGTTTATATTGGGCTTCAGATTCTTTAATTCTTTGTTTAAGTCTTCCTATCTCTATTTTAGCCCAACAATACTCGTAATCTGAATGTATTGTTTGTGAACCTATGTTGGTGAGGTATTGTTCTGTTCTTTTCATTGCGGCATCAAGAACGCCTCTGTGTTTTTTAGCTGCTTCTCTATAATATATGCACAGTTCTTCTTTAGAGGTAGCATACACTTTTCGTCCTATGAAGAGTTTGCCTTTATGCTTTGGTGTTTGTTCTTTTACCATTCCTAGACAGTATATATCTAATGTATCTCCCACTAAGGCATAGATGTTATTACTTTTCTTATCCTTATGTGATTTAGAAAATTGAACAATGTTTTCTACCTTACCAATTGAATTAGAAAATAGAAAATTTTGGTCACACCCACTGTTTTCCCTATATCCCCAATATAATGTCATATTTTTTTCAGTTTTTTTACAAAATTTTTATATGATTCCATAACGTATTTAGGCTGTGCCATTATATTTTGTTCAAGCCAATGTGAATTGTGACAGTAGCTTCATGTTATGTACGAATACTTGGTATCTGTCAGTTACTTTATATTTTGCTGCTGCAAAGAAATTTGGGTCATATTCATCACCAAATGCGTCTTTCAAGCGTTTATAGACATTCATTTCATTATCTATGTCAGCTTCCATCTTCTTACACATTTCCCTCATTTTATTCTTTAGGAATTTTTGTGTGGTTGATAGATAGCCTCTTGTGAATTTTACTGACAGTTCAATATCATTTTCTTCAATTTTTACAATCTGTCCTAATTCTTTTATACACTCTTCTCCGTTTAGGTCATAGATGAGATAATGCACAGTACCCTTATCGTTTGTGATAATGCGTATTGGCTTATCTATTTTAATAACCTTTGGAGGCATTAATTTGCTATTGAATTCTCTCCAAGGTAGTGATTCTATCTTGGAGAAAAATATGGATTGGTGTTTATTGTTTGTCCAGCGCATATTATTTATCGTCTAATTCTCTGAATACGATTATTCCGATGAATGCCACAACGAAAAATATGCACATGATTCTAATAGCCATCATAAACATAGTTGTATTGTATTTAGAGTGAATAGACCTTGCTGTGGATGAATTCGAGCATATTTTTTGATACCTCGTTGATGAAGAGGTTGCACCAAACTCCATTACGATTCTTTACGTTTACTCTAACGCTATCATTATTTGTAATGGCATCAAATGAAGGTGTGTCATTTGTAACGCTCACACAGACAACTTCCATATCATCGTAATCAGAATTGATATTGATGCGTTTAGTATACACTTTGTCTTCCATTGGATTATCGCCAAATATATCAGCTTTGGAAGACTCCACACCGTTATTGATAACGGCTTCAAAAATTGATTGTTTTAATTCGTTAATATTCATAATTGTTATAATTGTGTTTTATATTTTTATTATCCCCATGTTTCTAGTGGTTTCTTGAGTTTTACGTTTTTGGGATTTGTTAGATGTTTGTCCAATTCCAATACGTTAAAGTCGTAGATATATGCTATAGGTACTCCGAAGAAATATCTTATATTGTGTTTATCTCTCTTTCTTTTATTGAGTCCATATACACAATCTATTTTGAGTCCCAACGAGATAATGTATGAGCATTTATTTAGGAAGTTGTTATATAAACCATATGGTGCTATATGTTGATAATTACTATATGCCACTATCATGCACATTTTCTTGAACATATAGTAATCATTGATACCATATGTTTTTTTTATCTTATACGCAAGGTCTATGGTATCAAGGTATTCTTCGTGAGTTATATAGTTTTCTAGTCTCATAGTTAAATTATTTTATTAGAATGGAAATTGTTGTATTTCTTGGACTTTTAACATTTCTTCTCTTTTATTAGCCATCATATCTCTAACCTCATTAAGAGAAGATTCACAGATAAATTTTTTAGTAACGCAAAAGAAATAGTCTGTCATTTCTCTATCTTTGAAACCGAATGTATTAATGGGAGATATATGGCATAATTTAATTAAGTCATGTGCTGTATTAATAAACATTTGATAATTTATATATCCGTCAAGACCATGTATAAAACCTACCACCATCACCATTTTCTTAAAAAGGCAATAGTCATCTTGGCCAAACACAGTTTTAGTCATTTTTAGAACTTGCATTGTTGTTCTCCATTCTGATGGAGTTAATACATCTTTTAGTACAATCATGCCATTTCAGCTATTTCCTCGTCTGTGAGGGCTTTTTGATACTGTGGTTTACCATCTTCAACCTTTCCCCCAAAATGAGAGAAATGTGACTTAAATAGAGAGCATAGTTTTCTTTTTGCAATTGTTTCTCTGCAAGCTATACGTTTGTTATCATAGATGATAACTTCTTCTTGGCTGCAAAGGTTATCTGGTTCTGATTTCAGTTTATACTGTATTTGAGCAATTTCGAATCCTTTCAGTTGGTAGAAATAGTTTCTAAGGTCATTGAAAGCACCACGAACAACTTCAGGAGCCAATAGGTCTGTATCAATCCATATTTCCTCTTCTGGAGTTTCTTTCAATGGCATTTCCATTGAGAACTCATTGGTCTTTATCATCAGTTGTTTGATGTGTTTCACGTGGGCTTCTATGAATGATATGCCGATGCGTCTGAAGCCAGTGATATACATATCTTTCTTGATTCTGATTGGTGCTACCTCAATACCAGTTACAAACATATCTGTAACTTGGTTAAGGTATTTGAAAAATTCAACCAATCCTATGTCGTTATTTTCTATCATTATTATTTTGTTATGTTTCTAATAGCATTATATATGTAGTCTATAACTTCAGATACATCTTGGTTGGTCACATTACCACCTTTTGCTTGATAATCATTATCCATTTTAACTTTCACATTATCCATTAAGCGATAAATCATTCTCCAAGCGTTAACTGATTGTCCACGCACAAGATTTGCTTCTCCTTGAGGGTTTGTAGGTACTAAATCCATTTCAGAAAGCACTTTTTTCTCACTTTCTTCTATAATTTTGTTAATATTTCTATTCATATTACAATTCCCAATTATAATCAATCATTAATATTTCTTTTAGGTTTTTTCTAATTTTATTTTTAGTTAGTCCTTGCGGAAAATTATCATACATATATTTGATTATGATGAATTTCTCTAGGTCAAAATCATAAAATCCTCTTAGGACATTATGTTTGCCGCATGAGAGTTTGCAGAATATTCTGCTACCACTCTCGTTGCTTCCAATTGTGCTGAACTTAAACTTCATATTTTACTAATGCCTTATCCAATGCATCAGCATAGAATTTAATCCATGCTGCCAGATGCAATTTGCCATTATCTACTGTTGTGGCTGTGAGGTCTTGCAGTATACTGTCAATCCCCCATATATTTCGTTCAAGTTTCTCCAATAGTATTTTAAGCTCCATGTCGTTCTTTTCGCATGAAGCAATAAGGTCATCAACCATTACAGCATTTAAATTAGTGGTGACGCTTTTTAAAGATGCTTTTTGATGCGATATATTACCACTTGTTAATTTTTTAACTCTATCTACAAGATTATCAAGTATTTGCTGAGTTGTTCTTGCTTTTTCCAATTTACACTTTTCCATAATGCAAATATATCAAAAAAAATGCTCAAAAGCAAAAAAGCCTTGAGCATTTTAGTCATATTTAACAAATGTTAACTATTATTTTCCTAATAGTCGTTCTTTGAGGGATTTTAGAAAATCAATTAATCTAATCATTTCCTCTCTTTCTATAAGTCGGTATTCTTTCCACCAGTTTTTTACCTCACTTGCATCAACAAGAATTGCAGATATTCTATTAAGAGCCTTAGTATCTTCTTCACTCCACTCTTGTTTCGGCTGTATCCTGTCTTTGAGAGATTTGAACCAATTATAGACATCAAATTCTCCGCTATTTTTACCATTATTCCCACAAGAGTTTTTTATATGCCATAATGCAGAATTATAAAGTTTTTCATCCTCTTCACTCCACTCTTGCTTTGGTTGAGGCTGTACTCTGTCTTTGAGAGATTTGAGCCAATGTTGTATTTTCTTACGAAACTCTTTTGATAATATATCTTTATCACCGATTTTTATTTCAGAGAAAAGTATATCTAAGTTTTTAACATAATCATTAAGTGCTTCTACAATTTCTTCATCTTCTTCACTCCAAGCAGGCTTCTGCTCAATCTTCTTCAACTCTTTCTTATCAGCATCCAATTCATAACATGCTTCTTTCATTACCATGAATAGAATTTCTTTTTGTTCTTTTGTTGCTGGAATAATATTATCTGGATAATCAATATTTTCATTAATACCATAATCCTCTACACCATTAGAACATTTTGTTAGTACAAAGAAAGATGTATCAAGATTTTCAAACAATAATATTCTATCAAATTTAATTCCGTCTGAATACTTAACATTTCCCGTATAAAAAAGCACATCACCTTTCTTTGCATCTTGGATAGTCCAAAGATACATAGCAAGGTCACTTGTATAAACGCTTTCATTTCTTGTGTACCCATCTTCTAAATCCAACAAAAGATATGTATCATAATTGGTGATTGCAGTAACTTTGTAAATATGCCTTCTGTCTTCTTCATCAGATACAAGTATATCGCCAACCTTGAACTTTGGCTCAACCTTATCAGTAAGGTTTTGTTCACTTCTTTTCATCTGGCAAGAACCTTTGCCTTGCTTTTCAAGCCAAGTTTGTTTCTTGAAAATTGTGTATAATTGGCAAGGAGTTATATGATACGTTTTGCCAAGAAGATTATTACTTCTTACGATATACCTATCGTCACCTACATATTCAAGCCAATAAGTATTCCCTTCTTTGAAATCAAGAAAATCTGCATGACATTTAATAAACCCATTACCTACATAATCACCCTTCTCTTTCTCTGCCTCATCATAGTTTTCAAGATATTCAGCTTGCTCTTCGAGCCAATCAATCCATCTTGCTCTTTCATTATCATCATCGTGAACATTATAAAGATAATTGAGCAACTCTTTCCTTATCCTCTCACTCTCTTTGAGTTCTGGGAAAATTTTAGTTATATCTTCTTTCATTATTTCGCATTTTTCTTCATGAATACCTTTTAAAAGTCCTCTTAGTTTTTCAATAGCCTCGTCATAACGTTTTGCTTTTTCTTCAATCTTTTTTTTATCTGTCATACTATTCTCCTTTCTGTTCTTTATTTTCTATATGAAAACCGACAGCCCATAACAACCAAAATATTCCAAATTCAACACTTTTGTCATTGTTAAAATGACCTATAACCAAAGACGGAATCAATAAAGCATACCACCCATCTTCTCTTTTCTGACTTATGAATTGAAATTTAACTTTCATGCCTATTCTCCTTTCCGTGCTTTATTACTTACCTGCATACCAAGTTCAAAGAAATGTTTGGCAGATTCACGAAACTTTGACGTAGAAAGATATTCACCTCTCCATCTTGTCTCTAATTCTTTATCTATTTCTTTCGTCAAGTCCACCTCTTTAACCTCAAGTGTATTGTTAAGAATTGCCAATACATTACGGTAAGCATCAGCATTGGCATTCCAATAGTCAGAGTCAATAATTTTAGCTCTTTTAAGGCATTCATTATAACGATTCTCTATCTCCGCTACCATAGCGGATTTGTCAATGTACTGTGTCATAAATAATTATAATTTAAATCTTCTAAATCAATATTGTCTGATTCATTAACAATTTGATAGTCTTGACATCGCCATATAAATTCATCGTATGCTTTTTTTCTATCATCTTTCCATTGTTGAGGAACAGTCATCTCACAACAAGCTATTTCTGCTTCATAATAATCGATAGCAGACTTTAAAAGAGCATTCTGAACCTTTTGGCGTAATTCAACTAAAGCGCCTTTGTCTATATACTGTTCCATAATTTATTATTTGATTTGTTACCATATAAAAAATCCACCATAAATAGCCCAAGCAAGAAGAATAGTCTTGAAGTGTTGAAATCCATACCACTTGAAATACCCTTTTAAAATATATTTCATTCTGTTTTTCCACCGCTTGAAATCATGCATCTTTCCTGTAGATGGTTTAGAATATGTAAAAGTTATTGATGTTGAATACAAGTATATTTTCCAAGCAATGTAGTACAATGACCACACAATCATAAAAATTAAATACCAAACCATAGTTTACTCTCCTTTCATAAAATTCTCAAATTCTTTTAATACATAATTAACGTGATAATCAGAACCTTCAGTATGAGACCATATAAATTCTTTTGCCTTCTCAATAAAGGCATCTTTCTTGACGTACTCAATATGTTCATATAAAGAGCTTACAACTGGAGTTCTACCCCACAAATGATGTATTCTATCAGTTTCTTTTTATTTTTCGAGAAATATCCTATCTGGCCCTTCGTTTGCTTTCATTATTTCTTTTTATTATTGTTAATACAAGCATATTTATTGCCACAAGCATATCCCTTCCCCCAAAAACCCATATATTTGCAATCATAGCAATCTTTATTGATAGAATTTCTTTGTCCGTAGTCCATAATCACAGCATTTTAAGTTCATGTAGCTTCAATATAAGTTCGCAGCAAGCATCAACTGGATTGTCATGCCAACAAGAGACATATCTGCAATCATTTGGGGAAGCATTTACTATCCATCCTGTTTTCCCACTACCTAATTTATCTTTATATAATTGTGGATAAGGAAGTATATTAAGCAATGCTGCAAGACTCCAACAAGGAATCTTTTCTTTTAATGAATACGGATAAGGGCAGTCTTTATTAACAACATAATATCGTTCATCATGCCAAGAATAATAATTATCCGCACTTTCAATCGGTAGAAATTCTGCCAACTTGAGGCTTTGTGAAACGTCCGTATTATTTTTAATTGTTGCCATAGTTATTATATTTATTACCAACAGATGCTTTCTTGGTACGGATGTGGTAAAAGCATTGAATTATCAAATTCAAACCTATAGTACCCACCGCAAGCATATCTACTATTACTTTGATTTTTATAGTCTATGATATATATAATAATTCCAAAAACGGGTATATCATTTTCATTAACATATATACGTATTTTATAAGGTCTTAGTGTATTCTTGTCATAAAGTTCATCAAAAATATCTTTATGTGATATTTCAGCTTCCTGTAGAATCATTTTAACATCACGCCTAATTGCAAATTGGCAATCGTAATAATTTCCCAAATATTCAAATCTGTTATCTTTTATTGGATATTCTTCTTTCTTAATTGTTGCCATAATTATTTATACTTTATATTATACATTCCTTCTAGTAATTAGTCATTATTAAAGTTATTAAGTAATTCACAATGATTGCGACCAATTTGCATAAGATGATACATACTTCTACGTACATGAGTCATTTCCCAAGGACAATCAGAAAGATTTCCAAAATTGTCCATTGTTATCTTTACTTCTTCACCCATCTTACCGTCATTTGTGTCTTTGTGACCAATGAAATAGAAACGATTGAGAATTGAAATATCCTTAGTATCTATAATATACTCCAATACATTTTCTCTAATTTTGTTTACCTCATCTACAGTCACATTGTCGATAAATTCACCATCAACAAAATATTTTATTGTGGTATTTGTAATTCTTGGTATTTGTAAAATATTTTCCATTATTATTTTTCTTTATAAGGATTATTTTCTTCTGTTACTGCAATAGCAAGACCTTTCTCTATCAGCCCACGATAGTCAAAATGATGAGCATTGAGCCAATCTATATCACCAGATTCTGACGCAAACATATCACCATCATATTGTATTCTATTATGATAAAAATCTTTTCTTTCTTCATCTGTCATACTTGACATTGGACGAAGATATGGCTTTATAGTTTCTATCCAATATGGTAAATGAGGGTAAGTTCTAGTGTATATCCCCTCATCTTTAATATAATGAATTTCTTGTAAATCTTCATCATATTCACCTTTAAATTTTACTCCATATGGTAACCTTGCATAGAGGTCCCTCAACAATAGTTCTTTATCTTCTTGTGTCATACTTTATTCTGTTTTATACTTTTTGCCATATTTTTCTAGTTCTTCTGACGCTTGTTTTATGCTTTTCCATTCTTTCTCAAGATATGTTGCAACGTCATTACATAGGTCAGACACACGAATATTACCAGTATCAGTGGTTCGGTCTTTATTTTCTTTTGCGCACTGCCGTAAAGCTGCAATAGCTTGATTCAAATTATTTATTGTAATCTCCATAATTAATAAAAATTAATACATTCCCTCTGGTGCTTCTAAAGCGAGTCCTTTTTCAATTAGACCACGATAGTCAAAATGATGAGCATTAAGCCAATCAACACCATCGAATACATTATATGAATTGTGATTCCACGGAGTATTGCCATCCATTTCATCAATTCGCCACCCTAAAGATTCAAACTCTTTTCTTTCATCCTCAGTCATAGAAGACATTGGACGAAGATACGGTTTATATTCAAAAATACTTCTTTGTCCATCTTGAATAAAGTCTTTAAATGCTATACAGTCATATACTTCAACATAAGCAGCATATGTTTTTAAATTTATGAAATTCAATATACAATTGCTTCCTTGATAATGGCGCACTTTAATACTGTACGGCAACTTTGAACAAAGGTCTTTCAATAACAGTTCTTTATCTTCTCTATTCATTTCGTTACATTATTTATATATGCTATTGTCCATCCGACAACAGCTAGCGTTATTATAATTAATATCATATTTTTTAAAAAAATCTTATTTGTTTTTTGCAAAGATACGAAAAATAATCATATTAGCAAAATATTTATAGGTAATTTAAATATTATTAACGTATATTGATAAAATGAAAAAAATACATATTTTAGAGTCTCAGATATTAAATGAGGGTCAATATTTTGAAGCTGGAACTGACCACCCATATTTTGAGGATGAACGAACTGGTCAATCATATGAGGCTAATTGGAATTATGATTATGGTTTTCCGTTTGGGTATTGGCCAGAAACATATGGTGGAAGAGAAATTTTTTCAATTGGCGATTCTTATACTACACATGAAAATGCTTGTGGTAAGATGGCAAAAAAGTATTTCTATAACGCCAAAAAAGAAATCATGGAAGAAGTGATAACCGATTTCACGGATGCATTGGAAGATTTGATTGCTGATTTTAAAGAGTATGGGTACACTTATGACGAAAATAATGATGTATATGTATCTAGTGATGGCTCTGATGAGATTGACCTTGACGAATGGGTAGATGACAATTGCTATTCATTGGGTAGGGATAAGGCAAAAGAAATAGCAGAAGACGTAATTAATGGTGGTTCAATACCTTATGCAGATGAGTTGGCTGAAGAAATAGCAAGCGATGATGCTGAGTATTATGACTTTAGTGATAGAAGAGGCATTGACCAAGCGTTAGAAGACATAGGCAGTAATTTTAATAGTTATTTTGAAAGTGGAAGAAATGAGGGTAGAATATGGCCTCAGTTAGGTATGATAGGATTCTATGTAACTGAGCAACCAGACCCACAAACTCTTACCGACATAATGAGAGATTTAGCTAATACTGGAATTGCTACATATGAAGATTTGTTACAATATGACATGGTATTTGAAGATTGGAGAAATGACGGTGAAGTAACTGCTTGCACTGTATCTGATTATATTGATGGAAACTATGGTCCAGATTCTTATGAGGATGAAGAAGACGATGAAGAGGAAAATGAGATACAATATGCTAGGGATGGTAAAACACAATTTGTTCCTCACCTAGCCAATCAAGACCAGAAAAGAGAGTTTTTCAGGGATTTCAGAAACACAAGAGACCAAGCTGTATATGTTCCTAGGGAGAAGGGGGCTGGTTCTCTAGCACGTTATCACGCAATGCGTTATCCTTATGGAGAGAATAAAAAGAAATTAGGAAAAATAATTAGAGAAGAAATAAATAAAATATTATGAACGGATTATTTGTATTTGGTTTAATTTTCTTGGTAATAACTTTATTTGTATATCCAAGATTGCAAAAGACTGTTGATAAGCCTTGGTGCCCAGAAGATGTTAAGAATGTATCTAACAATAAAAAATATTTCAGAATATTCCTAATTGTATCAATAATAATGGTGGTTATTGGTGGAATGCTAATGCTTGCATCATAAAATTCATACCAATGGAAATATACAATTAATGGAGAGACAGAAATAGCCTCTCCATTTTTATTTTAATACAAGCCCATCAAAGTGGTTTATTTTTATATGCTCGATATAAAGAAGACATTTCAAAATAGTCCGTCATTGTTGGTTTTACAATGTAAGAATCTTTTGAAATTCCTATAAAATTTGATGGTTCTTTAGCTAGGTTAATTACGAAGGCGTTCATCAAACTGTTTATACACAGAGAAGTTTTTTTAGTTAGCAATATCAACATATAATTTCTTAAAGTAGTTGTTGCTTTTGGACATATTAGTTTTATAAAAACTTTTTTCTTACCCTCCTTTAATAATGGGTCTTGTAATATCTTTTCTATCGTTTCCGTTGCCATATTTTCGTTCATACCATTTGAAAGTTTTAGTCATTATGTCAAATGTATAAGTTACAATTCCAATAATGGTAATGGCAGTATCAATTTTTTTTATTATTCCCATGACTTTTTTTGTGATATTTTTTAATGTTCTTTAGTTCGTTGATAAAATCATTCCATCCTTCAATCTCGTTATCATTGAATTTAATTCCCAATACTATATTATTAGATGGTATAGAATTGGGATTAAGTTTCATTGTAAGTATCTTAACAAGAAGATTTGGATACCTTATATTTTTGTATCTATAAAGTATCCTATTCTTCTCTTTATCGCGTTTTGCGGTGAAACCAAAGAAGTTATTGTTCTTTAGAGTCTTCTCGACATCTTTGTAGTAAATGAATGTATTCTCTTCCATGTTGCAAAGATACGAAAAATAATTTAAATGGCCAAATTATTTAAGCTTTTTTGGTTTTTTCAAGCATTAAAGTCATAACGTATTGTGGTGTTTGTTCCAAATCAACATTCCCATTCTTGTTAAGAATATTTAATGACTTTATAATTGGTTCTATAGCCCTAAACAAACTATTGGGTTGACCTTTTAGTAAGAGTTTACATACAACGTTATCCTCTTCTACCTTGGTTTCCTCAACCTTGTCTAATGGCATCATATTATCCAATGCTTCAGAAACAAGGGAGTTTATATTATCCCTTTTTTCTTGCGTTAAAGATACAGAAGCAAGTTCTTGAGCTATTTTTCGCTTGTATATAGCAGAAAGGTCTTTGTTTTGTTGCCTTAATAAAGCATTTTTTTCTGATTCATTCATATTATCCCAACAGTGTTTTCCTGATTATATTACCGTCAACATTAGGAAACTTAGCCTTAACCTTTGGCACAATCTGACCCATATCCCTCATTGTAGGAGTGTAGCCCTCTTCCTTTGTTGCAAGGTACTCTGCGATTACCTCCTTAGTGAAGTTTACAATATCTTCCTCAGTTGGCTGTTTAGGAGTAAACTGCTCGATAACCGCAAGCTCTGCCTTTTCCTTTTCATAGGCTTCTGTATTACTAGCTTTCTGATAGGCTTCCATTGTCTCTTTATGGTTGCTAGCCATCCTAAGAAGCACCTTAACCTCTTGGTCTTGTGTGTTCTTATACTCCTTATTGGTGTTATAGTTGATATTGCTCTCACGGATAAGCTCTGCTTTAATGAGCTTGATTGCATCAAGCATACCTTTCAGTTTTACTTCCTCAAACAATTCCTCTGGAGTCTTGTCCTCATTCTTTATCTGAGTGTACTGTGTAAGCTCTTTAGCCACCTTATTAAAACTTGTGTCTATTACTCTTAGTATAGAGTTCTCGTACTCTTTAGTATTGAAATTCATGACATATAATTTTTTAGTGCTTTAAATATATTTTCTAATCTTTTATCGTTTCTTGTTCCTTCTTTTTTCAATTCAGATACAAGTTGTTTTTCGCCAATGTAGCTTCTGAAATACGGTGGTATATTTTTCTGATGTGTTATAAGGAAATATTTCCACATAAAATTCCTGTAGAATACACGACTACAATATATTTCTCCATAGTTATAATGGTTTAATATATTTTCTATTGGTTCAAAATATACTACTGTATCACTAATACTTCTTGGATTTCTAATTAGCCAATTAAATCTTTCTCTTCGGCTCATTACACTAGATTCAAACATCAAAATCTGACATTTGTATTCATGACAAAACTGTAAGAATAATTTAGCTAGCCATCTTGAATGGTCTGAATAGTATTTTATATGTTCGATATACATTAGCCGAATACATTTTTAAATGGTTGGAAATTGCCATGTGGATTATGCTCTCCATTTGTTGATGGAACATTCAAGATAGCAAAATGTATCACCTTAAATAATCCTTGGTATTTCTCCGAAGCCAAGACATCAGCGAAGAACTTTGCCATTTGTTCTGGAGGTGTTCCATAAGCACCGCATCCAAATGCACTGAGAACCAATGAATCATTGCCATTCTCCAATGCGATGTTAATTATTTGTTTAATCTTATTTTTTATAACAGTTTCAGCCCAAGGAACAATCTTACCATTCTCTACCCTAGGATTCTTAACTGCTGGCAGTGTGATTATATCCACGTAGAACGGTTCTTCCATTAGTTGATAGTCAACATCATCACTTCCTCTGAAAACGATTACCTTGGGGGTATAAATACCTCCATAGTTCATTTCTAATGGGTATCTTTCATCCCTCTGCTCAATTCCATATTCATCACCTACATGGTGGAACTGATAGAGTGATTTAAAGAGATTGGTTCTTCTAAACAAGTTTTCTTCTTGTGCCGCAGAACCATTGATTACACCACCTCCAGGGGTGTGGAATGAAGCCATATTTAAGACTGCTGGTTTCAGCCCATTATCAATCATATTTTTAGCTTCATAGAGACAGTCATTGTTAATGACTTTGATTTCTGTTTCGTAGCGTGGTAGTGTATTGTATTTCAATACGACTTTTTTTCCATAAAACTTTGTGCCTTGAATCATATAATCATCAAGACCATCTATGCGAATCTCCTTACCATTAGGAGAGGTGTAGATGCCTTTCTTGCATAATTCTACTGTATTCGCATATAGTTCGGCTCTCTTTTGTTTATTCATCGTGTTCAAGTCTAAATTTATAGTCAAGAATCATTGCTTCGTTTCTCTTAATCTCTTTCAAGCATTCGTCAGCTTTCTTCTTGTCTGAAAGAGTATGTATTTTTTCCCTTAAAGCTGCGTTTGCATTGACTAATTTAGTGATAGCCTCAGTTAGTACATTTTTTGATGCCATATTTTATTACTTTTTGGTTTGTTTTTGGCAAATATATAAAAAAAAATTCACAATACCAAGTTATTTCTTTAGTATTATGAGTTTTTTAATCAGTTTTAACATAAATTTGTCTCTATATGGTTATTCAGAAGGTCGAATTTTCTACTGATAACTTTCAAATCCTCTTGAATTGATGGTATCTTAGATTCAATCATACCTTTCAGCTTATTAAGGTTCTTGAGAAGGGTCTCATTCTCCTTATATAGCTGTGCATTATCTTCTAACAGCTTGTTAATATCAATTGGCTCACCGCCACGTCTTCTAGTTTGTTCATTGTGGCTACTTTCCCATGCTTTAACAAGGTCTAATTCTTGCTTGATAATATATCCAAGCTCCAATATGAGGCTTTTATCCCTCTTATTGTTTGCATTGGCATTAAGCTCAGATAGAATATCAATACACCTACTTAAATCCCTACCGTTAATCATTACCTTATTAAACTTTATAAATTCCTCTATTAATCAACCTACGCATTTCTTGCTCGAAATACTGTAACTGGGTTTCAGTTACGTTGTATAACCAATCATTTAGATAGTGTTGATATTGATTGCGGTTATTAACTCTAAATCTCCACTGGAGATATGTCTCTAATTCCTTAGTCATATATATTAATCCCAATTTTCTTCATCGTATTGGTCATAACCATTATAGCCATAGCAACCATATTGTGGATTACCACGATAGTTTGTGCCGCTATAAGATGGTTTTGCCTTGTCAATAATTGACTTCTTCAGTTTGCTCTTGTATTCCTCACATATTGGCTTGATGGTCTCACCGTTATACTCAATCTTAGGGATAATTATTTTGTGAACAATTTCACCAGTGTTCATATCCACCAAAGCTAACAGTTCCTCATTCCATTCATAACCATAGCTAGCAAGGATTTCAATAGCTTCTCTTTTCTCAAGAGGTGTGCAAAGACTCCACCAACTGTCTTCTACAAGTGTGTCGATAGTCTTTTCGCATGGTTTGTCTTTGGTTGCTACATCTAATGAGGGCGCATAACCCCAACCAACTCCATTGTCGAGATTGCTACAATACTTGTAAGAATCGTAGTATGCCGCCAAGGAGAACTTTTTGGTATATTGGTATTCAGGAGCTAAGTCTACACCTTCAAAGATACCAAAAGTTGTTTTGTTTTCAGTAGCACCATTGTATGTGCTATACTTAATGAAATCTCCCTTATTGAATGCTTTTTTTGTCTCTTCCATCTGTATATAAGTTGTATCTTTTAATTATTCTCAATACGTCTTGATTTACATAGGGATAAGGATTCATCCCCTTGCTTATCATACTTCTAACTAGCGTTGAAGATGCGTCCATTCTTTGCATCTTCACATACCAAAATCCTTTTGTTGTGTAACTATTCCTACTTCCCTTATGTATACTGAACGGTCTAGTAGGAATATAAATTTCAGCACCATTACCTCTTTTAATCTCAATGAAACCAACTTTATCTTTAATCTCTGTTTCAAAGTTCTTCCAATTTGGAATAGCATCAATAGTATCGCTTCCACAGATTAAGAAGAGTTCATCGTTGGGGTATATCTCACGAAGCTTCTCTAGAACCTTATAGGAGTACGTAGGAGGCTCTATGTCCTTTTCCAATTCGCATACTTCACACTTCCCATCAAACGCCTCTATTGAAGCATTTATCATATCACAGCGCACATCAAATGGTGCTGGATTATTCTCTTTCCAAGGGTTGTGCTGTGCAACAACGAATAATACTTTATCGCAAAGACCACTGTTCAATACGCAAGATGCTATATTGATGTGTGCGATATGAATTGGGTCAAATGAACCAAGTAGCAATCCTATTTTCATAATTATCTCCCACTAAAAGGTCATATATATCAGAACCGAATGATGCGCCAACACAAAATAGATAGTAAAGCGGCCATGCTATTGCTCCGAAAGTAATAATTGTTTTCTTGTTATTTGTTAATTTTGCTACGAGAGCATTATCTACGATGCCCTCTTTCCAAACGGTTTCTTTCCCATATCCTTTTATTCTAGTCTCAACATCTTTCCTAACGATTAGGCATGCTGCTACATATACCAAAATGGCTAAAAGGATAAAAATAAATGTCATTATCGTCATTTTTTGCAAATATATGAAAAAAAACTTAATTATCCAAATTTTTTAAGTTTTTTTAGTATTAAAAGAACTTGTTAACGTCATCCACATAAACCGAATGTATCTCTCTATCTGGTGTTATTCTATCTAATGGTTTAATAGAAGATTTTTCAACATAGGAATTGATTATGTCATCGCAATCTTTCATGGATTTATAGGGACCAATCCAGATTGTTTCAGCCCATTCCTCATGTCTCACGTAATACTTACCATCTTTCGCTTTTCTAGATGTAAATGCACCACGTTCAATGGGTCTTCTATACCAAGGCAACTGTTTTACCTTCTCTTCAATTGAGATAGGTTTAACTTGCCTACGATGCTTTGCAACGAAACTTGAAAGGTCACTCATAATCCTAACCAAATTAAAAATCCACCAATACTGCAATATGGATTAATTTTATTATACAAAAGGAATAGCCATAATAAGGTTGTTATGACCATTATTATTATCCAACAAAACGGCATAAAAATTTTCAATAGTTTTAAACTGCTACAATAAAAATGTATAATACATAGCAATGTAAGCAATAAAACTGAACATATCAATCCACAAAATGCTAAAATGCTATTTAATATCATAAAACAGTAAAAAAATAAATGACTAGCCTTTCATTGAAAAAAAAGCTAGCCGTGAGAGTATGTCAATTTTCGAGTAGTTTGGCTAATTTCTCGTCATACTCTTGTAAAATAAGCGGATAATACATCGAATAGAACTCACGAATATCATCCAGTGAGTAGTCTTTCTTCATCTGTCTCAGAATACATTTAGCTTCCAAGATGATAATCTTCTGGATATGTATCTCTGGAACCTTACCATCACACCAATCTTCAGCCATCTTATTGAAGATGCTGACATATCCCAAATACTCTGCAAAAAGGATAAACAAAGGTGCTTCTACAATTATCACCTCTTCATTTGGCTGCTTATTTGTCTTAGTAGCAACCTCAACTACTGTTTTTGTTTCTGTACTCATATTTTTATGTAATTTATTCACCAACTATCTACGTCTGTGATATTCTTAACTTTTCCACAATAAGGACATACGATGTCAACACCACTACCTATTCCAGTAGGAGTGAAGATATATTTGAAAGGTGCATACTGTTCCAATGCATGATGTGGTTTTGGTCTACACCTTTTATGCCATTGCTTAAAGTCATTGGCTCTTTTTTCTTCTACTTCATTTAATATAAACTCTGTCATTAATAAAATAACTCTGGATATGAATAGTCAAAGCTATTCTTATTTTCTGAGTCAGTGTGCGTATTAATAGTTTCTTCATCAGCACTAAAAATTGTGGATGCTGAGATAAATGCAACGTCATTGCGATTGTTCTGTACCATTTTCTGTAACCTCTTCTTTTGATACCGTTATTTTAAAATTCCTTTTGCACTTATCCTTCAATGATTTATATACTGGATTGCTATACTCCCTATATCCGTAATATGAACCTTGTGGAGCATATCTAGCATATTGCGTATCTGCACCCATATTTCCACTATAACTAGAACTGTTAGTTCTAGCTGGGTAACTTCTTCTATAGTTACCGCTTGTACGATTTATGGTACTATGATTATCCCTAACCGCACCATAGTCTTCGTAATCAGGAAAGAACCATGATATTTCATCTGGGTCGATTCCATTTCTTCTCAAATATTCTCTATCGTTTTCATCGAAAAACGTATAGACAGCCCATATAATGATGGCAATTGGGAAGAAAATGTATATGAATGAACCCTCTGCAATCATGTGTAACAATCCTAATATAGCAGCAACCATGACTGTTGCTCTAAAGCTAGTATAAAGCATGTTTTATTCTTTTTCTGCAAAGATACAAAAATTTTTTGTAATATTTAAATTTTCTATCTTAAAAAAAGTTAATATTTTTTTCTTTTAACAAGGAACTTTGCAAACACACTAGTTTTCATCATTGTGCGCTCTTTCTGTTCTTTATCACCAATTCTACGATAGGTAGCAGAATCTCCATCCTTTGTAAGTATAAAAATCTCTCTTCTCTCAAGAGTCACAAGAGGTGGAACATGGTAAACAGTATTTACTTCTATCGACTCCCAAGGAGTAACACTCTTGAGGCTGTCAATTTTTTCCTTCAATTCAGATACTGTATGTAGTTTCGCCATACCTTTAATATTTTAATACTTTTGTTATAAATACGACATCAATATCTCTAGGATAAACTGAGCACAATGTTTGGCTCTCCTTGCCGTATTCGTCTATTTCACTACAACGTAGCAGAGTGTCGCTTTTCATAACAACTCTTACTACCTTTCTTGCTTGAGAGAGTATCTTTGGAATAACGTAAATCTCACCCTCTACAATATCATCCCACTCTAGATGCTTTGGGAGTGCCATAAGTTTCTCCCTTCTTTCAGTATAGGTCATTGTCTTATATGTTTTAACTACTGGTTCTACTGTATCTTTTGGTGTTGATACTTGTGATGGCGCTGGTAATGCCTTATTCACGTTTTTAGTTAACATATCAGATGAAACACTCATACTTGTGATTCCTCTGTTTTTAGGACACCACTCTGGTGGTGGCAGAGGAACCATCGGTCCAGTTTTAGCTTTAATGATTCTAGGTCTTGAATAGGTATTAAACAACACCTTAAACCTACCACAGCAAGCATTAAACTGAAGTCTATCATCGTCTATGTAATTCTTAATTAAATTGCCACAAAGGTGACAAGATGTGCAAACGTCCATATCTTTTTTATCTTTATGTTTTTCTAAAAACAAATCTTGGTCGAATATACAAGTTTCACACTCATTACAGTTTTTATCTGCACAAGGGTGATTCGGATTAATTTCAGAATTTAAAACATGTGCCATTTTATTTTTTTTTGGTTAAATCCATTCATCATCATCAATGCATTCCCACTCATCAAACCCCAAGTCGTAATCTGTTGGTTGATACCACTGTGATAATGAGTCATCTGAATTAGGTCTTTCCAATCTATCAAGTGTTGGCGGCATCATTCTAATTGGTCTTCTTCTGCGACCATTTTCATCAATAACACCCCTCTCTTTCAAGAACTCTATGAAACGTGGGTCTCCAGTCAAACCTCTTGGGTCAACCATTCCATTACACTCTAGATATTCTCTCTGAGCATCTATCATCCTTTTGACTTCCTCTGGGATGTTATTTTCTGTTTCATCAACAAAATCGTCACCATAGATTTCTTTACAAACCATGTTAAAGGTTTCTTGACCGATACGCTCAATCTCTGAGAAATTACCAACTGTTTTTTCAACGCAAGAATGTAACAAAGTATTCAATAGTTGGGTGATACGCATTTGTACCTTACCCATATCCCCATTGTTTTCCTTTGTTATCATGTTGTCTTTACCAACCAATAGTCTTAGGATAGAAAAGATGTCTTCTTTATTAGATGCATTACAGAATGGGTTATCTCCTTGCTGTGCATCCCTTACATAAGGCTGCATACATTCTAATATAGTATATACACTAGTGGTTAAATCGTGACTGTAAATTGATTTGCCACAAACCCCTATGAAGCATCTAAATCTGTGATATATCTTTCGGTTTTTAAGTACCCTACACAAGCACCTAAATACCATATCCATCAATACGTTGTCATCCAATTTGGTATTCATTGCAAATATATAAGTTTTTAGTTGAAATTCAAAATATATAAAGTTAATTAATCCTAAAATTCTCTAGGTTATCATAATGTCTACAATTAGGACAATATACATATGGCTGCATATTGTTCTGCGGAAGCGTGACCATAAGGCACTTCCAAGGAAGGAACTTATGACCGCACTCCCTACACTGTATGACATATTTTATTTCTGTTTTATCGAATTCTTCCATTAAATCTCGAAATATTGTGGTTCGAAGCTCATTTTGTAATCTTCATCAAGTAGAGATATATTGTATACCTCAGTCTCACCTAACATTTCCTTTTCATGGTTTGTTGAATGTAAATGACCATGCAGATTCATCTTAGGCTGTGCCTTTTCTAAGAAGGTTTTGAGAGATTCATTTCCGATATGGCTACCATCAGCCCACCAACAATCTTTCTGTAATATTACATCGCTAACGCCATAAGGCGCATCATGTGAGAGAACAATATCAATCTTTCCTATAATGTTCAGATGTCTCTCATACCTTTCGTCTTGTTCCTCATAACTAGGCATGAAAGCCCATCTTCCAAATGGCTTACATAACGGTGTACCATAAATGACCTTTCCTTCATATTCAAATGTTTCACAATCCAAATATGTTATCTTGTCTTGACCTTGCAGTAACAGTCTCATTCTATCTGGATGCCTTTCTAACCAATGGTCATGATTTCCAGCAACGAATAAAACCTTTTCACAAGGTAAATTGGTACACCAAGGTATGAATACTGTTTTAAACCATTTCTCTGATGGTGTACTATAGCTTTGTATATTAAGTGGAACTATATCCCCACCAATCAAAACTATGTCGCATGGCTCAACTTTAAAATCCAATTTCCCATGCATGTCTGAGAATGCACATATTTTCATTTTTTAAGCTTTTTGGCAAAGATATATAAAATATTTTAAAATTCCAAATTATTCTCTATTTCTAATGTGTATAATATATGCTCTATTATCCTTCACGTCTATTGTTATTCTAGGAGAAACTTGTATTTCTATCAGTTCCTTGGAATAAAAGAAATTCATAATTTGAAGGATAAAATCGGCTAATATTGATATTGGATTCCAATCAATTGAATGAAATGAAACGAATCTTCTTGTCTCTCTACCCACCAAAGAATAAATAGACCTTACCTCATACTGATAGAATCTAACTTGAAAGCATCCAAGAAGATAGAATACAAACAGCACAAAACGATAGAATGTTTCAATTTCACCATACCATATTACTCTGATACCATCAGTAAACCTAGGCATTACGAATCCTTTCTCCAATATGTTTTTATCTAAATCATCTATAAGCATAATACACAGTCTTTATGCAAATATATATAAAAAAATTCGAGAAGCAAAATGCCTCTCGAATCTTTTAACATTTATTATATTTAAGCAAATGCCATTGCTTCAACCATCTTTTTTTCTATCTTGGAAATTCGGTTCTCGTAATCCTCTTTAAGATTCCGTAAATCTTTCAAACAAGATTCCTTGGCACTTTCCAAAGATAAACACACTGTTTTGTCACAATAAGAATCACAAGAGCCATCTTCTTTTATTCTAGCTATGGCAAACTTGTTTTCTCTTTCCTTTGTACCAACTTCAACAACAAAAAGTTCATAACAATCTAACCCAATGTAGTTAATTGTTTCAGATGATAAGGTGTGTTCACTATAATCTTTGAAATAGATTTTATCGCCCACCTTGAATGTGTTGAGGATTTTTTCTATCCTATCATCATCCCTGACAGTGTTGTAATACTCTATGAAGCATTTCTGTTTATCTTTGTTTGGTCTTCTGAAGGTAGTACAAGCAAAGCCACTTGAATATGTATCCATGTTGACTTCTACATTCTTGTGTGAGTCCCAGTTGTGCTCATAGTTCCAATGCTCAAAACACATTAATGTTTTATGTGCTTCATCAGGAACTTTAATTGCAATCACTTTCTTAATGTAGTGAGAGCCACTTGTATTTGGATTAAAAGAATCTTTAAATCTTTCATCTTTCAAAGCCCAATCTACTTCATCCTTTCCTAACTGTTCAGAAAGAATGCTAACCATTTCTTGCTCTGTCTCGTAAACTTCTACAATACCAGATTTAAAATTTAATGTTTTCATTTTTTGTCTTTTTAATTTGATGGTACTTTTATTTAAATTTCATATACAATAAAGCAGAACTTCTTAGAATGACTTAATTGTTATATATTTAGTATTATAAAATTTCATTGCATCTTCTATTGGAATAGTTACCTTTGTGGGAATATCTACTTCTTGCAATCGCCAACAAGCACATTTTACTGGCTCCTTGTATGTCCAATGTTTGCATTGACATTCCCTACATTTTGGTGCTGGATGCCCTACCTTGCAAATATGGTTTTCTGCAACAAAAGGCTCATCATCATGGTATTTTTTCCAATTTTCTTCACATTCTTTTAAGCTACTTTCCTCATAATCTTCATGACCACAAGTAAAGTTAGAAAGGCGAAATAGATTACCAATTTTATTGTCTATTTTTTTCTTGATGTTAGATAGTCTAAAAATTTTTTCCTCGTCAGAAATACCATCCATCCATCCATTACGTATGTAGGCTTCCTCTTGATATGAATCATACCAAGATAAACATCTGTTATCGTGTGGTGCTCCAGTAAGAAAAGCATATTCCACGTAATAACCGTTTTTATCTTTTCTTAAGTAGACATACTTATCTAAAGTATTGCTTAACATAGCAGCAAACTTTATCTTCTCTATTTCTATGTTTGTAAGATTCATAACTTTAATATTATTTTTTTCCTTTTCCTATATACAATGCTTTATTGAACCAAACTATAAATAAGCATCTATATTCTAAATCTATTCCAATAGTAGGAAAGAATACTTGCATTTGCTTTAAATTATGTAATTCGATTTTCATTATTTTTATCTTTTATTATTTTAATTGCTTCATTTATTTTTTCAAGAGCCCAGCTTATATTCAAATTTTGTTTATGGCCTCTAAGCAAGTATTTAGCAGTGTTTAACAGCTTAATTATTTCTTGGCTATTTTCAGTTAGTTCCCATTCATTTTCTGACTCAAATGGAAGAAGCCAATTCATTAGTTTACCTTCTATTACATAAGAAGCTTCAAGAACATCTGTTATAAGATACACCGTGCCATTATATTTGTTGCGAATGTGTTGCCCTTTTTTAAACTTTGCCATATTATTTTAACTATTTAACATTGCGATACAAAAATCCTTAACGGCTTGTTCATCATCGAAATTAGACCATTCATCTGATTCATAATAATCTATTAAGTGGTATTGAAGCCAACTACGAGCATCAGATAGCTTAATAAAAGCATCTTTATGCAATGCATTATATTCTTTTACTCTAATATCATTCTCATCTAAAAGGTCTTCTTCCATTAAAGTAAGACAATCCCAATCTGACGGAGTAATCAATATTTTACCATCAATTTCAACCAACTCTTTTATCCTATCTATGTAGAAAGAGCCATTAATTTCAAAGAAAATTAAATCTCCAACTTTTTTATTCATATTATTTTAACTTTTTGCAGTCAGTAAACTTTTTTCTCTCATTCATAGGATTTGTGTTTGTAAGCTTCATAACAATATTGTCATTACGCTTCTGCGCATCCATTGGAGGAAAAACAATAGGACGATACTGCACGTCTGTATTCAATGCAGAGAAAAACTCAGATGAATTAACCCCTACACTACCACTGTCAAGTCTAATACCATGACATAGAGGTGATAAACATAATATCTTTTTCATGTTGCAAAGGTACGAAAAAAAATTGAGATAACCAAATGGCTACCTCAATTTTAATATACTTTAACATTCCTCAAACGTTTCAGATGCTCCACATACCTTTTTCCCATTGTCATTCACTGCCCACCATACACGACCAGCAAACTCAACGTCATAGGTTTCTCCCCATGTGAAGCCATCAATACCTTTTACGCACTTACATTTCATAATCAATAGGGTAATTATTAAATCCAGACTCCACGGTCGGACTCGAACCGACATAAGCAGTTTATGCTGCCCTTTGACGCTTTTGCAGAGCGTTGGCTGAACCAGTTCACCCACGTGGAGATTTAAAAAGAAGCCTAGTCTATTTTCACAAACGGAGCTAGGCAATGTACCAATCAATATGAACAATAAGTTGTATGAGTTTCTTTACTCACCCTTCGGTGTTCTACGAACAAAGCGTCCGTTAGCACCACGATTCAAAATCTTGGCATACTTGCTGCCATTCTGATTGAGTTTCTGGGCGAGTTTACTTGAAATGTGAGTCATTGTTTCATCACCATTTGATGGTGTTGCCTCTTCAGCAGCTTTCTTAGCAGCCTTTTTTCTCACCGTCTTTTTTTTAGGTTTTTCAGTTGGTGCTGCCTCTTCCTTAATAGGCTCAATCACCTTTTTAGGAATAGTTACTGTAGCTGTCTTCAGAGTGCTGTTTGAAGTGAAGCTTGCTTGCTCCAAGTCACAGTTAGTCGGAATAACTACAGAAGTCTTGTTGCTTCGTGTCTGTGATTCGTCAGCATATGAAACCTCAATTTCTAGCTTTCCGTCCTTTACCTCGTAGGAAATCTTCTCACCGATGGACTCGTCAAAAGGAACAGTCACTGAGAAATCGGTAAGGCTTTCCTTAACTTGCTTCAAGAGTTCAGCGAAGTCACCAAAGAGTTCATTACCCCTCTTGATAAGCTCCTTCTTCTTCTCATTGAAGTACTCAATCTGTGCGTTCATGTCGAACGAATCGACAACATCGTTAAAACTCTCGATAAGACTCTTAGCTTGTGACGCACCATTGTCAATAAGACCTAAAAGTTTGTTTTTGAAATCTTTCATAATAATATAAATATAACGTTAGAATATGTTTGCTAATATCAGTACCACCAACACTATAAATGTAACCAATCCGATTAGGTCAAACGTGCGGTATAGCAGTATAGAAAATTCGTCCTTTTTCATAACTGTTGCAAAGATATAACTATTTTTTCTAAAAACCAAATATATTAAAACTTTTTAACAATCATTCAAGCATTTTGCATTCTTCCTCTATACCCTTTCATAATCTTCCTCCAAAAACTCCCCTAGTCTCTATGTCATAAATATATTGATTACCTCCCATTAGGGTAGACCATTTATAGCTAGTTTCAATATTATTTTTAACTTTATTTATATATCTTTTTCTTAGTGCTATATAGGTATTATGCAACATTTCGTTTACTTGCTCCATCACGCCTATCAAAGATACCCATGTATAATATTTACCATTCAAAGTCATTTTCAATGCCACCATATTATTAGGAAGGAAGTTAAACTGAAATGTCATTTTACTAGAGTTAATCTGTTTTTTCATGAATCTCTTTGAAATCTCATTCAGTCCTATCTCCACTTCCTCAAAACACTCAATTTCATTGCCATCAAGAGGGAATGTATAACCCATGTCATCATACAATGCTGTATTTGAAAATGCTTGATATATCCTATCAAGTGTGAATCTTCTAGAAGTTTCCCACGAAGATGCGCTTGAAAACATTACATTTTTCCCACTATCGTAAGAAATAATGTATGAGTCATATATGCTGCTGTTTCCATAATAACTGTAATAAGCTGCGCCATTCCAATTAGGCGTTTGAAATAGTTGCTTCACTGGTATTTCTTTCGTCAGTTTATAAAAATGATTCTCAATAAATTCCATAACCATCTAATGATTTGTATAGTTTGGTTTTAGTTAGTAAATTTTTTCTAGCTTCTCTGTATGCTAGTCTCAAACCGTTCATTTTATTCTCTGCAAGTGCCTCTCCTACTCCAATGTTTTTAAAACCAACTACTGTAACCTTACACCTATATAGAATCATGCTACCAATTTTTACTGATGGGATTACAGAAACAGAACAACGGCACTCTTCACGCAACTTAACTGCAATTGGCTCGATGTCTGAATTGTCAAATGGTACTTCCTCAAACTCATATCCACTAGTGTCACTAATTAATACAAGAGTATCCATATCATCTATCAATGCACCATCTGTAGGACAAGGGTATATATGGCTCTCGTGGAATAAACCAACTCTAAAGTTGTAATACCTACCAAACCTACCGTCACTATTATACTCATTGCCATAACTGTTTCCAAATACAGCAGAGATAAAGGAATTGATGGATTCGCTTGAGGTGTCCATTTCCTTTATACAGAGATAAAACCTTCCAGCTTTAAACATAATATCTTATCTTCTTAAAACTAATAGCTGCAACCATAAGACCTAACTTTTCTCCATGTATATTCTCCAAATGAATCTCTCAAGTAAGACTCTAGGAATATAAACCTACCAATTTTAAGAGCATAGGTACTACCATTCCTAGTTAACTTTATGCAGCTTCTTTTGATGTCATAATTCAACTTCTTCTAATTGTTCATTTAGAAAATCAGCGTATTTCTCTTGATTCTTTTGCAGTGCTTCTTTCGACACATAATCGAAATGCAGAAACTCTCTCGGACTACATTTCTCGCAACTGCAACAGCCGCTACCAAATGTTACGTCAGTCAAAATAAGATTGCCGCATTGCGGACATTCAACAACATATGGTGAAAAGAATGTCGTATGTCCGTTTCTTTTCTTCTTAACTTTCATTGTTTAATTAAGATTTAAACTTTGATACATTTTATTGTGATACAAAGATACAAAATAAAATTGGATTAACCAAATCTATTAAGAAATTTTAACTACATCCATGCGTTTGACCAATAGTTGTCGAAATATGCACTTGGTCTGTGTACTTGCCTTAACCCAAAATAGGTTTTAATCATTTCTATAGCATTCAGTGGATATAGAACACACATAGTGACAACTTTTTTTGACTCCTTGATACCAAATCTCAAAGCTTCTTCCTTTGTGTAGAACTTCATATCTTTGGTATTCTTGGTAGATACTGTTACACCTCTACCATCCCAACTATCCCAGCTATTATAACCATAGTCATACGTGCGGCTGTTGGGATATGTGATACTTATCCTCAACTCATAGTAATACTCTGTTTCATCCTCAGAGATATTGAGTTTAGCCCATATGTTAGCATAGAAATTCTCTTTTATTTTTCTGACCATTGCGCAAGTAGTAGGGGTAAGGCTCTCAAAGCATATGGCAAAATGCTGCTTAAAAATGCTTTCATCAAACGGAGTCTTATGATAGCCTTTACCCTTCCTTCTGTATACGGCAATCAATCCATATCCATACTCTATGTCACAAGCATAAAAGTGATTCTCTATGTATTGCCCGAATGATTGTTTGCAATAACAAGGTTTACATCTATCTGGAAATTGTCTCTCCATTCTAGTTTCGTTAGCTTTCTGCATTCTCAGCAATAATTCTATCTCTAACCTCGTTAAGAACCTTACCTAGTAAGTTCTGTCCTTTCCAAGTAGACTCATCATCAGTAATCTCATTAGTGTGAATTCCAGCACCCCATATGCGGTCAAATGGACTTGATTCACAGAAGCCCTTGCCCTTATATCTCTCGCCTAGCAAAGCCTCTTGGAGTTTAGGACACTTGGTATACTTGAGATAGTTTGCTTCAAGCATTACTTCGTAACGCTTTTCATCCCAAACCTTATCGTCATAGTTCTTAACCTCTCTACCCAATGCCTTTGCAACCTTTGGGTCTTTACCCTCGTTGATTATCCTCTCAGCGGTTTCTTCATCACCAAATGTCTTGGCTTTAACGAACATGAAATACTGCTCCGCATTGTGGAACTCGTACTCTTTGCCCTCATACTCAGCAGTAAAAATTGAAGGATACCAATTTGAAGGCCATCCACTCCAGAAAAATACGTGCTCGTCTGTAACTCTAATCATATTTTTTGTATTTTTTTAGTTTTTCTATTAAATTTAAAATTATTAGCTTTCATTACGCCAATAAGTTCTGCCATTTCAGAAAACTTTGGTTTTCTAATAATGCTAATTTCATAGACATTTCTTGACCATGCGGTGAAGCCAATATTCAAGTGTTTTACTCCTTCAGTCATAGAATCAAAAAAATGCCCTCCAAGGTTTATGGCTGCAATTACCCCAATGTTTACAGATTTATAATTAGGGGCACTCCCATCATCAGAAATTATTCCATTTGCAATGAATATTATATAATTTCTTTGGTGTGTATTTCTACTAATATCTGGATATTCAGCCACTAATACATCACCATATTTTATGTTTGACAAATTTTTATACATTTTCTATTATATATGTAACCGTTTTCTTTTAGTCTATTAATTAATTCTGTCATTTCAGAAAAAGTCGGTTTTCTTATCGTACTTGTTTTATGTTTTTCTATGAAATATATTGTGTAGCCAATGGACAAATTAGTTCCAACTTCAAGAGTATTTGAAAGGTCTATCGAAGCCATAACTGGTATTGAATAGCAAATATAACCATTACCACTTGATATAGACGGTTTATAATCACTAGCAATGAAAATTATATAATCCCTTTTAAATTGATGCTGCTCATCATTGTTGTATTTCGCAACTAAAATATCACCACGTTTTATATCAAATATTTCCATTAAAATAGTTTTTCTATAAATTTGACCTTTCTAGCCCTTCTGTCGTAGTAGCGACCACTGTTTTTAAGTTTGTCTACTACAAACATTGCTTCTTGTGGAGAGGCTTTAATTAAATCTCGTGTATCAAAGTCAATTCTAAGCGCATGATTGGTATTAATTGCCTCACCTTTAACAAAATACAAGAAATGGCAACTTATATCCACGCTATATGAATCACTATCAATTGATTTAAAACAGCCAATAACAAGAGTTTTATTTTTATCAGCTACTTTGAAAAAGTCACCATCTTTAAATTCTTTTTTAGCCTTAATGAACTTTTCTTTAGCTCTTCTGCTTATCTCTTCTACAGTCATATTGTTGTATGTTTAGTTTGTGCAAATATATAAAAAAACGTGGAAGATAACAAATCCTCCACGTTAAATTATATTAAAAAAAGCGTTTCTTGAAAGAATCAAAAACTTCTACCCACGAAATTAGGAATAAGAGCAATGCTCTCCAACAATAAAGTAGAAAATGATATATGTTCACAATCGGAACAAATACTACTTTAACGTTTTCCTTTATGAAAGGATTATAGCCTTCAGATAGCATGAGTAGAATTAATGCTATCATTGGAACAATGTAAAGCCAAAATACCCAAATCATTAATGTATTCATAGATTTTATTATTTAATATTACATCGCAAAGATATAAAAAAAAGATGAGATAAACAAATATCTATTGATAATTATTGTTAAAACAAGAATTATAAAAAAGATAAAATATCATATAAGGTATACACTGATGAAAATGAATTGTATAAAGAATTGGATATTATATATAAAGAAAAACTGTAAGCAATCAATGCTTACAGTTTTTTATTAAATTAAGTATATATTCACACTTTTCTTTGTTTCCTAACATTTTCCCTTTATCATTTGATAGTTTAACACAATCTTGCCACTCACGGCTTTCAGTAATTCTAAATCCAGTGAGTTTTATTACAATATTGCTATATGGGAACTTCTTTACTTCAACTGGATAATTACCTCTTATAGTTTTTCCATCCTTTACCTCGTCTATTGCCATTGGAGTACCTAGTGTTTCACACCAAAGATAACTTACGTCAGCGCATAAATGAGTTCCTATTCCCACTGAATCTTTCATTCGCCCATTGACCCATTTGTGTAATTCTATAGCCTTGTCAATTGTAAGAGCATTTGAATACACGATTGCCTTTGTCGATGGGTCAATACCAAGAGAACGATACTTTTCAATAATCTTCTCAGTTTGTTCTTTCTCATCACCACTATCAACACGTAGGCCATCAAATGTTTTCGCAAGACGCTTAGACAAATTAGGGAAGAACATAACATCTGAGAAATTATCATAAAGGAAAATTCCGACATCACCGTTAAAACAGCGACTCCACTTATCCATTACTTGATAGTTACATTCAAACACGCCACTAACGCACTCTTCGGCAGATACAATCTGATGCGACATCGTGCCTATAACTCCAAGGTTAAATTCCTTTGCGAACCATACGTTAGATGTACCAACAAATTTACCTAATTTATCGGATTCTACAACTTGACCAACATTGCTACCTTTTCCGCTTTCAATGGCTTCTTGTGCTGCCTTTAAACCCCTAATAACCTCATGTTGAGCCTCGTATGAAAAGCGTCTACGAGTTCCCATGTCACTCCAACTAACACCATTTGCAATTAGTTTATTACCTTTAATAAAAGCCTCTTGAAAAACAGTATCCATATTAACCAATTTCATATCACCATTGATAGTGTGCATCAACTCAGAAATGGTGGAGAGAATAGGCATTTCCCACATAATTGTAGAATACCACTTACCCTCAATCATGATTGAGAGATAACCCTCAAGGTCTTGGAAAATGTGAACCTCAGATGGGTTGAAACGGAAACCACGCAAGAAATTGTAATACCAATCTGGAAGGAAATAAATCTTGCTCTTCATGAACTCAATCTCTTCCTCAGTGATAACGACATCTTTCATACCGTCAATCTGCTCTTGTAGAAGCTTACCAAAACCCTCTGGATAGCGAGTATGGTTACGGTCAAAGAAAGAATACCGTACCTCTGCACGAGGATAAGTGTGAAGAATGTAATACTGGCAAGTGTACGTGTAAAGGTCATTGTCAGTGAAATGTGTAACAATTTGATTCATATATTATTTCTCTTTTATTTTTTCTAAATTTATTACTGTTTTCTCTCCAATACGTAATGGCATTTGTTTTACAAGTTCTAGCCCTTCTAGACCAATAACTTGACCACGACCAAGCCTATCTTGAATATAGGCTATAACGTAATGTTTATTCTGACCGTGTTCAGCAACACCAATTATTTTGAAATCACCTGCATTTTTTCTTGCATCCTCTTCGTCTTGATAATGTAAGAAATTAGAATAGTATGGAACTTGACACTTGCCAGTAAAATGAACAAATGCACCCTTATAGGATGAATAAGATTCACCCCAATCCTTAACCTTTACAATATCTCCCACACGAAATGGAAACAAAATTGTACCCCCATCACTATTAATATATTCAAATAGTTTAATATTCATATTCTTGTTGGGTATATGCCCTAGTAGTATCTTGCTCATAATCATCAACCTCTTCTATATCATCGGCTGTTTCTCTAGTGCTGCTCCTACCATAGTAACTATTTGAATTGTTATAATAGGGGTTATATCTATCATGGGAGTTCTTAGAAAGCTCTCCCATGAAATAGAATGTCTCAGCACAAGAAACCATTAGGCATAGAACTAAGGCAATTCTGATTAAGCCTCTGAATAAATCTCTTCCCATTACCCAATAGCCATTAGCCAATCTTAATATCTTCATAATTCTCGTGATACCACTTGTCGAATTCCTCGAACTCAGCGTCTGAGAACTCCTTACGTACTGCATCATACTCAATGTAATCGCAATACTTCACCTTAACGATGACACGAGTGGAACTACCATTGCCACTGTAAAGAGGAATGATGGGACGTGCTACAATACCCTCCTCAAGCATTGTTGGGTCAGCAGCTCCCTCAAATTTGGTAGTGAAGCCCTTACGTACCATATCCTCAATGTCACGCAAGGTCATAACACCCAAGAAAGGAACTTGCTCAAGGCCAAGACACTTGCACATTGCATCACGGTTCTCCTTTGGCAACCACCAACCTTGCCGTTTGATGTCGAACACACGGAATCCATTACCATTCTGAATGTAGCGAGAACCACACTTCTGAATACCAGTACCGAAATACTCACCGTAGATATAAACTGGAACCTCTTCAAGGGTTACACGATACATATCGGAACATAATGTTTCTGCTTTATTTCCATCGAGCCTATAGTACTCTATTTTATTTGTTTCTTTGTCTTTTCTTGGAGTAAATCTAGCACTCTCTTTAGGGAACATTGCGCAAAGTTGTGGCTTGATGCGCTCACCAATCTCTTGCAGCATTTCAAACTGTCCATGCTGAGAGCTTGCTTTATCAGTTTTGCCTTCAATTAAAATTTCTTGAGTTGATGGGAAAAAAGCAATTTTGCTACAAGTTCCATCAATTTTGCTATATGCCTCCCAAGGACAATTGAAAAGGTAACTAGCCTCAATGTTTGAAAACTCGCCCAAGATTATTTTATTCTTGAACTTAAGCCACTTCTTGTTTGGACATTTACTACCATCAAATACATACCTTTTATACAAGGTGTTTATTTTTTGATAAACTTCTAGGCTCATAAATTTTATTTTTATTAATTATTCTGTTTCTTCTCTCCACAAATTATTTTCCATTTTGTCGGAATAAGAAAATTCTATAATTTTGTCAATGTTATCACATTTAATTTTTTTCAGCACATCCAATTCAATTTCTCCATTATTGACGTCCTCAACAATAGACAGCAATGTTTTATATGGGGCTAATAAATTCCTAAGATGTGCTCCTAAAGTTTCTGTTGCCATTTTTTTATTATTTGTAGGACAATGTGGACTCGAACCACAGACCTCACCATACTAGTGTTTCCACGTTCTGCTGCGCTCTCCCAACTGAGCTATCGTCCTTAACGCAATCTTCATGCGGCTAGCGTTTCCTTCTTCCGCACTCATCCAAGTGATTGCTTGATAACCGACTGTTTTACAATCTCGGTCAAACTAACTCCATTGCAAGCATCAATCTGTTCCGAAGTCGAGACTGTTATATCTTAGCAATGTCGTGTGGCAGGACTGCCCTCACCACGTCTTTCAGCTACCGTTTTGAAGCTTCATGTTGCAAAGGTACGAAAAAATTTTCAAATACCCAAATAATTTATGTTAAAATAGGTTAATATTGCAAAGTTTATATATTCCAATGCACGAATAGATAAATGTAGCAATCAGAAGAATTCCCAATACTAATCCACCCCAAAAATAATAGATTAGCCCAAATATCATAAATAAGCCAATTATAACGCTTGCTGTGCCAAATACAAATTGATAATACAACAACGAATGTTTTATTGGATACTCTTTATCTTTGAAGTATTCTTTAGCATAATATCCAAGGGCTTTAGGTACAGTCATTATAGACACCGATTTACTATGGTCATAGTTATTGTCGTGAATCATTCTACGTATAATCTGCACCCTTTTTATAAAATCACTATCAAAAGGTCTTATGGTAATGTCACCTACATAAGATAACTCATGTGTTCTTAATGCTGATATTTTTTCCCCTACGTCTAAACCATGCATTTTGAACAATGAACAGAATGAGCCAAATACTTTTTGATTTTTCAGTGCTTTATAAAAATCGAGAACAATGGGGTTATTGGTCTCGACACCTGAATTATGATAAACATTCAAAGTAGTCTCTCTAACTCCCAAAACCTCTTTTTCCACTTTTATTTTATTTGATATGGCTTGTTTACGTTTTCTTAACTTAACCTTTTTACTCTGTCTTGTCATTCTTCTTGAATACGTCTTTGAAAGGCTTTACAATGCTTTTCCAACTGAATAGCCTATCAACTAATTTCTCACTGTCTAAGTCTATTACAAGACCCTCTAGTATTCCAAGTTTCTCTTTATATGTTGATGCCTCTTTTGAAACATCAACAAGGGTTGACTCCAACTGCTTGATTTTATTCTTCAAGCCATTGTACTCTGTCATCGGGATTTCTATCCTAGGCATACTCTTTCAGAATTTTCGATGAAGTTAGTAAACTTGTCAGCAGTATCTTGAGCGATTGCTGGACACAAATTCTTAATCACATGGAAATTAACGTGAGGTAATCCCCTCAGTCCATCTTTTACAGAATCTTGGATGCAATAATCGTAGGCAATACCAGCGACATCAACATCAGTCACATTTAACTGCTCTTCACAGATTGTAATGAGCTTGTCACAAGATTTACCATTCTTGAAGATAGAATACTCTTCATGGTCTTCGTTTACGCCCTTTCTCAGAACAAGGTAATCAGCCTTAATCTTGTTCAGTGCATCAAGAATTGGCTCATAGATAGCTGCACCTTTTGAATGCTGAACACAGTGAACTGGCCACATACCGCCATTATCCTTAAACGAACAGTGAGTGAACGGATGCCAGTCAACGGTAAGAATAATCTTATCATACACTGGACCATTTTCTATGATAAACTGAGCGAGTTTATCCATTGCTGCTGTTGCTCCATTAACAGCAAGCTTGCCACCTTCCAGGAAGTCGTATTGGCAATCAATCAGTAACAGTATTTTCGTCATTTGTTTCACTTTTTATTTCTTCAGTTATTTCTTTTTTTACTTTCTTAGCACTAGCTTTCTTAGTACTTGCCTTTCTAGTACTTTTAGGTCTCTCTTCCTTGAGAGGAACATTTTTCACGTCTGATGGAAGTTCTTGGAAGAATGTATCAGTTTTGGGCATTTTTTCATTGATGTGCTGAACTGCATCGTTAAACTCCTTTTGCTCTTCCTCAGTCATTTCTCTAATCTCAGTCTTTTTCTGTTCCTCTAATTCCTTCAATTCTTTCAAAAACTGATGCTTAGATATATCATAGGTGACACAGCTATTATGGAATTTCTTCGCAAATAGCTCAGTGCAAGAACCTTCTGTTCTCTTTACACCCTTAAACGGACAATTCTTACATAATGTACCCATATCTTATTATTTTTTCTGCAAAGATACTAAAAATATTTTAAATATAAAAATATTATATAATATATTATATTTTATTAATATTATTTAATATATTATTATATATTACTTAAAGAACCTAATAGATTAGACTGTTAGGCTCTTCAGTTTGTTCTCTACAATCTCAAATGCTTCATCCTTAGTCATGTTAGGATTCTCAAAGTAAGCATCTTTAACAGTTTCAAGGAGTATTCCTATTGTTGGAGAAGGTTTGATTTTAAATTCTTTTATGATGTCATTCCCAGAAATTGGAAGTTTTACATTTGCAGCTTTCTCAGCATCTTCCATTTCCTCAATTCTATTAAGAATATCAAGAACTTGTCTCTTCTTCTTACCATAGGTACAGTGCAAGTTGTTTGCATTCATCAAGTCAACAGTTGTGCCAAGGTCTTCACCAGTGAGGTTAATGAACTTCCTAATCTTCTTATCTGGAGGCATCACACCATCAGCATAAGGCGCAAATCCCCTATGGAACTTAATGGCAGTCTCTACCGCCTTAATAATATAGTTAGGGAACTTCATTGCCTTAAGGTCATCAGCAGCCACTTCAGCACTGAATTTGTCTGGATTAACGTCTCTCCTTCTGTCAGTAATGATTCTGCCAACGTCATGGAACAACGCAGCTAAACGGTTCTCAAGATACGGCTGCACAGTATCAACCACGTTCATGGTATGGTCGAAAGTAGATACCATTGGATTCTTTGACTCAAACGCATAAGTTGTGTCGTAAATGTCTGGCATTACTCTATGCAGTATTCCACAGTAGTACATTTTGCGAATACCAATACTAGGCTTTTTACAAAGCAGTATCTTTGAGATTTCGTCACTGATACGCTCTTGAGAGATTATCTTGATTCGATGTGCATTTTTAACCATACCCAACCATGTATTCTTCTCAATACCCCAACCAAATCTAGTTGAGAAACGTATAACACGCAGTATTCTCAATGGGTCATCGTTGAACGTAATGTCTGGGTCAGTCGGTGTCTTAATCACTTGGTTCACAAGGTCATCCAAACCGTTGTTATAATCGTGAATCTTCTCTGTGCTAATGTTGTAGTACAGAGAGTTGATTGTAAGGTCACGTCTCTTAGCATCCTCTTGAATCGTACCATACACTGTGTCTGGATTTCTGCTCTCCTTATGATACTGCTCCTTACGAGTCTGAACACACTCAATCTCAATGTCTTTCAGCTCATCGTTTTTATAAAGCTGAAATTTAGCAGTTCCATATGTCTCAAACACGACTGGATTAGTTCCTTGTATATAACACTGATGCTTCATTGCCATGTAACTTGCAAAGAGCATCCCCCCATTTTTGATTTCAATAACGATGTCAACGTCTTTTATGGGTTCATTGAGTAACGCATCCCTCACAGCACCGCCACAAATATATACTTTTCCTTCAAAATGAGTTCCTTTAATTGAAGACTGTATTAGTTTTAACAGCTTTTTTATTTTTTCATCCTTGAAAATTTCCATTTTATTTAATTAGTTGTAAAGGATTCATAAATTGGCATAGTTCATGCTCATAATAGAAAACTAAATCTGAGGGCTTTATTTCCATCCCACCTAGTAGCTTATACACTTGTGGCATATAAGTGACAGGAACGCCCTTTAAAATGCGTTTATGGGCATTTAAATAGTCTTCTTTCTCATATACAGTTAATATTGAGCTAGATGTAGCTAGTTTAAACTGCCTTGAATGAAGTTTAAATTTGCTTGCTTTATATTCTACGCCTTCAAAAATTTTTATTGGGTCAATTTCAAGTTTTTCAAATTCTTCCTCACTACCGTTAAATTTTAATATGATTTCGTCAGCATTAAGAGAAAAATATTCTAATTTTGTGTGCATAATAAATGAAAATAAACTGCCACAGAATTCATTTGTAATCCATTTTTCAAGATTCATTGTTCTCTTTGGATTCATTTTACCAAAGATAACTTGTCTTATATATTTGGACTTCTTGATATAATCAAGGTCAGTGAATTTTCCAATGAAATCCTCATATGTTTTGGTATCATACACAATGGATGGGTTAGCATATCTCAATGTTTGGAAATTTGCCTTTTTCATATCATATGATACAAACATACATCCATCTTGTTCGTTGGTATAGAGATTTCTATCACCGCATATCGGTTTTATGTCTTTAACATATTTGTTATCTGAAATAAACTCCTTATATGCATCTGAACTTGTCACTTTTGTGATAATATTATTCCTTACTTGATGATAATATTCAAGGAAGTTATTTGGCTTTCCTTCAAATCTTTCATCAATTAATGACATAAGTTCATCATATGAAGTCTTAGCTCCATATTCCTCTTCAAGTAATTCCAATCTATCCTCAAAATAAGGATTTTGGAGAACTTGAATGGGTATATTCATATCACTTACGAATCTTGCCCTTAATTGTTTTAATTCAGTTGATGTTTCCATTTTAATACATTTTTTTCTTTTTGCAAATATATGAAAAAAAGTTGAATTGACAAAATATCAACCCAACTTTTAACTTTTTTTATGGTTCTTTTTACTCTTAAAAGAACCAATACCCAATAATGCGAATAAGGCATAAATACCTCCAATTGTCCAACAAATTGGGCATAGTATCAAATTAACCATAATGTATTATTTTTCACCCATTATTGATTGAACATTCAAAAATGGATACAAGGTCATTTGGTTTCAGCTTTTCAACGAATCGTGGGAAAAAGTCATTTATCCACCTTTCCTCATTTCCATCGTCATCAACATCAACCCATCCATTCTTATCAGCATAGGCATAGTTCCAGTATGCTGTGCTATAGGTAACGTAAGCCTCCTTTGACTTGAAGTTCTCAAAGTATGCTTCCCTATCTTTCATTGAATTGTAAATGGTTTTCTCTTGGTCATTCTGTGGTTCTCTACCATCCACGACAAGTTCCCAAGCAGCTTCATATACCTCTTTGTTAGCACCATTCATTGCATTCCAATCAACGTCTTTAGCTAATGCACTATAAGATTCTGACCCATCTTTCAATTTCAATGGTATACAGAAATTGCGCCCTATCCTACAAGTGTTATATTTAACGTTAGGATTGTCTTCTGACAGTGCATCACCATCTTCATTGTAGTACATTCCGTCTGTAAGCTCTCTGTAGTACTCGAATGGTGTTAGCTTGCTAAGATTGTCTAAACGTGCTTGTAAGGCTTCTTTAAGCGTTGGTTGAAGCCCAATGGTATCTACGTTATCAAGCATCGTCTGAATGGCTTTAATTGCCGTATCTTGGTATTTCTTAGCGTTAAGGTATTTGTATTTGACGTATGGTTCTGACTTGTAATCAGAACCATACTTTTCTACTATTTGTTTTGGGTTCTCACCCACTACCATCAATGAATAAAATTTGCTATTTGTCTGTGCCATAATTATCCATGTCCTTCTCCATTGTCGGTAGCTATAGCACCTCTTGTTGCATCTGCTACAGCACCTCTTAGTGTTGCTGGGTTGTAATATATCATGTCATCATTGTTAGCAGTAAAAGTGTTAACCAACTCAGCAGTAAGTCTATCAACCTCGTTTCTTATACCACGAACTGTTTCCTCATTTGGGTGAAGAACCTCATCATGGTCGATTACAGTAGTGTTAGTTGCACGTCTCATTGTACCATCGTCATAGATTTCGTAACGTCCTGGATTCCATGCAATTGGTGCGTCTAGTGCTTGTCTTACACCGTTATCTCTTCCATTGTTGTCTTCCTCTGCAAGCATTTCATCAATGAAATCTCTCTCTGCTTCATAATTGTTTCCCTCTTGAATGTTCTCTTCGTCTATAATTTCTTCATCTTCTTCCATTGTTTCATCATCAAATGGGTCATTGTATGTGAATTCATGCGCTTTCATTTTTTCATTAAACGAATCAGCCACGTATTCATTTTCTTTAAGCATCTTCGAAAAATCAATTTTGAAAAAGGAAGAGGCTGCGTTATTAAAGTGGAAAAACTGAAACTTGTTTAAAGATTGGAAAAGAATGTCGTTAATTATGTTTTGACTAGAATTCTTAAATCTGCTATATACCCAGATATAAGGCTTCTTATTATTCTCTACAATCTTGTTATAGATTTTATCCATAATCATTCTCTCTTCTGTTATATCCTTAATAACAGTATTATCCTTTGAAGCCCAAGTAGAATGTTTGAATGAGTTCATTCCAGGATATGCGAATGACGGACAGCTAGCAGTTACGACACAAGCGATATTATATTCTTTTAGAATCTTATCAATATCTTCTTCATTGTATTGCATTCTCTCATTTTCCCAATACATCTTTCTACCAACACGCTTCTCTTGCTCCATCCTCCATGTTCTGTCAAGAGATACACAACCACCAATACATAGGCAGTTAAACTTGTTCAGTTTGATAACTGAATAGTCTTGAACCGTTTTGATGTTACTGATGTCAATAAGAGCGTCTTCAAAATACTTAGGGTCATCGTTACCCCTCACAAACAATACGTGTGTATTGTTGTCTGCTAGAACCTTATTAAACATTTCTAGCTTATCGTGATAGTATTTCAAATCCTTTTCGCCAAATCCATTGCAACCATCTACTATAATAACAGTATCTGTGAGGCTGTAACCACAATTCATCATCTTTGGCATTTTTTTCAGTCTAGTAGGTCTAGGTGCATAGTGCGGTGCTGGACCACCAAATATTCCACCCCCACCGTTATGATTTTCTTCTTCCCTTTTCCTAGCTAGTCTCTCTTGTCTTTCAATCTCTTTGGGGTGTGTTTCAACCACATAGCTCTTTAAGTTGCGTAGACTGCCGACTACTGTCTTGATAAATCTATCAAAGTTTCCGTCAATGCTACCGCAAATTAAACAGTTTTTAGTTTTACCATAATCGTAAATTTTCATCTTTGAGTTAGGTTTAAAATGTTTAACATAAATTTCCTTTTTGCAAAGATATGTTTTTTTTTCTTAAAAAACAAATAAAAAGATAAAAAAAATGAGCGATGAAATAATTTTTTTATTCATCGCTCATTGGCGGTTATTTAAGCTCTAGTAAGCTCGTACTCAAGAGCATCTTCTGTCTTGGTTACATCGCTTTCGACTACATACTTTCCGAAAATAGACTCTGTAGGCTTGATGTACTCATCCAAGTTGATGCCGCACTCTTTAGCAAGGTCTTTAGCTTGCTTTCTAATCTTCAAGTCAGGTCTCTGACCAAGCAACTTGAGTGCTTCCATGTTCTTATTGCGGATGCAATTCTCAACAGCAGAACAATCAAAGTCGTTAACAACATTGACATCAATGTTCTTCTTAGAGACAAGTGCCTCTACAACCCATACCTCGCTAGGATACTCACAAGCCACGTTAATAGCTGTATCGTTATTGAGGTCTTTAGCATTGAAGTCGAAAGTCTTACTTGACAGTATAGACTTAATCATACTTTTCAATAGAGTGTTGTCCTCCTTAGAGGTGCTAACCTCGTCACTACCACTCAGATAAAGAAGTGACTCAAGAAGTGTCTCACCGAAACCATCCTCAATCTTAGAGTCAAAGCCCTCATAATTAACGATAGTGTCGAAAAGCTTGAACATCTTGTTGTTGATAGCTGAGAAGATAGGAACTCTCTGGTTGAACTCGTAGTTGACGTTAATCTTACCACGCTCCTTTTCAATTAGCTTGATTGCACCAATCTCATCGTTCTCGTCAATGAGCTTATGAAGCAGAATAGATGGGTCAATTGCCTCACGGTTAAGGAAGTCATCTGTTGACATTCCAATTTTAGAGAAATAGCCGTCCCTTGTTATGTCTGCACCAAAAATGTCTTGCATTCTCACAAGAGACAATGTACCATATTGGTCTTTACGGTACTGCATCGCAATTAATGACTTGTCGTTATTGATTGGGAGATTGAAATCCATGAACAAATAAATCTTGTTGCTGTTATCAATTCCATTGAAGTTATTAGCCTTAATGAAAGTTTTCTTAACAAAGTCATTGAATGCTCTAGTGTTCAGAATGTTAAGAACCAAGCGTCCATCGTTTTCATATGCCACCGCATATGACTCTGGATTTTTCTTAACCATTTCCAAGATGTCTGTAATGTTCCATTTGAAACCCAAGTCTTTTGGGAGACGCATGAAGATGCTCATCTTGATACCGAACTTATCAAAAACGTTGTAGATACTCAGACTCTCATTACCTTGAGTATAAGGACTAATCATACCATAGTTATGACAAGTCTGTGCCTCAACAATACCTTGACCACCCTCTACTGTAAAACCGATATGTGCGAATGCGTCAGTCTCCTTACGGCTGAAGTCGAACAAGAAGTATTGGTCACGGTTTGACTTACTTGTAACATAGTTCTTGAAATAGTTTTCTTCACGAGCGATACACCATCCTGTACGCCCGTTACCACAAAGTTTATGGCTTGAATCGAATGAAGGGACATGAACGACCACACAAGGGCCTTCATTGAACACAACCTCACAGTCTTTTGTATTGTGCTCCATGTAAGCAAAAAGGTCTTCCTTACCCTCTTTCCAATCATAGGACTTATTCAAACAGTCCAAGATTGCTTGGTGAAGAGAATCAGCAGACTTGAGGGCAGAGCAAGTACTGTAGAACTTGTTCTTGATACCCATAGGCTTCTTATTAAATGCCTTAAAGACATCGTACCATTTTTTAATAGTTGGGCTTCCGTAAGCACCAAGAGGCGTGTATTCTCTTCCCAAGATAGTGTCAGTAAGAATTTTCCTCTGGTCGGTGTTGAAGCGTGAAATGATATTCTTAATAAACACAATACGGTCAACGCCTTCAATCTCTTTAAGTAACTGCGCAATACCACTTTTATTAGAGTATGACACTACGTTCCTTTTTTCGAGCTTACTAATTAAATTGCTGTTACCAACAATCCAATTGTGGATATGCTCAAGCTCTTCAAACGTCATAGACTGAGAGAAAATCATTCTAACAGCCCAAATCTGATAGTTTGACTGGCCATCGAACATTTCACATACCTTAATAAACAATTTGTTAGTTTCTGGATTGATGCCATACTTATCAATCAAAGGCTGCATCTGTTTTTTGTTATAAGTCATTGTTTATGAAATAATTTAAATTTGTTTCTTGTTTGTTTTGTGCAAAGATATATCTAATTTTTCTATCTGCCAAATTTTTTTAGTTAACAAAACTTAAAAGAAAGAAAAAAATATCGTCCATGCGACAATAATCACTATCATCATAAGGAAAGATATGATTGCACCGTTCTTTGATTCATCTTCATTGAATGCAATAACCCTAACTGCCTTACTGAATTTGTCATTGATAAAGAATACTGTAAAAGCAATTGCAATGAATAAGACAAATGTTTTCATTTTCTTAATTTTTAAAGTGTGGTGTGCTATATAACACACCACTTATTTTAGAACGGAGGGTTTTCTAAGTCTATGGTATATCGACCAACTCTTCCACTGTTAACAGTAACATGACTTACTACAAACGCCTCTTGCTCTTTCTTGGTCTTTATAACTGAGTCATAGATTGGGGCAATCCAAGCATGTTTCTCAGCTAGACTCTTAATTGTATCTTGCATTTCCTCGTCACCGAATCTTGCAAAGTAAGACACAATATAATTAGTTGTATCTCTTTTTTCGGACATATTTAGATTATCAAGCATCAAATACATAAGTTCCTTGATAAGAGCACCTGTTAAACCAGAATTATAGATATTACTAATAATTTTATGGTATATCATATTGAAATCAGTACCCTTCTTATTCTCACGTTTGATAATTTCTTTGACAATAAGGTAATTACCCACGTACATAACATCATTACGATTCTTCAATGTCTCGTTATAGAAAGCCTCAATACGCTCTTCATTCGGTTTCTCCATCACTGAGTTACGATACAACTGTCTGCTAGCTGTTTTGAGATTATTGAACGAACATTTCAAAATCTCTGCAATATAGCTAGAATCTATATACTCGTTGAGGTAATGACCATTGTCATATATAATGTTAAGATAGTCGAATGATAAGAAATCTACAACTGACTGATATATAGTGTGATAGATTGTTTCATGCTCAAAGTAATCCATCATTGCCTTATGCAAGCAATTCTTTTCTTTCTTGATACAGTCCATCAACATGTTTACATTAAAACTAGTGAAAGCGTTTCTAACTTTCTTATTAATGTCATCAGTTCTTCTGATAATATCATAAGGTACACCAAATTCAATCAGTTTGGAATCAAAATTGACATTGACGCTCATTGAGGTTTCATTGTACATATAGTTGCAATAGTCTTCTTCTGAGTCACCGTTATAGATGATACCAAATATCAGTTTATTTGGGTCATACTGACTCATAGTGAAATCAGCAAAGATAATGTGTTGCTCTTCATAATCATCAGATGAAATGTTATCCATGTAAGCATCACCAAAGAAATACTTGATATTCTCGTCACGAACTGACAGCACAAGTCTGTCACCATCATATTTGATAACATCGACATTATTCTTGTCCACACACTCATAGAGATAAGACATTAAATCCTCATAGCTCCACTTGTATTGCGGTTTATCATAATGCGCAACTAGAGTGATGTCAATGCCACAATTCTGGAGCACCTTGTAGATGCTGTTACTACCATCGAATCTTGCAAGGTATGACTTGAGCATAAGGGTATTCATGTTGTTACCACCATTCATCAAGTTATCGTTGATGAAGTTGTGTGCCGAAGTGATACCCTTGTTGTATGTTGTGGTAAAACCTACAATAGATAGTTTATCATCCTCAAGTTTTGAGAAGTCAAAAATCATATACTGTGTTGCCTTACCATGATTATATTCAATGTAATTATTCCAATATGTCTTATTCTTGGAAATACACCAGTTGGTTGTCTTACCCAATTGCTTGATGGTTTCGTAGTCTGCTACTTTAACAAGAACAACAAAATCGTTTTCATAGACCACCTCATAGTTGATACCATCTACATTCTTAATGAAATCCATGAATGACTCCTTACTCCAGTCAAAATGTACACTTGTGACGTGTCTCATTTGACGCATAAGCTCTTGATAGTTATCAATAGTTGATACCTTTCTAATGAAGTTGTTCTTCTTTGTGTCAGAAAGCTTAGAGAATCTTGCCAACGTATTCTTGTCAGTCTTTGACTGTTCGTTAGTTTTCAATAGTTTTTTCTGTGCTGTATTGAATAAGTTGATGGCATCGTTAACTCGCTTCTCATTTCTGAGAATTGCCAACTCTTCCATAAGGTCGTTTACACTTTCTTGACTTGTATAAGCTGTGATAGTACCTTTTGACAAGTTTTTTGTCAACTGCTTATAATGCTCATTCCAAGTGAGGATGTTAAGAATAGTACGCATAGAGCAACCAGCCTTGAAATATAAATCCATAGCCCACTGGAAGAAGTATTTAGAACCTTCAGTATAGATGTAAATTCTCTTGACTCTAATATCATTAGTATTTACACCATACTTTTCAGTAAGGCTTTTGACCATCTTGTTATTTTCCTTCAAGAATGATGCATAGTCTTTGTCAAACGAATTAGGAAGAAGTGTTATCTCGTTGAATAAACCATTATATCCCCTAAATCCGTCACAGCTTTTAGTTACCTCTAATAACCCATTATGAGTAACCTCATACAACATATCACGCATTTCAGTGGAAAGACTAGATAGTGTATGAATGCTATAGTTACCTTTGTTATACCAAGAACTAAAGATATACATTCGCTCTCCTATTTTTGAGTCAGGTTTTGTTTTGATGACCTCACAAATGTCCCAGCCATGCTCTCCGCCTCTGACTAAGATTTTTCTAAGAGAGCAATCAGACACCCTCCATAGATGTCTGATTCCTCTTATATTAGTACCTATCATAACGTATTTTTAGAATTTAATTTCGTTACTAAATTTCTCTGTGATAGCCTTTTCAAATTCATCGAATTTGATGCTAGCCTTTTCACATAAGTCCTTTACGGCTTCAAGAACCTCTTCCTTGATTGCAAGTATATGAGAGTCATAACGATTGACGATATACTTGACAGACTCAAACTTGAGTTCATCTTCTTTCTTGGTTGCGGTAGTTGTTGTAGTGGTGCTACGTGTGGTCTGTGCGCCATATCCGTAGTAGCTTCTACGGTTGTTATCACCAAGGTCTTGGAGCATTTCTGTATCGTCAACAGCAACACGCTCGTATGTACCGTTATTGTTACGCCTGAACGAATTCTCAGTGCTAGAAGTCCAGCTGTTGCCTACATGCTTCAGCTTATGCTCTGTGCAACCAATATTGTCGATAAGGTCAATACCCATACCGCAAGCTTGGTCCATATCCTCAACGATAATATACTCACTTGGTGAGTGTGCGTAGTAGCCGCCATTACCGAAATTCATACAGATAATATCTGTCTTCTCACGAATGTTCTTAACATCCGTGTAAGGCTCTGAGAAGAAACAACCCTTGGTAAGACCCCAACGGTCACAAACCTCTTTCATGTGTTTTGTGTAGAACTCGTAGCTAAACAGCTTCACTCCATTACAAGACCATGCAGCACGATAAAGGTCTGGAGAGTCATAACCAATCACGTAACCTACATCCTTGAACCAATCTAAGTCAAGTGCGTTAGAACCGTGACAGCCAGTTTCCTCATCCAAGAAGAAACAAGCCTTGAGTTTATCAAGATGGTCAAACATTGACAGACAGATGCAGACACCACTCTTATCATCAGCACCGATACCGATTGCTGCGCCACCATTTGCATCCACACTTACCTTGTGATACCCCTCCTTAGTTCTCTCAGTTTTGAGGTCAAGAGGTACACCAGCGTAGATATATGGGTCTTGCTTGTCTTGCACTGTGTCCAAGTGTGACGTTACACAAGGATAAAACTCACCTTCTGCAAGCTCACCCTTTGTGAGATATACGTTTCCGAAATCGTCAAACTCGTATTTGACACCATTTCTTCTTGCCCATAAAATGATGAATGTCACCATGCGATACTCTTTCTTAGAATGAGTTGGCACAGCCATACAATCATACACGAAGCTTTTGTCCAAATAGAGCAACTGCATATCATCGTCTTTTGGGTCTTCAGGCAGTTCTACTTTCTTTTCCTCTTCGCTGGGCTTTGACTCATTTGAGTTAGCATTTGTTGCTGTGTTTACATCAGCATTAGGGGTGTTTTCTGCACCCTTATTCTCTACATTCTCATTAGAGTCATTTTTCTGTTCTTTTTCAGCCTCACTAGGAATGTTTACATTTTCCTCATAAGGCGTGTTGGCAACAACATTGCCATTCTCAGTTAAATTCTTTGAGTCAGCCATTTCTATTATTGATTTAATAAGTTTCTGCAAAGATATAATTTTTTTTTGGTTAAACAAATAATTAATAAAAACTTTAACGTTTTTTAATCAAATCACTCGATAATTGCACAAGTAGCCAACGGCAAATGTTTATCTTTCGGTGCTATTTGAATTCGTGTTTCTTTCCTTTTTCCTATTGTTATGTCCTTTTCATGACAATCTTTAGTTGCAACATTTACCCCAATTTTATAACCAAGTTCTCTAATTAGACTAATCCTAAAATCAATCTCTTTAACATGGTCAATGAAATAATTTATATCCCTAATATCCCTAGATATGTCTTTAACTTTTTTACCCATTGTGTAATACTGAGTTTAGAAGTATTTTCTTGTCTTGGGATGGGAGTTTAAACCATTTACTTGAGAAGCGAGACAATCCAAACTGATTCTTAATCCGTGTTTTGTCCGTATTCGCTAATGCGTCATAAGTTCTAATCAATTCACCTTTAAGAAGAATGTTCCTTTGATGATAAGTCAATTTATTAAAAATATTTGACCAATCATTTGTAGGTAAATGATACCTTGCAAATATGTGTTTGTATTTGGAACTAGTATGCAACCTTTCAGTAACGGTCTTCTTGTCCCATCTGTCGCTTGCCCTTCGCTCTATTGAGGCACGTGATAATATGTTATTGCTACTTTCATTTTCAGCCATTATGAATTTTTTCTTTTTAAAATATGGAAATAAAATGACTTTTCAACACCTTCCCATGAACTCACTTGAGCCATCGACTTATAATAAGTGTACCAATCATTTTCATTAATCTCTGGGAAACTGACATCACCTTCCTTATCATCTTTCACTATTGTAAGCCTTAACTCGTCAACCAAATCGCTATCCATAAACTGGCGATATACCGTCTCACCACCAATCACGAAAAGCTCCTTATCTGAGAAGAAAGCTTCGCACAAATCAATCACATCTTGAACGGAATGAACAATGTAAGCATTGTCAAAATCTTGACTAACACCGTATTCCTTGTCAGAGGTCAGGATTATATTAATCCTATCCTTTAAAGGCTCACTATTGGGCAAACTCTCAAATGTCTTTCTTCCCATAATCACAACATTGTTTTTTGTCATTCTAGCAAAATTTGCAATGTCATTCTTAATGGTATAAAGCAATTTACCGTCTTTTCCCAATGCCCTTTTTTGGTTAATACACGCAATAATCTTAAACATAAACAAAAAATTAATTACTTTGCTGCAAAGATATAAAAAAACATGGAGGATTCAAAATCCCCCACGTTAAATTATGTTAATTATGCTCTAATAGTATGCTAAAAAAACAATTACTAATAATTTCTTGAACTGCGTTATGGTATAAATATTTCCTACACTCATCAAGAAAAGGCTTTTCTTTACACAATTCTTGCGGTTTTTCACCTTTATAGATTACTTTCCACTCTGTTCCATCAAGTTTTTTACATTTTCCATATGGGTCAATATCTTTATAATAGTAAAGTGTTACAGTTTCTATTTTATAACCAAGTCTAGAAAGTAATTCATTACATTGGTCATCTGAAAATTGTAAATTAATATATGTATTCATTTGTAAAAATTATTTCCTATGCCTAAAACTAATTTTTTTATCGAAACCATGTGATTCTATGTGTTGGTCGTTTGTTCTTGTATCCTCAAACTCTTTATCTCTTAGTGAAGAAATATATTCGTATAAATTATTCCACATTTCTTTTGCATCAATGAATTTAGGAATATATGTGTTTTTCAATATAGGGTTTTCAACAACATTTATTGAATTTTTAGCGACTGAAACAGTGCCTCTATATCTAGTATACAGCACATCAGTGCAAATAGACAAAGGGCAATCACTTAATCTCTGTTCTTTACCAATTTTCTTTTTCTCGATTAGTTGCGGCTCTAAAATCACTTTATCATTATCATCAAGATACCTCTCAACTTTAAAAAAATAATGATAATATCCGCTTTCCACAACAAAATAGAAAAATCTTCCTTCCATAACTGGAATCTTAATTCCATATCCCTTAACTAATCTGCGTTTTATGTCATATGTCTTGTCTTTTTCTTTTTTGAAAATATTATCAAGACCATGACCAATATAAAAACAATTTATGTCGATAGGGAATGATTTTCTCCTATCATATACAATTAATTCATCTATACCAAAATAATTTTGGATATAATCATAATAATCTTTTTCTCCACGTTTGCAAATAATTTTCATAACAAAAAAAAAATAAACGCTAGACAATAATATTTGTAATTATCATCTAGCGTTGTTACTTACTAAACTGTTTTTTTAGTTTACTCTGCAACTGCACTGTCAGGTACAAGTGAATCAACTACAAGGCTGTCACCAGCAAGTGAGTCAACTACTGCAACACTGTCAGAGTCATTTGCATTCTGTTCTGATGCAGTCTGACCACCGCAAGCTGCAAATGTCATGGCAACGCTAGCCATAAACACGAATAAAATCTTTTTCATTTCTAATTTTTTTTAATTTTTAAAATTATTATTTAGTTTAAATAAATATCATATCCTCGTAATTTTTGCAAAGATATAAATATTTTTTTAGATTTCCAAATTTTACCACAAAAATTTTGCCTTAATGTAAAAATTCCACCACTGCACGCTCTCCTTGGTGAATTTTAAGAACTCTGAATACCAATATATGCGTATGAATGTGTTTCCTACATCAAGAACACCACATGCTTGAAGCGTATTGGTTAATGCAGCCAATTCCTCGTAGTCAGAAGGGTATGGATATGTACCCCTACTGCTATAGTTATAGTCCATGTAAATCATGTACTCGTCAAACAGCTTCTTTCTCTTGAGATAGCGAAGCCATTTTTTGTAAACAGTACTAACAGATTTTGGCTGGTTCTTTCTAGTAGAACTGTTGAGCAAGCTTACAATCTTTTTCATAACCGCTATGATTAAACGTCCTCGTCTTCATCCAACAAACGCAACTGAAGAGAAATCTCTTCAATGCGAGTCTTGTGGTTGAAAGCCCACTCGTAGTTGTCAATGTCCTTAATCTTGACCCACTTAATCTCGCCTACCTCTGCACCCTCATTCTTCTCTTTTGAGAACTTGAAATCAGTTGTAACGTGGTCTTCAATCTTAGCACCAAAACGGAAAGTAACGTTCTGTCTATTGGCTGTTACTGGGTTATCTTCATAATTGATAAATATAAGACTTTCAATAGGAATATGAACACCAGTTTCCTCAAAACACTCACGGACTGCGCACTCCTTAGTGGTTTCGTCATAATCGAGATAACCGCAAGGACAATTCCACATTCCCCTAAAGTCAGCAGCCTCTAAACCACGCTCTGATGCTAGGACACACCAATCGCCATCTTCGTCCTTACAAAACGCAAACAATGCTGTTGCCATAGAACGGCTAAACCATCCAATGAAACACTTGTTAATCACCTCCAAGAACGGTTCATCGTCAATACCAGCGACACCGATGTTGGCACAGAGGTTTTTGATTTCCTCAATAAGTTTATTCATGTCCAAACAAGGACGATTTGTCATTTTCTCCATGCTTTTTTACTGAATTTATTTTTTTCGTAACTTTTGTCATACCAAGGTTGGTCTTCGCAATATGAGTAATGCTTACCACTTGATACTTTATTTGTTGTTCTATATAGTTTTTTACTTAGTTTTCGTGAAAGAACTACTTTAGGGTGTTTTTTATCATAGAACTCTTTAAATTCTTGAGTCCAACGTACATTAGTAATACGGTACATACCTATAAGATTTTTCAACCCAAGAGACATATATTGTATAGTAGCTTTAGCACCATCTTCACCCTTATTGAAACCATATATTATACTACATATGTTTTTAGCGGTGAATACTGTCTTTTCATCTACCTTATAGTCACATAAGGTATATGTATATGTATAAGATGTATGTAGCATAAAATAGCCACTGTTTTCATTACAACGCCTTTGCTTTCTAAATAGCTCGGATTGATGCGTCACATAGGTGGATACATCTTTAATCCATGCGCCATACAGCTTTTTATCTATTAGGTATTCTACCCATTCTAAATATAGTTCTGGATATTTCATTTCCTAAACAAATTAAAGAATCTATCTATAACTTTATCGTATAAACTCTTTCTCAACTCACTGCTACCAATATATTTGGAGTGTATTTCGCTTGATTTAGTTCCATACAACCTTGCTGCCATTTCATGATTAATTCTTGCGCATTCCATTTTACAATAGAAATCTTCACATCTATCTTGCCACCAATGCCATGTACCGTTTACTTGTGCGTCAATTGCTTTGCATACACATTGTATTCTGTCATAGGTTGTAATATCTACCAAATAATCCCTACTATATCCATTATGTATTAATTCAAATATCCTATCCATATAACGTTTAAATAAACGTTTTTCCTTCAGATAGCAATACCATTCCTTACATAAATTACATTTTTTATCTCCCTTAAAATAAAGACTATTTGCGAATAATATTCGTATTTTATCTTCTTCATTGGGAATCATGTAAATTCTTCCAACCCGTTTTGACTGCATACACTAATATTTGTGCAAAGATACTAAAAATTTTTCAAATACCCAAAAATTCTATGTTAAAAAACAATAAAAGTTGGTGTTTTACTCGACACCAACCTTGTTTTTAATAAATTCTGTATGCATATCTGTAATATCTATCATCATAGCATTGCGCATATTTATGAAAATACCACTTTGCTGCTTTCTTAGCCATTTTTGCAATTGTCTTCATAATAAATTTCCCTTTCTTTAAACTTACTTACTAATTTTTTCTATATTAAATCCCCTATTTTCAAGAGTTAAATTCAAAAGCATAAGATACTTCTTATACTGATTGTCATTAAGAATGTAATGCATATACTTTATATTCTTTTTAATAGCGTTTGCAACAATAGTGTTACGACTTTCCTCAGTTTCCATTACTGATGCAAACATCATGTCATTCTCAAATTCTGAAATAACATCGCCATACATCTCCATTTGGTCTTTTGACATATCCAATGTACACGCAAGCCTACGATGATTAATCTTCAATTCATACCTTTCAGTTTCAGCCATCTTTGTAGCCTCATTCTCTTCAGCAAATGAATACACACTCATGGTGAACATCATCACCAACATTAAAAATACTTTCTTCATAATAAATTTCCCTTTCTTTAATTTTTTTTTGTTATTACTTACTTCATTTTTTTATTGGGGAAATAATCGGCACACTTACTTCCAAAAACTTAAAGCCGATAACCCCCAATGTTACACTTACTTTAACTAATTATTTCCCAAAGCCGTTGCCGCACAACACCACCCAAAAACTACTCACTTCACTTAATATATATCACATCATACCATTTATTTAATTAATTTATATACATAATTTCTTTAAAAACACACTAAATTTGATTTACGTCAATTCGTGGTGTGTGCGAACACATCAGTTGTTTTCAACGATGCAAAGATATGAAAAATATGCCTAATACACAAAAAATGGGTAATAAAAATTCAATTTACCCCTTTAAAATTGATACAAATCATCTTATGCATAGTGATAATACATATATATAATAAAGGAGTAACCTTGTTGATTACTCCTTATTATATACTATTACTGTTCTACCTTTGTCCAATTATACTTACCTAAGTAATAATCTCCCGTACCCATCCATACATCATAACCACTACTACCACTTGGTACTGTTAATGTACCACTTGTCTTTATATCTAGGAATACATTACTTTCTATTGTAGGTGCTGTGGTAGCATTACATACTATACTTGTAAGACTAGCACAACCAGCGAAAGCACTACCACCAATACTTGTAACACTATTACTAATAATTACACTTGTTAAACTTGTGCAACCAGCGAAAGCTTGATAGCCAATAGATGGTGTAGAATCACCAATAATTACTGTTTCAAGATTAGTCCAAACACCTCTAAAAGAAGAATTTATATCACATTTTGCATTGTAATTTAGAGTCTTTAATGCATCATGGCCAAAACAATAGAAAGCTTGCTTACCTATGTTTGTAACACTATCTGGTATGGTTATACTTATTAAACCACTACAACTTTGGAAAGCACTACTACCAATACTTGTAACACTATTAGGTATAACTATACTTGTAAGATTATTACAATTTTGGAATGCACTATTACCAATGCTTGTAATACTATTTGGTATAATAATCTCTATCAAATTGGATGAATTAAACACAAGCGCATTATTACCTAATTTGGTTTCATCATATAACTCATATTTAACTGTATGAACACCAATTGTATCAAATCTGTACCCAGTCACAAGTCCATCTAACATAACGCCGTCTATCTCCATTGACTTGAATACGTTATTTTCATAGCTTGTTCTTAATGGCGTTTGGGTGCTTGTATCTGTCACATTATACTTTGCAACAACCCTTGTCTCTTCAGGTTCACTTGGATTATAGTATACAGTTGTAGTGGCATCCTTACACACTGATACATTAGGCTTAATAAAGTTAGCAGTGTCTGCTGTATAAGCTTCATACTGACTTGTTGTTTCAAATAATTTAAGATATTTCATAATTTATTACTGTTTTAGTAATAAATATCAAATAGGGAATAAAAAAATGAGGAACTGTATTGAAACAATTCCTCATTATTTTTTTTTAATACCAAATTATTGATTTATCTTGTACCCAATCTGGGAATTTAGTATAAACCTCTTGAATTGGTGTTCTTTCGCTACACCATTGGAAGCTAGTGCTAACACAAATTTTCTCTGGAGCTTCTCCAGTTTCAACAGCGAGTGTAATTACGTTATCACCATTTTTTACAATTACAGGAATTGACTTAACGGCTTCTGCTCCGTCAATATTCCAATTTGCATCGCCCAATATTACTTTATAGCTAACTGGTGGACGTGATACGATTCCAGTGTTGACCATAGTGTTAGTAGACACATTGAACATATTATGTACCTCTTTTCCACCAACTGTAAGTGGTAGAGTTCCACCAGCTGCTTGTAGGGTGATATATGCTACAAGTTTATTTGCGCCCAAGTCTCCAATCCACTCATTAGCAACCTTTGCGTCAAATACAACGTCATTGTAGTCAAAGTCAGATGTGCTTCCACCAAGGTCTTCTGCAATAATTCTTACAGCACCTTCCATATTGAACTTAGCTGGACTAATCTTCACAATCCAATCGTTGAAGACCCAATCCCTAGTCACATCCATATTAACGTTTGCATCTTGACCTACTGGATGGTATCCAACAATGTCAAATCCAACATAGTATGCGCCATCAATCTCAAGGATGATATAGTCATAGTAGTAATTACTAGAAGAGGTGTTGTGATAACCAAATTGGTCTGCAACCTCACCGCTACCCATATCAACCATCAACGTAGTGCCAATGAACTTCTCGTGTGTAACATCATCAGTGTACTCAGTAGTGTTATTAGCATTGTTAAAGTTATTAACGTGCTCATAACTGTTGGTATTGAAATTCCAAGCTAGCAATTGATTCATAACGCCACTAGGATAAACATGAGTGCCATTTCCATCTACAGAATACTGAGTGCCTTGATGAACTTGCTGAACCCAATAATTCTCCCAAGGTATATTTTCAATATGAGTTGCACCTTCACGGACTTTAGAGAACTCAGCAACAACCTTTTCCTTTTCAGCTTCTGTCACGTTAACTGGCCTCTCCCACTGCTGATACCACATATTTCCGTTAACATTGTGGCCTCTAGTCTTGTTTTGTGAAAAATCAAACAAAACAATAGATTCATTGAATCCCCAATCTTGGTTCTTGTCTATCTTACCAAAAGTATTGGTGAATTCAGCCTTAAACTTTGCATCTGCTGCCTCTTGATAACTTAAATCATTATCGTGCCCACAAGCAGCAAACGATAACACGGCAAATAGCCCTAAAATTAATTTCTTCATTGTGTTAATATCCTTTTAATTTAATTATTATTAGTCTTTTTCCTTAATAGTTGCCATGCACTAACTCCAGTGTTCTTGTAGAAATTAAGGTCAGTGACCTTATCCATGACAAAGGCAATAGCCATGTCTATAAAAAACACAAGAATTGTAAAAAAAAGCAATAGATAACTCGGAGCACCTATTCCTACTGTATATCCAAACAATGCCGCTAGAACCAATGCAATTGGCATTAACAATTTAACTATTATTTTTCGCATATTCTATACCATATTCAAAAAACTTTTGGCACAATTCTGCCACTTGATTTTGTGTCATTAATGATGACTCACCAAGCAAAGCTATTCTTAGCTTTCTACGGAAAAATTCTTGTTTTTCTTTAGTCATCATAACATTCCCTCCTTATTTTAATAGGTTAATTTTTCTAAGAACTCATCGTCATCTTCTTCCTTCACATATATCCCCATGTCATAAATACATCGTTTACGTAAGTCTCTTGCTTCGCATCTACTGTAGATGCTACACCTTTCATCGCATGGAATCATTGCATATCGTCTTTTAGTGTGTTATTTTCTAAATCTCTAGATTCTTTGCGTATTTTTTTAACCTTTTTATGAGAATCCCAATGTTTCCAAGAATCACGCCAAGGTTTAGAGGTTTTCTTATACAGTTTAACTTTAGATTCTGGGTCTTCATCCAATTCTTTCCAATTCTTTGCACCCCTATACCCACTAGGGGCATTTTCATCTTTAACTCTCCAATAATAGAGATTACGATTTATCCTAGAAACATACTTTAAATAAGCAGTCCAAAGCCTATAAGCCTTTCCTCTTTTATCCATAAATATAAATAGTTTTCAATTACGAATTATTGCCAATATGGTTTGCTTGATTTATAACGGAATGTCTTTAAATGGTGTGTACCATCATCTAGTTTTACACCACCATCATCAATTGGTCTTCCGTTCTTTATCCATTCCTCATAAGTGAATGGACGCCAGTACTCAGCAAATATATCTCCATTACACCACATATTGAAGCTATATTTCTGGTATTCTTCTTCGTATGGTCTATTCATATTCCTTAAATTTTAGTGGCAGAGGTGGGATTCAAACCCACAACACCATTTCTGGTGACTCGCTTAGGAGGCGAGGACGGTCATTCAATTACGTTTTACTCTGTCAAATAAATAAAAAGGCTTACCAACCATTCTCCTAATTGATAAGCCTTCTAAATGTTTAGCGTCTGCCAATGCTTCCAAGACTGAAGCGACTGTGCATAACAGTTGATGCATCATCAGTCTCTGGAACATTCTTCCAAGGCTCATCGACCTTGCGAACAAAGCGTCCGTTAGCGGCACGTCTTACAACCTCTTGCTCGAACTGCTGCATTGCACGATAGTTATTCTCGGCAACTTGCTCAAGGCTTGGACGTGGAGCGAAGCGAGGACAATCTCTACGAACCTCTGGTCTACCACACTCACACTGTCTTGGTTGTACACAACCGTTAAGCAGTTCAGTAACCACACAAAGCAAAACTGCTGAAGCAATCTGAAGCTCTGGAGTACTGTCAATCAAGTAGACATCCTTAGTCCTTACGTCAAACGCAAGTACTGCGTGTGCTCCACTACGTGCATCATTACTGATTGCACGTGCCTCATCGATAGTGAGCTTGTACTCACGGTCAGCGTTAGGAGTGGTTGCGCACTCTACATGATTCTCAGAGAGGTGATAGATTACGAGACGGAGATTTGACTTATCGCTGCACTGTGACAGAATTTCAGCCATAGGGCTGTTGTCAGAATGAAGTCTTACGTAATTCCACATAAAGTCTCTTGTTTTTAAATTAATACTGTTAAGAAAATTAGATGGGCAGTCGTTTGGCGGCTACCCACCTTTAGATTAGAGGTTTGCTATTCCGCTAATTACTCAGCATCAGCAGCATCCTCGTCATCACCACCGAAGAACTCATCATAAGTTGCCTGAGCAATCTTCAGCTCTACACCAAGAGTGTAAAGACGAGTCTTAGCTTCCTGAAGGTCAGCAGCCCACTTATTGGGGTTCCAACCCTTTACACCAGGACGCAGACTATCTGTGGTGTCTGGAGCGAAGTCAGTCAGACCCTGAATCTGCATTTCCACGTTGGTCTTCTCAATCTTGAGCTTGTGGATGATTTCCTCTTGGGCAATCTTTGCCTGAGTGTTAATCTGTGAAGCACGTGCTACAAGAGCCTTAGAGTCATTCTGACTCATCATCTGTAAAAACTTTCCCATTGTTGTTTAAGTTTAAAGGTTTATAAAAAGTTAATTGTGAATATTGTTTCGCAACTTGCGTTGCTTTGTTTGTTTCTTAATTACAGTGCAAAGATATAAAAAATTTTTGAGACTTCCAAATTTTTGCACGTTAAAAACTGTTAATAGTTAGGCGTTTACCTTAATATAAGTAATTTCCTTTTATAATTGATGGAAACACCACCCAAACCATTCAAAACGTTCATTCCAAGTAGCAAAGGCGCATCTGGATTCTCCATTACTAAGCAATCTACGTTCTTTACAGAGGTATCACCGATTGAAACTTGAGCAATCTTAATCATGAAGCACTTTGTCGTGTCACCATTGGCGATTGTGCATTCAGATACTTGCGCTGTACTATCGGATATTAGTTTCTGCTTTTTCAAGAACTCATACTCTATGATGGAGATAGACATCGTTGAAGCTCCAGTGTCCAATGTCATTTTCATCGGAATTCCGTTGACGTTAGCACCAACCAAGTAGCAATCACCATCTTGTTCTAGTTTAACAGCGTACTCAAATTCCTTAACTTGTTTCCACTCCACACTATCATTTTTGGTTGGTGTATGTGTACTATCAACTTTAGGTTTAACGATTTCCACACTGTCTTCATCAATGCCTAGAGCCTTTGCTTCTAAAACGTTGTACGCTCGTGGAAATAACACTGAGAATAGCCAAATGAACCCAACTACCACGATGATTGTGAGTATTAGCTTTGTCAAACAACTAGATAATGTTATCTTTTTCATATTTTATTTGGTAAAAATTTCAAAAGCATCATCTACTAGCTTGTCAACCATATCTATTTGATAAGTTGCTAACGCACTCCTAAACATTCTGCCACTCATTGTACGTCTGCCTTTCCTCTTCTTTCCACCACTAGAAACGGTTTTAACAATCTCTTTCTTTTTTGGCGGCTTCAAGTGTTCAGCTTCAGTTGCATATCCAATGTGTGTAAACCCTAGGAATGAGCCGTTCTTCTCAATCTTGCAAATCTCAACATGATTAGCACCGTATTTGAACTCTCCAGTACGAACTTTAATCTGCTTAACGTATCTCACTGATTGGTCTTTAAGACTCATACCAACTGCAAACATTGCATCAAAGAAATTAGTAAGCTTTTTGCTTCCACTAAGACTGTTCTGTGTTAATGGTGAGCCTAAATTTCGTTTTGGAGTATGAGACAAAACAAGAATGCTAGCTCCATACTTCTTTTTAATTTCACATAGATTCTTCATCAGCTTACCAGCGGTAGTCGCTGTGTCTTTCATATTAACAAGCCAACTCAAGTTATCTACAATTAATATCTTAGAGTTATACTTGATAATATTAGCTTCAATAGCCTCTATGATTACTTCATCAAACGCTTTCTTAGAATACTCGCAATAATCTCTTACCTTATCACTATCAAGTTCGACCCTAATAAATTTGTCGTTAAAGTTGAACGTTTCCTTAGTCTTTTCATCTGTGTACCTAAGTTCAAACTGTTTTTTACTTAACTCAAAGTCATAATAAAGAATGGTATCGTCACCTTTTAGCTTTTCAGCAATAGAATTGCCAATCTGTACGGCAAGGATACTCTTACCGACATTGGCATCTGCGAAGAGGCAGCAAACCTCATTCTCAAACCAAAACTCTTTCCAGAGTTTATTAGGATTCTTCTGCGTCTTTGCTTCCTCAATGGCTTGATTGGCAGTCATTGCGCTGAAGATGTCTGTAAGTGAAGGTTTGTTTGCCATTATATAAAAAAGTTAAATGATTTCTAAAAAAAAAATGTGAACCCCCTCAAGGAATCGAACCTCGTTATTACAGCACCACGCCAAATGTCCTACCATTAGACGAAAGGGGTATGGACGAGAAATGATTTTGCTAGCGTTGCTCACTTCTCGCAAAAGCAACAGTTGTACTCAACCAACGAGACGGTTTAAAACACCCCAACAGAGCCATATTCCGACAACCCGCTCAGTTGCTATAAGACCAACCACTCTACAAGCTTACGTGCCCACCATTGCACGTTGAAAAAGGAAAGCTTGCTCACCCTTTAGAATTACATCATCGTCTAACGTTCCACATCTGATTGGTGCTGCCACCACCGACAAGGACATCAATATTAGCACCTTGTTTTTCTGCAATGGTCTCAATCCACTTCAAGCTAATAAAATCAGCTGCGCTCAAATGCATTTCCTCCATATATGCCTTATCAGCCTTTGCTCTCTGACGTTCAGCCTTTTCACGCGCCATTTGAACCTCTGCCTCGCGGTCTTGCGTCTGTTTTGCTTGCACAGCCTTGGCAGTCTTGTTCATTTCCTCAAGCTGCTCCTTATTAGGAAGCGCCTTACCAATGGTGACTTGCTTTATAATTACTGGAAATTCCTTCTCCTTTGACAACTTCGCCACATAATCTTGCATTTGTTTCAAAACCTTTGCATCAATATCATTCAAAATTGCACGGTTGGACATAAGGTCAAAAGGACTATGCTGAGAAATATGGTCTCTAACTAGGTTGCAATAATAGTTATAAAGGTTTGTGTCAAACCAAGCAGTACCATAATTCTGCAAAAGAATAGGAGACTTGCCCTTAATAATCTGAGTGATGATAATCGTATGAAAATCAAGTGGAGTATTGTCATCGGAGAACAAGTCATCCATATCCACTTGGTGTTTAAAAGGCACAATCTTAAACGTCTCGGTGTCAGTTGACCACCAAATCCATTCCAAACCCGTCTCTACTGGCTTCTCTTGTACACCACCATGACCCAAGAACCAAGGCTTGTCAATCAAGACGGTTTCCTCGTCAGCATCAACTGTGGTGCAACCAATACACGATGTCATCGTCAAACTCAACATTGCTACGAGAGCAATCGAAAACATTGCTAAAATTTTCTTCATAATTTTTTATTCTTTAAATTAAAAGTTAAATAGTTCGATTTGTTAATAGAAAATACCTACCTCTACCTCAAGGGAAGACAAAGTATTTGCGGTTACAAGCTCCTTATCAATGATGTTGATTTTTGCGTAGCCACAGTCACCGCCCTTAATGTAGATGCTACCATCTTTCTTACGCTTGACACTTTCATTTTCCCAATCCTTGCGGTCTTCCTCGTCATCGAAATTGTAATCCTCAAGAATCTTTTCGTAAACTTTCTCTACTACAGCCTTGGCTGTCTCCTTACTGTCACAAGGGATGACATCAGTACTTACATCATAGTCATCGCTGTCGAAAAACATTGTTTCTACTACAATCATTGTTTTTTATTATTTAAAGTTAATACTATGTTGTTCTCAAATTCGATGCAAAGATATGAAAAATAATTGAAATACCCAAATTATTAATGTTAATCTTTCTTAATGGGGCAAACTTTTGGCTTATCCTCTGTGATGGTATCAACAACCCATTGGATAAAATCATCTTGAATTTTTGCCGCATCAGTAGGATTAAGACCGTATCCACCACTTCCAGTTAACGCACCCCAACCACGAACCATAATGAGGATTCCGCTGACATAAAGCCTATCTTTATCAACATTAATATCAGCCTTATCGTATTTTTCAGCTATCTCACCATTAAGCAAACCAACGATGTGATTCATGTGTGTTTGAGCCTTATCTCCAAATGCAGTAAAAGTTTTAATTCCGTTACTACTATATGCATATATGTTAAAGTCCGCAATTCTAAACGGTGGCGCATATACATCTTTAAATGTCAATTTCTCTTTCATAGTTGCAGAGGATGGATTCGAACCAACGACCTCCCTCGTTATGAACAAGGGCGAGCTGACCAAAACTGCTCTACTCTGCGGACGCTATCTGTTTATTACGTCTATTATAGCAAAGACCTAAGTACTTAGAATGAAATCGAACTTTCAAAAGGCAATGGCCTGTCACCTAATGACTCAGATTCCATCGTGGACCAGGTAGGGCTTGAACCTACGTGTAACCAATTACGGTTTCAACTGCTTATGAGGCAGAGCCGATACAAGTCCAAATTGCCAAAGGAACTTTCAGATTAATTCTATCGTATATGCCGTGCTTTACGCCTAGTCTCAACACATTTAAGCCATAATCTCACCGTTTATGTCACACATACGAATCCTATGTTAGACTCTCTTTGGCTATGATTTTATTCAATAGTAGTCTTCATCATCATGAAGGCCTATCATAATTTATTTTTTTAGTTTCGTGATGCAAAGATACGAAAAAAAATTGAGATTACCAAATATTTTAAAGTTTTTTAAGCTTTAAATAAAAAAATAGCCCAACCCCCAGTATAATTGACAACATGCATACTAATACAATAGTAGCTAAGATACCAAGTAATGTCATGGATAGTTTAAGAAGGTTACTAATAAAACCGTTAAAGTCTTTTTCAAATTCTTTTTGTTCGGCTTCTTTCTTCGCTTTTTCTGCTGCTTCCTCTCTTTTCTTTATCTCTTTCCTAATGGAGTCATTTTTGGAATTACTTATTGGAATTAGGTTAAGTTCATCTACCTTAAATCCTAATTGAACCTTGTGTTCATCATTGAAGATAAGGTATTCTGTTCCATCTTTATCTTTAACCTTATTTCCTTTAAGCCAAAAGGTATCACCATAAGCCAATAAAGAAAATGACACCACAATTGTTATGAATACAATAGTCCAAAATTTTCTAACAGTAATCATATTGGCAAAAAATTATTCTAGTAGAAATAAAAAACCACTTAGTAACTCATGCGTGAGGGAATACATCCCCTCACACCCCCTCTTGGGTCTTCAACATCACCATCATACCTTGGTATAATATGAATGTGGCAGTGCATCACGGTTTGTCCAGCACTCTTACCACAATTAACACCAATGTTATAACCACTTGGATGATACTTATCATCAAGTATTCCTTTAACGTGGTCAACTGCGCCAACAAGAGCACCCAATTCCACTTGGTTTAAATCAAAATAAGTTTCACAATGTCTTTTGGGAATTAATAGGGCATGCCCTTCCGAGACTGGATAACCATCTAAAATAGCCACCCATAAAGAATCTTGATAGACTATTCTATCTTCTTTGATGCCACAAAATACACAACCTTCCATTATTCTTCTACGGTTATACGTTTAATCTCACCAATTGCAATGTCCAAAGCCTCATTGATAGCTGTTTCTATGTTCTGACCTCGCAACCCATCAACATTGATTTTGCTATATTTGAAATCAACTTTTTTGTCGGTTAATGTAGCCACACAAATCCAAACCGTATTATCTGGGTCTTCATCAGCCGCCATAGGTGGAACTACGTTACCCACAACAGCCACACAAACGTCCACATTAAGCTTATAAATACCGTTGAGAGCCATTTGGCAAGCTGCTTGGGAACTAACAAGCCCATTGTTTTTAAACACGTTGTGAGAGACTTCTAGCATTTTCTCCATGTGGTCTGCATCGACTGTAACAATTGTACCACCATAAACGGTTGAAAGACCACACATGCTTGAGATTGATGCACCAAGCAAACCACTAGTGCAATGCTCAACAGTTCCGATGGTTAGACCAGCGTTCAGAAGCTCTAATCCTAATACTTTTAATTTATCCCTCATTTTTTATTTCCATTTTTTTACCATACAATTCCATCTGTACTTTCAACATCCTTTTGTTGATGTCTTGACGCTGTTTTCTTAATTCATCTATAACATGGTTATATGCCTCTTCTTTATTGAGATATATCTTAGTGTAACCACAATCATATACGGTAGACTTAAGTATGTTAACACCACGATTATAATATCCACCGTCAAAATATATTGTGTGGAATATATTTTCTTGGCATCTTCCCAATTTATCAACTAATGTGAGGTCTAATGAATTGTCATTATAGCGACTTATAGATACTTTACCCCTTTTAGCTTTTATGGTATTACCTTTAACTTCATAGTAATCTATGATTTGTCCTTCCATTTGTTTTAAATCATCAAATGTCATTACCTAATAATTTTATAATTTCACTTTTTGCAAATATATAAAAAAAAATTGAACCAACCAAATAATTGATTCAATCTTAAACTTATTTAACAGTTAGTAGTTTACATTTTGCTTGCAAATAAACATAGGCAAATCTAATTTTTTAAAACATTGATTAACAGTTAAAATTAAAATGTCTCTAAGTTCATTTTCAAACCAAAATTTCATTATATTTTCTTCTTGCTCATGTGATGCGCCCAAATTTTTCCAATATTTGGTTTTGTGTATTTTATTTATATTGTAATAATGATTGCTACCGTCATATAAATCATCGCCTAAAGAAATTACTTTATTCTCATCTATTTTGAAATAAAATGATATGAACGATTGCCTATAATTTTTATCACTTAAAACTGTTTTCGTGTTTATTAAAAATGCTTTTTTCCATTTAAACAGTTTAAAAGGTTCAACAACATATTCGTTATAATATAAATAATAATAGGGGTTGCTTATTATACAATTAATGCGGTCTAAAAATTTAAATACCAAAGGAGCTATAGGACTTAATGGGATAAACAAAAGATAATCCCCAGATACAAAATCCACATAGTCAGCCCCGTAAATTAGTTTACTTTTATTTTCAGTGTATAATTCTGTAAAATTTTCCATGTGTTATAACTTGAGACGATAATTGGTAATAATATATAATAGGTTTACCTGTACCAACCTTAAAGGTATCCTCTTATCCATCAAGGAACTAGGGCAAGGGACTAATCCTCGCACCGCATTACTGCTTGTCTGCCATTTCTTACGTGGCTTGCGCTGTCTAACACATTTAAATCCTCAATATGAGAATACCAGCCGTAGTGAGCGTAGTAGGATTCGAACCCACGGTGAACTTTCTCAAGCCCATGCTAGTTTTAGGGACTAGTGCTTTAAACCACTCAGCCATACGCCCATTATCTATTATTCTGAAAGTCTTTTCAACTTATTGTTCAAAACAAGCAGCATACCTTCAGCAAGAAGCTTTTCATCTGTATGTCTCTGGATTGCCTCTTTCAACCTCTCTATTGCCACTTTCTTGGCTTCTTCTTCACTCTCATACACAAGTTGCCCATTAACGAGATAATCACCGTTCTCAAGGTCGGTTCTACCGATTTTGAACTTGGGTCTAGTTTTACCATCGTTAATAGGTTCTTTGACTACTTTTGATTCTATGACATCGTAGCCATTTATGTATATGGCAGTATCGCCAACATTTAAACTTGCTGCTTTTTTCATATTGCAAAGATACGAAAAAAAGTTGAATTATCCAAATTTTTTAGGAATTTTTTACAATTCAATATGTAATTCTTCTAATCTTTTCTCTCTTATCTTAGTGAAAATCTTCTCAGCATCACTTTTAGACATTTTATTTGGAATCTTAAAAAGCCAACCATGAGCATAATAATCTCTAGTCTTACAATTTTCTTTATCCCAAATTCTATCAGTATGTGTATAATGAACTTTTATATCATTTTCTACAAGTTCCCAGTTACTGTTTTTTAATAATGCTATTTTTTCTTTTTCATATAATGGTGCTGTTTTTCTTCTAGCAGTCCATCTACCATCTTCGTTCTGGTCAAACCCATATGTCTTATCACAACTCAGTGAGCCATAGAACACATATTTAATATCAGTGCCACATAAACAAGCGTTGATGAACTCACTCATTTCAGTAAGCACATCTTCTTTTATATAAGTCTTTTTACTTCTTTTGACCAAATATAAAATGTTCTTATGTGGGTATTTACTAGTATTGTCATCATGCCTAATTCCACTGTAAGAGCAGTCATAATTTCTTATTGGGAACAAACTTCTTAATGCTCTAAATATGGTAGGCGCAACAGCGCAATCAAACCTACGTGATATTTGACACCACACAACATCCCACCAGAATACCTCTTTGATAGGCTCTTTATTCCACCAAGGATGATACATGCTATGATATTTAGAATAGGCAGTAACCTTACTTATCATTGAGCATATTTTATTCTCATGCTTGGTAAGCTTTTTAGTATATTTATGTTGCGTCTCTCCAATCCAAGGCGCATTTCTCCAAAATCCACTCATAATCTAAATTAATTTAAAAATACTAAGGCTACCCTCCATATTTCTTTGTCTCTGGTAGTCATGGCGTACTCTTCTGCTAACATTTGTACCATTATATCTACTGTCGCTACTTCTTGCAAGTGTAGTGGTAGCAGTCTCCCTTTCGCCTTAGTATTTATTGTGAAAAAAAGCACTATAAGCAAGAGCCTACAGTGCTTTTTATATTCTATCAATCTTCGGTAACAATATCTAGATTCTTGAATAGCTCTTCGTGACCGTGTACTGCAATTGCAGTAATTTTATTATCTAAATCTGGTTCCATAAAAACAGAGTAGTCGATACCTAGAAGCTCAAGTCTTCTTTTCCACTGTTTTACATCAGCCCTCAAGTAAATAAGATATTCGTTCTCCCATTGGCGGCTATATTTGTGCTCAAGCATCCATTGTGCTACAGCATGACCTCCTTGTACACAACCATACACTGGTTTTAATGTCTTGTCAATTAAGACATAAAGCTTATTTTTAATCATTTTCAGTTGAAGTATATTTGTTATAAATGTTAATCACTGCGTTTTTAAACGCTGGGATAGCATAACTATCAGTCATATCACCGCCACTTACGCCCCAGCGACCACTATATAACATTTTATAACAACGGTTTCTTACTTCTTCCTCAAGATACTTGTCTCGCTCTTCACCCTCAATACGATGCTTAAAAATGTAATAAGCAACATAATCTTCGTGAGAATGTTCGCAATCAGCTTTAATGTACTCCTTAAACTTAAGATACTGTTCTCTAGTGGTGGCTTCGTTTGTAAAAATTTTCTTTTCCATATGATATATTTTTTAATTTGTTTATTATTATTAATGAATTTAAAATACTTCACTTATATTTCCCATCCAAACTAAAATATATCAGGACCACGAATTAGTTTCAGCTACCAAAACTCGCTAGAAACCTACCAAAAACTGTTTTTTCTCATAATGATAATTAATTTAAATTTGTTATTAAAAAACGGAAGCTTTTTTTCTAGAATAAATGATTATAAGTCAAGTCCTATAGAAATTTGCTGTTAGCTTCCTTGAAATGAAAATAAGGAGATTTCTCTCCACTCCTAAATTTAATATCTACGTTTTTTTGTTGCGGAAAATGGGAGTCGAACCCACTGTTTTTTGCTTATGAGACAAACGTGTAAGCCGTTTCACTCTTCCGCAATGTTAAAAAACCTACGGAGGTACTTTCTGGGAATCTGGCATTCTCAACCGCCAAGGCTTTTTTTATCCACGAGGGGCTTGACATTGAGTGCTTCACTACACCATAAGAGTATTACTAAGTGTGTACCCTTGAGCCTAGATGCGATTGCTCACATCCTTAGTCGCTGTTAATTCAGTTAACGCTACTCCACGCTTGTACCTCTACTCCTACATCGTAAGTTTATTGTTTAAGGTTTTGGAAACTGGTAGAGCCACACTACGAAACTCTCTACCTACTCATCGTAGCATTATTCCAAACCTTAGTGGAGACGGAGAGACTCGAACTCTCTAATATACCTTGCAAAAGTATCAGTTTAGCCTGTTAGCCTACGTCCCCAGTGTAAAAATTGTTAGTTTTTTATACAGAACTAACAAACTGCATAGAGTTCTCAGCTTATTCGTCTTTGGTGTGCTCACTTTGAACCTCTTTTGTTAGTCAGAAGGAATTGAACCTTCATTACAACCATTTGACCTTAAAGAACTTCTACTACTTTTCCGTAGATTTGGTTTCTACCTACCCATCCATTCATATGACCATGATTGTTACCAATTAGGTACTCACTATCATTTTTAATGGCATGGATTAAATGCAAATAATGATGACCCCTCACCTTACAAAGAACAATGTTTTTTTTCTCAAGCTTAGTGCCATCTTTCACTGGCTCACAAATTACTGCTTGCCTCGATTTCAAGATAGGTGTCATAGAATTACCAATTCCAATCACCTTGCATGTCTCACCTGCTCTCAGATGGTTGCATGTCTCTTGGTTTTCAAAACCACTATAAGTAAAATCTCTCATAATTAAAATTGTTAAGCGGTGGAGCATAGGAGAATCGAACTCCAGAGGTCAAAACAAATACACCTCACGTATGGTCTTCTTATGCACAAAACCGACCAGCAAGTCACCACCCAACGTGTTTTTATGCCCCATAGATTTTACTTACTTGCAGGGACTGACGGACTCGAACCGCCATCGTTTATTAACAGTTAAAGGCACACTCTGTTCCGAAGTCGAGACTGCGTTATTCCTTAAATCGCAACAAATTACTCTTACCATTAAGCTAAATCCCTATATAAATACAAAAGACTGAGAATTTTGTCTTATTGTTGATGCCATTCTACAACGGTTGGACGTTGCTCTTCACACGCTACCTTACGATAGACGTAGACACCATGCACGGACGGTCTTGTGAAGACCACCAAGAAACTTACTAGTTTAAACCTTACGGTGCAGCATCATAGCTTTCAGTTCTTCGCCAAGCTCTTGCGGATTCGTAGGATGCCTCCTACTGACTCAGACGAGTACTTTTACACGCTCATTGATTTCCTTGCGAGTCCTCAATGTCTCAATATTGCATGAGAATAAGTGCATTTTAGCTGCCTAGTGTCGCACACTTTCGCTTTGAGTTATATTATCATTTTTGAAATCCTAATTCAAACCTTATTTGTGCAACGATTATGGAAGACGAGGTGCGACTGATAGCATTCGTACCTTTTGAGCACGACCCACTAAATCGCCTCCCTGTGAAAGCTCACCACAAGCAACTCACTATCACGTACTATCAGCTCCTATGAGTTCTTACGTCTTTCAACGTAAGACTAGTACACAACTGAACCCAACACGCCAACTGGTGATTATTGCATCGAGTTCCGCATGGTAATCTTTTGTGTCACCACTCATCCAAAGACGTACCTTGCCCTTGGAAGCCTACACCAATGGTGTTACCCACAGCGTAGACCGTACCATGCGCTTTTCCGTGAAATGCCTTGAGAGCTTCGGCTCTCCAAACATCCGCAATGCCTAACCGTAACAAACAGCATCACGTTTATCCCATCACTGGATTATCCTTCCATCTGGCCACGAAAGCTGGCCATTAGCCTATGCCTTTTGCAAGACATTTCCTCTTGGAATCAGCTTATTCTTTTGGGTATTATTTCCATTTTGGATTATTATAATCAGTAAAGTGCTTCCTCTTACGAGGTGGGTCTCTATCCCAAGCTCCGATTCTTTACACCATCATAGAATACCTTCCCCAATTCATTTTTTTCTAGTACACGTTCTCTAGAATTATGGCTTCCGAAGTCACCATAGTTATGGATTGTTTAACCACATAAAACCCACTTTTACCGTTGTCTACGGCACGAAAAGGCATTTAATGTTGGTAAGAGTAGATTTGCACTACTGAAGCCTCCTAAGAGACACATCAAGCACGAACTTGATGCCCATTTGTCTACATCACCATCACTGGTGTTCTCCTCTGGTACTTACCAAAAGGTGGTTTTTTACTTTGTCCACCGCAAAAACTCTTTGCGTTAAGAATTAACGTATTGTTGATGAGGATTTTTCGAGTCAACAAATCATTCTAGACTAACTTGAAGACCTACCCACAGCTTCCTAGACATTTTGCGCATTGTTCTAGTAAACACTAGCCTCATCACTACCGTTTTAGCTGCGAGATTCAATATTATTGCAGTATTGCAAAGGCTGATTCATTTTACAGAACCAATTTAATGGTAAAGGACATCTGCTATATTTCGTACAGTTGTATGTTTGTCGCAACCTCACTTTCCTCGCCAACCTTTACTGCCGATTGCACATGAACGTTTATACTGCTTAGTTGGTAGAGCTAGATTTGCACTAGCGAAGACTCCGAAGAGCCACATCAAGCACGAACTTGATGCCCATTTGTCTACATCAACCTAAAAGGTTGTTCTCCTCTGGTATCTACCAAAAGGTGGTTTTTTAACTTGTCCACCACAAGAATTGTTGCGGGAGTTGGATTCGAACCAACACAATGCGAGTTCCGTCTCAAGGTTATGAGCCTTGCATGTTACCATTACACTATCCCACAATATTATGTATCTAAGTCGGAAACTATATTTTTTTCGCGTTTTAGATTTACAGTCTAATGAAAAGTTAATTAATTGCTGTAAGTTTCCTTTATTAGTTTCAACTTTGCAAAGATATGAAAAATATTTTTAATATCCAAAATTTTTAGGAAGTTTTTTCAATCTTTTTGAAGAATTCATCCAACTTATAAATTTCTGAAAGTATATTGGAGTATTCCTCTACAGAAAGAACAAGTTCTTCCTTACCATTTTCAATATTGGATGCTTGCAATTTTAGTTTTTCAACCAATGCAACCTTTAATGCTTCACGATACTTAACACTAACAATCTTCTGGGCTTCTTGCTTCTCATAGCCAGCTTCACAAAGATTCTTATATAGCTCGTTTCTAAATTCTTTTTCTAAAATCTTACTCATTGTTTATCCTTTCGTTTAACAGTGCAAAGATATAGAAAATTTTCGAGATTTCCAAATATTGGAAGAACTTTTTTGTTAAAAGATGTTAACTGATTGATTATCAGTAACTTAGTGGAGCTAGAGGGAGTCGAACCCTCGTGCAAACAACCATTCCATAAGAAATTATACAAGCTTCCCCAAAGTGTTCGAAAACACCGCCTTTGAGACCACCTCATTTTGTGAAAACGAGGAAAACTAGGGGGGATGACTGGGAGTCACCGATTCCACCATTCAGTTTTGAGAAAACCGAAAAAACAAAATGCTAGGTTGTTCTGTTCCTAAGAGCCTAGCCTCTCGGCTCACTTACGCTGCAATAGCGTACTCGTAAGCAGGAGAATTAACATTCTCGCCAGTTATAGTTTTTGCTATTTTGGGTGTATGCCCACCGCTTGTTTCTTACCAAACGCATTGCTGTCAAATCCATTATAGCCCCATACGTTTCAAATGCTCAAAGAACTCTTTTAATGTGGTGATGGAGTGACTCGAACACCCAACCTATTGAATATCAGTCAATTGCGCTGACCAGTTGCGCCACATCACCATTTTATTTATAAATATTGTTTCATGTTAAAAAGTACGGAAACGTTTTAATACATTAAGTTGCTCTAGCCAACTGAGCTACAAGGAGCATAAAACTCCTCGATGGGATTCGAACCCATGACCTACTACTTACAAGGCTTATTAAAAAACTATTGCTGTCTGTTTCCTTAGCGCTTGAGGTCGGATTTGCACCTTCTGTCTCTGTCTCCATCTTTCGATTTTGTACCAGCGTTTATACTACTTAACACTTCTCAAGCATGTTTCGCCTACTGTACTCATGTGATAACTTGAAAATGTATCACAACAAGCCATCGCAGACTTGTCTTGCATTAACGTAGTTAAGACCAATATACGGCATTCTTGACCTAAAGTATGCTTACGAACACGTTATATATATACTGTTTATCATGCCATAAAACCTCTAACGTGTAAAAGGTTATTTTTCTGCGTATCTGAATATCATTCCACAATGATGGCATATAAATACCTCACCATTTTCATCAATAGCATTTGAAATGTCAATTTTTACATCACCACCACATTTTACGCATTTAACTTCCATATCGTTATTTTTTTTTTTACTCTGCAAAGATATGAAAAAAAATTGGAATATCCAAATTCTTTAACACTCTTTAAGAAAAAAGTAGGGTATGACGGAATCGAACCGCCCTTCTTAGGATGTAAGCCTAATGTCCTTCCGATGAACGAATACCCTAGTTTGGCACGAACATTTTGCCATATACACATATAGAATCTTTATGTTAAGCGAAACAACCGTAGTTGAAAAGGGGCTTGCACCCTTATCCTTCCCAGATGCTATACAGGAATGCTTTATTTTCTACCTTGAGTATTGCTAGACAAACTCAGTGCCTTTTCTTGTATCAGTTATGGTCTATTACAGACCTACCTTGCCCTTATACTTGTAAGCAAACCAACCGATAACTCCACCCAAAATGAATTCAATCATAGTTGTAATATTTTTAAAAGATTAGACAATTAATTTGATGTTGCAAAGATATAAAAAATATTTTTAATTTCCAAATAAAATTACCATCTTTCTAACTTTTTAACAATCTCTTCTTTTTCCATTTGAGCATTGAACTTGTCTTGTATCAATTCAGCTTGAATCTCATTCTCAAGTTCATCGTAATCATCTTCGTTGTATTGCTCATGTAAGCCATACTTTTTCTTACGAGGTCTTTTACATGTTGGCTCGTCACACTTTATAGCGTTTTTGCCATCACCCCAGCGGAACTGTAGCCAACCCTCGTATTCTCCGTAATCGAATACATAGCCTTTTGGAATTTCATCGTCACCCCTAAAGTATTCATCAAGCATTCTCAATGATACCTCTTGTGACCTCCAAGGATAATTCATATTGGAGTGACCATATACTCCGTCATGCCCAATTTTAATGATTCTACTTCTCTCAAAGTCTAAAACCATGTATCCCCAGAACCTATCTTGGACATCAAATATCCATTCTTTAGTGTGCCACTTATCTCTTGGAATTTCTTCTTGGTGTGGTCTTGGAGTATCAGCGTAAACCTCTTCAATCAGTTTAACCTCTTCCTTCCACTCTTCCTCAGTGTCAAACTCAGTCTCAGTATGGATATACTCATGTAGGTTATACAAGCCAGTCATTTTTTTATCTGACAATGATTTACCCCACATTGAGAATATGACCATATATCGTTTTGTATGCTTCTTCATGTTTCTTTTCTTTTTCTGAAAGATGTCTTTAAGTCAAATCCATGAGACAATATCTTACCCTCATTGGTTTGTGTCTTAATGCCATCAACAGAACCAAACAAGTCTATGAAAAGAGTATTCTTAAACTCTTTCAAGTAATCTTTCTTATAGCCATAAACCTCTAAAGATGCGATAAGGTTTGAAAGCAACCTCTCAAGGTCTTTAACAAGGTGGTCTTCAATACCATTACCTATTAAATCCCAAGGTCTTGTTTCGTGGCCTATTGATGTGCCATTAAGTTGCGTTAAATATGTAATCTCATAGTACCCACCAATAATGCCAATGATATGTTTGCGCCTTATACCAACTTCATCATATACCTTTTTTGCTTTTATATGACTAACATCTTTATAGTAATAGAATCCAAGAGGTGAAATACATTTAGCATAACGCCCACTTTTACCAGTGTAGCACACTACCCTAGAATCGTCCTTAATAACTTTCTCACCTTTGGTGAAAGATGTTCTTGCACTATTAATTCCGATTCCTTTCCTATCTTTATCTTCAACTTTCGCAACAATCACGTCACATTTGCTGAATAGGATTTTCCTCTTTTCTCTTATTTTAACAGCCATTAGTCAACAAAACTTTCAAAATAATTTTTTACAACCTTAAACGGCCAAAAAAATACCAATCCAGCTATAAACAAAACTGCCATTGGTTCTTCGCTGCCTTCGTTTAGCTCTTTCACTAATTCATATTCTAGCTTGTATTCATCGTACCACCATATGAATGTCAGTATAATACCAACAAAGAAATATCCTATTACAATAAAATAACAAATGTCCATAACAATAAAGTAGGCTTCCTCTACCTATCACGTCACCTAAAGTTTTCTCTGCAAGCAGTCGCAAGTGGTGTTTTCCTTTAACTCGATGAGGATTATCGCAGGCACAGCAGGAATCGGACCCACATCTGAGGTTTTGGAGACCCCCATTCTAACCATTAAACTATGCGCCTATTTATGTATTCTAGCAAATATTTTTTAGATGTTGGCAAATTATAGTGTTCACACCACCTTCTTATACCATTATCTGAAACATTATATTTTTTTCCAACTTTTACGAAACTCTTTAATTCTTTGAAATCGTTGATAAGTGTTTCTTTTGATGGGTGCGTGTTTTCAAATCTTTTTTCAGCAAAATCACTAATAGAGGCTATAGAGCTTTTATTATCGCATTTTTTTACTTTCTCTTTTTTAACTTTCTCTTTTTTTACATATTTTGTGCTATTTTCCCTATTAGCATTTTTACCAGCATATGTATCAGTTAGTGAATGACAATTAGGGCATAATAACTGGATATTCTCTAATCTATTATCATTATGTACCCCATTAACATGGTGTATCTGTAATGGTATAGGAACTCCTTCCCATTCAGTCCTTTTACAGCCTTCACATCTATACTTTTTTATCCCTTCTTCTATTAATCTCTTCTTTAACTTTGTTGCGTCTTTGTATGTACTATCCTTCACTAGAATGTCTTTTGTTTCAATCCTAGGATGATAGCTACACATTGTTTTTCTTTTGTAAGTGAATTTTAATTCAACTCCTAGTTCTTGCGCTAGTTGTTTAATCTCTTTGTAGTCTTCTCCACCTACGTTTTCAATTCCCATTTTATGACAAAGGTCTAACATATTAACACATTTGTCAGCATTTTCAATAAGTTTGTCAATTGCGTATTCCCGTTTCATATCTATATTCTTTTAATATAAATATCACGTAAATTGCAAAAATCGAACTTATTTGGAAATTTATTTTTGGTTCAACTTTCTTTAAAAAACCTAGCCGCTACTGTCTGTAAACAGTATTTCTTTTCCCTTATTTATTTACTGACATATTACTTATCTTCTACGTACATACCACAATATTGAGGTTTACCCAATTCAACCCATTCATCGTGAGTCATAATGTGATATGTCTTGTGCTTTGGTTGTTTCTTGTCACCAACACTACTAATATCTCTTGTCTTAGAGTCAACAGACTTTATGATGTCTGGTATTCTATAGCTTCCCGCCATCTGTTTAATCAAAGACGCATAGTTATTTGTGAAATAATACTCAGAGCATGTTATCCACAATGGAGTTTTAGACTCACCACGTAGAATCTCTACGCAATCTGGAATATTACAATGATATGGATTCTTAGCAATACCAACAATTGATATGTCTGGTCTGTTGTATTCTGTCATCAAAGCGTTTGCAAGACGCATACCAATTCCAAGAGTTCTGTCCTTTCCATTTTCAGATAGCCAAACGAATCCATCAACAATGATTGTATCGACATCATCTAAATCTAGCATCTTCAAACATTGCATAATGCATGGAAGTTCACGCTTATACAATTCTCCTGGTTTATACTCCGCATCAATGGTTTCCCTTTTACTAGTGACGAAATATTTTACTTTCGTGTCTGCCCAACTTTCAAATACACCGCCAACAGTATATGAATATCCATCGTAATAGTACGTATCAAATGCAACAATCATGCTAATATTTTTTCTATATCCTTTTTCAGCCCATAAAAGTTCCTCTTTAATGGTAAAGGACAATGGTCAAGAACTTCACCAATCTCCGAAAGTTCCTCTTTCGTGAGTTCAATGATGTCGTATTTATCGTTTAACGTATCGTGAGCAATAGACATAATTACGTTTATTGAAGGTAGCCGTGTTCAATTAAATATTTCTCACCCTTTTTAGTACAACGATACACAGTTTTAACAACTTCGCCATGTCTGCACTTTTTCAAAGGCTTAGTAAGCTTCTCGATTATATAATCATCCTTTATCAACACCTCAATTGAATAAGAAATACCATAATCAGAAATAGTTTTCAAATAAGGTAATGCACTTATCTCACCATACGACATTGGCACAGCATGAATGCTAGCCAATATTTTTTCTGTTACCTCTAACATAGTTACCAAGAAAATTTGATTTTATACTTATCGCCACAGAAAGGGTAAAGAGGACAACACCACTGATTTATATCAATATCAATATTGAACCCAAGGCTACGAAATTCTGTCTGTAAAAGCTCTCTAATGTCACGTTCTTTGTGACCGTAAACCCTATACCTTCTTGGCACTTTAATCCAAACGTATCTACTAGAGTAGTCTGAATCTATGGCTTTCTTAATCTCGCCCTCATAGACGAGTTTAAGCCAACCAATCAGCTTACCGCAATCAAGCAATAGTTGCTCCCCTTGCGATTTCTTGCTTAACTCAGCTAAGTATTTTGCGGAATCCGAATTAAAACTTCTATTTTCCATGTTCACATATTTTTATATATGTTGCAAAGATACGAAAAAAATCTGAGACTACCAAATTCTTTAACGTTTTTTGTGATTTTAGTACATCCTTTTATTGTGCTTCTGGATTTCTTATAATTAACTTCGTATATTTATTAATTGATTCATCACGACATTCGTCATACGTAGGATATAAATCATCTTCCATAATAATTTTTATACGCTTAGAATAATCTTTATATTTAACTTGGCATTTGTATGCTGGTTTTTCTTTAACTATAATTGTGTCTATTAATTCAACTTCTTTTATATAATTATAGTCACATAGCCAATATAGATGAGATTTATCGTAATACTTAAAATTTACTGTAATCGTTTTTGATTGTTCCATATGATAAGAATTTTATAGTTATGTGTTAACAGTTAACTACCGTTTTTCCAATTTCATATTTCATAACATTCTTTTTTTTTGTACACCGTATTGGAATCGAACCAATGTCACTGAACAAAACAGTACAGATTAAAAGTCTGTTGCATAATCCACTCTGCCAACAGTGCATATGAGTTGTGCTTCCACAGGGAGTCGAACCTTGCTTTTCGGTTTAAAAGACCGAAGTAATCCGTCTGTCTCCAGGCACTTACCGATATACGATGGAAGCGTATCGTGCGCCTAGAGGGATTCGAACCCTCGACCCCATGATTAAAAGTCATGTGCATCTACCAACTGAGCTATAGGCGCATTGCTTATTAAAAATTTGTGCGCCCAGAGGGATTCGAACCCTCGACCCCATGATTAAAAGTCATGTGCATCTACCAACTGAGCTATGAGCGCATAAAACCAAAGTACTCCTAAAGGGATTCGAACCCTTAACCCTCGGCTTAAGAGGCCGCAGCTCTACCGTTAAGCTATAGGAGCATTTCTATATCTTATCCATAACGCTCCTAGCCCAATTATGTTGGTCGCTAACAGAGCGTTACATCTGCTTACGTTTTATGCATTTAATCTTTCTCATATGCTTATTCTTTTTTATTTCGTTTGTTACTTATTTCGATTATTTGTTTTTTAAATTCTTCAAGTGATTGGCATTTTTCGAGGTAAAAATCTTTGTTATTGTTATTCACAATATCATCAATCTCTTTCAAAACCTCTTCATCGGATGCTTCACCTTTATCATTCATTTCCTCTAATACAACAACGTATTGATAGAGTTTATGGAAATCACGTGGTTTTAGAAGTTTATAAACGTCATCACCAATTTTAACAAAATTTCCTGTGTCACATGTACATATTAGGTTGACGTTATACTCACGTGCAATGTCTAGATGCCAAGGAGAATAAGAACCAGTTCCACTCGGTTTAAATTCAATACCTAATTTCTCCATTAAACAATCTTGATTAGGGTATCATTATCATTTGCCCTTCTAATCCACCTCATAAGAAGCAGACCCTTTTCTGTTGGCTTAAACGCAGCAGTCTCTCCGACATCTTTTTTGTCGCTCAAGTCAATCTCAAGCTGATACTTATTACCATCAACACTAGTGATGTGGTATACTGCAATTCCTCCAGCCATGATGTACTGCAACTGGGCAATACCCTTTACCAATGGCTTAATATCCTCTACAATCATACTATCTTATGTTTTTTTCTGTCTAATTTAAATTTATATTCTTTTAAGTCTTTTAGGAATGATTCTTTAATTCCTAATTCTTTCATGTCGAATTCTTTTTGCTTCCTCTTGAACACCTTGTAATCTACATAAACCATGCCAAAGCTAACTATAGCCATGATAATATCAAATGCGCCATCAATGTCTGCCAAACAAGCAAGTCCATTAAATACAAGACCAATTGCCATCAACGCCCATCCCATTAAGACTTTCTTTCTATCTGACTTCCAACTAAGTGCTATACCTACATAGATGTCAACGAATCCTATTGTCCAAAGAATCCACCAAACTGTACTCATAACATTAAACTTATTAAATATGTTAGAATTCCACTCTCCCAAATGATTGACATATATTTCTTATGCCAAGTTACACTCCGTCAAGTTTATCCAATTTATTTTCTACTCTCCTATATACGCAGAAGAGAAGCCCAGTCAATAATACTTCTGTCATACTCTACCTCCTTGTTTTAATGAAATTAGTTTAATGCGGAGGGCACTGGAGTCAAACCAGATTCGCTTTTACGCGAACGAAGCAAATTAGCAGTTTGTCCCTATCATCGTCAAGGTTTACCCTCCTTTTACAAGTGGCGATAGAGGAGTATGATTCCCCAACCTCTTGAATATGAGTCAAGTGCTCTGCCAATTGAGCTATATCACCATCTATTAAAATACCTACATTCCACTATCTCGTACAACTGTAATGCTTGCCTTGATTGTGTGATACAAATACATTCGTTGCCTACGATTACTTCTCTAGGTGGTTGTTCCTAGCGTTTCCTTCAGTATTATAGCGTTCTATTAAATTCTATACTTTTAATATTCACTCTTTCCAATGTCACATAAAGATTTTCCTTATGTAAATGACTTGGTGAACTGATTACCCATCTATGTTGTTCAATAACCAAATCAACAGTATCATCGTTAAATGTTGCTTTGATTACTTTGTCATCAGCAAATGAATGGCTTAACAAATTCCACCTATTATAGAATTCTCCATTAATTTCTACAGATTTAAATAAATCAATTCGATAAGTTTCATTGACTCTTTTTTTCCAATCATTCCAAAACTTCTTTGTCATTTCATAATAACCGCCACCAACTATATTTGTTACTCCCCTAATGTTGGAAGGGATGCTTTTCGTATCATTGTTGGTAATAACTCGTTACAAGATACAAATCCTAATTTACCATAAAACTTTTTTAAATCTTTTACGGTTTTATGAGAATCGTCATAATGTCCTCTAGGCATTGGATGGCATAAAAGATAAAGATTATAGTCTTTATATACCCTAATCACCTCTTTCAGTAGTTCTGTTGCTACACCCCAACCGCAATATTCTCTGTCAGTTTCAACTCTGACGATTTTGGCCAGTTTGTTTCCGTTACATAAACATTTATACCTATCAAATTCTATGTTTTCGGTATCAACAATAACTTTACCTAAATGTGTTCTGTTTTTAGCATCATATGCATGAAAGCATGTAGTCCCACCGACACCAAACCATTCAATTTTAAATAAATTACTCCTATCTTCTAGCATAACATTTCATTGATTAATACTACTCAATATATGTTCTTTCCAGTAATTACGTCTTGTACTATTTTTGTTTTTAGATTTAAAAGTGTCTAGTTGACTATCACAGTTAGGGCATATCATCCTTAAATTTTCTCTTTTGTTGTTTGACGCATCACCATCAATATGGTCTAATACGAACACTAACGGTTTACCATTATGTTCTGGTTTACATCCGCATATTGCGCACATATTATTTTGTTCTTTCATAAATTCATCTTTAAAATTTTTTGGGGTATAATTTCCTTTACAATATTTCTCATTGTGCTCCAAAAAATCTTTGTAAGATTCTTTATGCCTATATTCAGCAGAACATTGAAATGAACAATAAACTTTGTTTTCTCTTGTTGTTTCGAATTCTTTATTACAATTTATACATTTTTTAATCATGCGGAGGTAGAGGGATTCGAACCCCCATGCCGACTCATCACCGACCTACTTGTTTTCAAGACAAGCCTCTTCACCAGTTTGAGTATACCTCCATATATAAACACCAACTGTGTACACATACAAGCTGAATTGAACAATTCCCTCAGTCCTCACGACCACGTGCTGCCGCCACACCCCTTGTAAGCTGGTGTTTGTGGAGAAGATGGGACTCGAACCCACGACCCTCTGAATGCAAATCAGATGCTCTAGCCAAACTGAGCTACAACCCCAAGCGATGGTCTCACAGTATCGTTGTTATGACCTCACTTACGACTAGGTAAAAAAACCAATCCTCACATCATGGTAAACAGCCCTAGTCACTCATATGTACATCTTTGAGTGTTGTTTAAGACCCACGTCTGGGTGCGAGTGCGTTTGGAATAGGATTCGAACCTATGGTGCAGCGAAACCACACGGCAGGTTAACAGCCTGCTGCCTTAAGCCACTCGGCCATCCAAACATACTTGCTGGGAGTGTGGGAATCGAACCCACAACCTTCTGATTAACAGTCAGATGCTCTAACCGATTGAGCTAACTCCCAATATAAAAAAGATGCTGTGTCGAGGTCGTTAATTCTCATCCTCTATGAATCTAGTCAATCGCTCATCACAACTACTAGTAGGGAACGATTTTACCACATTTAATCTACTTCAACGCATTTCGAACTACGCCTTTCGAACACCTTTTGTGGATGCAATAGGATTCGAACCTATGTTTGTTACCATCGTCATGGGTGTAACGTCCCCCATCGCACAATTCAGATGGTCACTCCCCAGAGGAGTCCTTACACGCATCCAAATCTGATTTATTGTTTGTAGCGGTGCATAGGGGACTCGAACCCCTGGTGTTTGTATACATCATAGACAGTGATGTGTCGTCGCCGCTGGACCAATGCACCATATTTCTTGAGCCTCGTGAGGGGTTTGAACCCACAACATTTACTTTACAAAAGTAACGCTCTGCCAATTGAGCTAACGAGGCTTTATTAAACTAGGTCTCCGCTCTTATCGGAAGTTATACACAGAGTTGCTTGCAAAATGTGGGTGTTGCAACAGCCTTGGAGATTAACCTAATCCGTCCTAGAAACGGAGTCAACAGAAACTCAGCGTTCTCCTTTTAGTGGCTTCTTAGAACCCATCTAATGCATTTGTTATTACCTAGTTTGTGGGCTAAGGGGACTCGAACCCTCCTCCTTATGATTTTCAGTCATACTTGCACACCCGTTACACTATTAGCCCATTATTTTTTTGCAAAGATATGAAAAATTTTTTTAATATCCAAATTTTTCGTGTTAATAAAACTTAAGTTATAAATTCTATTAAATCATCTTTGTTAGAAAAACATTTAATACCTTCAATATTATGGTAACTATGCATAAAATATATTAATTCAATACCCAATTCTTTACAGACTTTTCGTTTTCTAGAATCTCTTTCAAGTCTTTTTTTATAATCAGCATCGCCTCCAAAATGTTCCACCATTTTAAAATGTTGTTCCCCTTGGCATTCAATACCAATGTTTTTGTTTGGGATGAAAAAATCAATTTTTAATCTATCAAGGTCTTTTGTATTGTATTGTTCAATATATTCAATTCCGTTTTCATTCAAAATGTCTCTTATTTCCTCTTCCATTTTACTTGTATTGCATTTTGGACAGCCCCTTCCTTCAAACAAGTGAGCTGGCGTAATAGGAAAACTACCATGCTTTGGGCATATTAATTTGATTTTTTTATTAATGCCTTTGTATTCAACCTCAGAAACGTCATATTTTTCACCATATACTTTTTTTATTCTTTCTATAATATTATTTGTATCATACTTTAGTTTTCTGTTTTTTGGCGCTGATTTTCTTTTATTTTTATTCTTGTTATTTGTTGCTTCATGCCCACATTTCTGACAACCTTTACCTTGTAAATGAGAATTTGGTGTTTGCCAGAACTCTCCATGAATAGGGCATATAATTTTTATTGGTGTTTTATTATCTACATATTCTGTTTCGCTATAATCATATTTCCCTTTATGCTTTATAGTTCCACGTTTTTTAAATTCTTCGTTTGTTAATTTTTTAGCCATTTAAATCCTATTTCCTATCTTCATTATTGTTATATAAAAAAGCTGCTGATTACTTTTTTGGAGTTCATCAACAGCTTGGGAAATTATATAGTGAAGTAAGTGCCTTATATTATTCTTTTATATCATACCTCTATATTGCCTTCTAGCTGTTCTAGAACTGCGTCAGAATTGAACACAACTGTATCGTTCCATTTACTATCCGCAAATGAATTAAATGTTGACTTTACGATATTTTTAACTGTTGTATTCATAATATAAAAGTTTAATTGATTTTTCTATAATTATTAATTAATTCTCAAAAAGCTTCGTTTTTTACGATTTTTTTTTGTATTTTTTTTATTTTAGTTCATTTCCAGCCTCCATACATCTTTTTTTGATGTTATCAACGAACTTAGTTGCTTCTTCATTTGATTTGAAATATTCCCAGTCAGAACTACTATTTGCATATTTAATTCCGACATTCCCCTCACGGAAAAGTTTATTGCCGATGGAAAATAAAAAGTAACTGTTTTCCTCTGCATTTTTAATGGATTTAAGTCCTTCCCATTCACATGATTTATACAAATCACGTTTTACCTTATAAGGAATAAGAGGAATAAACCCTAACCATTTCCAAAATCTCCAATCACCTTTCTTATATTTCCTAGTGATTTTCACCTCTTTTACTGGGGTAAAAGATACACTAACAATGTCTCTGTATTTTGCGTTACTTTTAATTTCGAAACTGTTATAATTATTCATTATTCACATAGTTAAGTTTCACAATGCAAAGATATACATTTTTTTTCTAAATTCCAAATTTCTAAAAGATTTTTTTTAAAAAAAGTTAGTACCCCTAGAGAGACTCTAACTCCCAACCAACAGATTCGTATTCTGCTACTCTAATACAATTGAGCTATAGGGGCATTAAAAAGGAAACGTGGGTTTTCAAGCTTGCTTATTCTGCTGCTACCATGAGGGTGGTATTTCAAGGTTGACTCCACACGTCCTAGCGAATATGCTTCAACGTCTCCCACCTATCCTACACTCATATGCCATTGCTACTAAAACCTTCACAAGAGTAACACGTTATGCTAGCCCTAGCCTTATCTTTGAAATGTTACGAGTTAAGATTTCATCTGCTGTACGTTTCCACTATATATAGTATCAACTGCGATTTCAAGAAAAAAGGAACGGCCAATTTAATGTCTTGGCTCGACAAATAGGTAAGTGCCTCGCAATGATGATTTAACGCTTCTCTTACCTTCGTCTAGTCTGAATTAAAAAAATGATGTTTATAAATTTAAATCAAACTGCTGTACGTTCCTACTGACACGCAGCTAGGCGCATTGAGCATCCTAGATACGATTTGTACATCCGCTGGGACTCGAACCCAGAACCTACGGCTTCTTGCCACTCTATGTTGCCATAGCCAAACAACGTTTATTACTTAAACTTCATCAGCCTTTGTGCGTCAGGTGAGCCTCTCACTCACAGTCTTTGTTTGTTGTGGTCTGGAATACATCTTTACCATATTGAAATTCTTGCAAGTAAGCAAGGAGGTTTTCCGATGTTTTATAACAGGACTACTGTGACCTTCCCTCACTAATTTCAACTTAGGCATTCTTATCAGATACGTCTGAATAGAATGTGAGGGTATTCAATATATTTCCCTCATATCTCCTCTATACTCTCTACACGTTTATGACTAGTTATTATAAAACTCCGCATATTATACAATCTATAATGATGCTTGTATTCATCGGCTAGTATAACACTTTTTCAATTTAGCACGGTATTATCCTTACACATTATTGGTTAGTGTGTAGTTGCTTGGCATCTACTACATGATATTACATCACTTAAAAGGACTTCCACCGTTTTAGGGAGATTCTACTATGGGATTTCTCGCCATAGCATCCAATTTGATTTAATCATTTTCGGATGTATTTATTGTGATGGGACTGGGACTCGAACCCAGAACCTACTTCCCTATTTTGGTATTCTCATCAAATTTATGGTAACGATAATAACTTCTCGCTCCGTTTTTATTTTTAGATTTATATGTGTCTAACTGACTATCACAGTTTGGGCAAATACACCTCAAATTTTCTCTTTTATTGTTTGCGGCATTCCCATCTATATGGTCTAATATAAACACTAGAGGTTTGCCATTGTGCTCTTGTCTACCTTTGCATATTGGACATATACCACCTTGTTCTTTTATAATATCTTTTTTAAATGCTTTTGGTGTATAATTAGCCCTACAATATTTCTCATTATGCTCTAGGAAATCTCTGTATGCTTCTTTATGTTTATATTTGCAAGAACATTCAAGAGAACAGAAATGTCCATAATGACTTTTGTATTTAATAAACTCTTCACCACAGTTCAAACATACATCTTTCTCAGCAGTACCCCTATTGAAATGCTCATTAGGGTTTATTTCTCTTCTTTTGGGAATTAGGATTCCTAATCTTTCTGCTGCCCTCTTTACTGCTTGACCACTTACACTGTATCGTCTACCAATTTCTTCATATGATACGTGTTCTACGTTTATTAAACGTTCTAATTCATTTTTTTCATCTTTCCATTTCATAATATTCGTACATTTATATATAAATATTACGAACTTATGAAAAGCTACGAATAATCGTACATTATTTTTTGTACTCCCAGTAGGAATTGCACCTACGACCTACTGCTTAGAAGGCAGTTGCTACTATCTACTGAGCTATGGGAGCATTTTGGCTGCTCTATCCAGTTGAGCTACGGATGCATTTTCAAAAAATCTGATACACGAGAGTTACTTTAGGCTGCATAACCCTCTCCTTTGTGCGAACTCTATGCCAACGATATATTCGCCACACGCTCTATATGACTTCCCACTCGGCTTATCAAGTCTTTGTGTGTTACGTAACCAATCATTTCGCAATCCATGCATATCCAAGTGTACTAATCATCCAATCCTCTCAGATTTTATTTTTTATTCACATTCGTGAACCACAATATTGTTATCTTTGCTTGGGTCTTTACTTGGGTCATAATCCCCATGAATGAACGGCACATTTGGGTCAACCTCTTGAGCGTTATGAATACTATGTATGAATGCCACCAAGCTAATTAAGACTAAAGCTAGAAATATATACAACGCAATTGTCATAGTTTATTTGTTTTTAATTATTTCAGCTAATTCGTCCAAATCCTTTAAAAAGGAATCTCTGCTTTCTTCCTTAGACGGTTTATTAGACCACTTGTTAAGGAGCTTTGATACCACCATAAGGACAAATATCATAATAAAAGCCGCAAACATAAAAAATAATAATCTTCCCATATTAAAACGTTTTTCGTACTGCAAAGATATGAAAAAAAATTGGATTAGCCAAATTATTTTAATCTTTTTAACCTATTTTTATACCAATTTTTCAAAATATCATAAATTCCTTTATTTCTTTTAACAAACATATCACCTTGTGGATTCTCCTTTGATGAATATTTTTTGAAGCTACCTCTAGCAGTACCATTTTCCTCATTCCATCTTCCAATGACCCTTCTCATTTTTTTAATCAGATAAGAAATGTTGGTATCGCATAATTTAAAATAGTTTTTTGGCTCATCTATTCTCCTAATAGACGCATCAATATATTCTTTTGTGTTGTCTCTTGTAAAATAATCCTCTTTTGAAGCATAGACTTGTTTTAATAATTTGTAGTCTTTAATTGTATCAGATAGTATTTTATAGGTTTTAGTATCTCTGATGTCATTTTCATATTGTGACTCTATATACATTTCTTGAACCCATGCATCTATCTCGTCTCTATCTAATCTATAGTATATCCAAGGTATTGTAAAATCTGCAATTCGTTTCATTGGGGTATTCGCGCTTGAATTGAAACCAAATTTGTTTTTCAGTTCGCTTTGTGCCTTTAAATACTGGGGTGTGATATTAGTGCCGCCTCTTTTATACGATTGATAAGCATGTTTTATTTCGTGATTGATTGTAGATACAATATAGTTTTTTTCTCTATGAGGTATGACATCTGTCATTGCCCACACAAATGAAAATGTTATTATTCTATTATTAGGAGAAAAATTATTTTTTAAATAGCCATTATTAGAAATAAAATCCATAACATCATCAAACGTTTCATTTTTTGGGTTATAGTAGTATAGGTTAACAGTAATTCTATTCAAAAAAGACAATGTTTGAATATTATTAATATCCAAATTAAATGTTTTACCATATATTTTTTTATCTCCAATCTGGAACGTTTGACCTCTATATTCTCTATGATGTTCATATATCAAATTAAAAATGGTCATAGACATTTGCATAATATCATTTGACACGCCACCATATTCTAATATTACTTCTTTTACTATAGATTCTATGAGACTATTTTTAATCATAACAAAAGTTGATACCTATTATTTAATATATAATAAATATCAACTTCTTTTCTTTTCATTATATAATTCTCTTCTCCTTCTATTTATTTCTTCATAAAGTCGCATATTTTATTCAAATAGTTAGGTGTGCTGTTACGCCAAAGACAGCGCAGTTAACCTTACGCCTCACGATTCACGTTTACTGTTTCGTCCAAGAGTCTAGCAGCGGCTTTAAAGGTTCTCTAGCTTGACTTCACGAGCCTCATTCGGTCTTATATTTCAGACTCTCCGACTTCGACCTCTCGTCTCTCGCCAGTTAGGGATTTGCAACTCCCAAGTTATCTAGATGCACCTAGGGTTTTTGCACGAGGTGTAAACCCATGAAACATTCTACCTCACCACTTACTGAGCACTGTCACTCTTTAACAGATGGCTGCTTCCAAGCCTACTGTCCTAACTACTTATAAAAAGGCTGTTACTCAAATACCATTTAACTACAGCGTTATACGAACTCGCCACTATCAAAGTGGCTTCCTCAGTCTGTCGTAGCACCTTTGTGCGTCTGGTGAGATTCGAACTCACACTCCGAAGAACTAGTTCCTAAGACTAGCGTGTCTACCTTTCCACCACAAACGCATTTATTAATTTCTAACTATACTATCATACAAATCTGTAATACTTTCGTCAGATTCTACTCTCTCAATAGTACCATACATTCTGAGCCATCTTTGTTCAATCTCTTTTCTAATCCTTTTTTGCTCTTCTAATTCTGCTGTCCCTAGTGAATTACTTGCCCCAAATAATTTCATCTTGTTTTGTTTTTTAAAAATCGGAAACATTTAACATTCTAATTGCCGTGTTTACCCACTCCACCACCTCTTGAATTATAGTTCTTTTGTCAAGAGGGTAGGATTCGAACCTACGAAACCGTTACGGTTAGCAATTCCCAATCGAATATTTTAATCTCTGCTGTTAGTTTCCTTGTAGTGGACTCGGAGGGGATTGAACCCACGACCTTCAGATTATGAGTCTGCTGCTCTGACCAACTGAGCTACAAGTCCTTTTTCCAATATGGATAATTCCTCTTTTCAGATTCTGGAGTATCATATAGCTCATATCTTGCTCCGCAATAAGGACAATGTGCATTTGTCACCATTGCATCATCTTCTTCATTCAATTCTTCTCCGTTAATCTCGCTCAACATAAAATTACCTCCAATGATAATCTCATGTCCGCAACGCATACATTTCTCCATATTGTTAAGTTTAGTCTAATAGAGCCGTGTGCTGGATTCGAACCAACATTTGTACTTAAACACCCCTTGTGCATATGCTGGTACCTACTGGGGTCGCCTCGTTTGCGCTGTGCTTACCTATTACACTAACACGACATATATTGAGCGGATAAAGGAGCACGATTCCTCAGCCTTCTGCATGGCAAGCAGACGCTCTACCAATTGAGCTATATCCGCAAAAGTCAGTTTTTATAACCGTAAAACTGAAAAACTTCCTCCACCTACGATGAGGCAATAGTTTGAATTTCTTCAGGGACTACTGACGTTACGTTGAGCCTCAAATCTCTTTTGATAGTCTTTTTTAACGTGCAGATAATCTAGCAAGTAGCATGTACACGATTGTCGGGAGTCACGGAGTCGAACCGCAACGCTACCCTAGGCCATAGCCCCAATCTCCCGAAGTTTAAGGAAACGTTTGTTGTTTATTTTTAGTGCTCTAACCCTACTGAGCTACCGCCACATATAGATAATAAATGGTGTGGCGGACAGGATTCGAACCTGTGACCCCTAGCATAGCGTGCTTTTTAAACGATGTACTTTGCTGTACGTTTCCACCTTGAGAGGGTAAAGGGAATCGAACCCTTGTATGAAGATTGGAAGTCTCCCGCACTACCACTGTGCTATACCCTCAATGATGAACTAACTTCGTGATACCATTTACACTACAAGTATGAAAAGAACGCAATCCTCGGCAAAAAGTACGAGAAACAATGGTATCTGGTTTGGTATTAGTCCGTGAGCTGTTTACCTTTCGCAGCAACCGTTTACCTAATCATTTTAGAAAATTAAGGAGAATGTAGACAAAACTTATGATTGGTAAACTTGCGGTTTTATTTAACGTAAACCACCGCCAACGCATATTTCTCCCAAATTTTACTGAAGTACCTTAACTATTGCTAGACGATTGAGCTGCACGCCAATACCTTTCCAACTATTGACTCTTACACCACGTTTTGTCAAGTAATTAGCTACCACTTCTGCACGACTTTCAGAAATCATCTGATTAAATTCAGGCGTACCTTCTGGAGAAGCAGTACCAATAACGTCTACAATAATGTCTTGTCCGATTGAATTCAATATTGTTTTAGCATTGTCAGATAAATCTGCCTTACCTTGTTCAAACTCTACAGTCCAATCATTTTTATTAATAGTTACTTCAGTTTTTTTTTCCACTGTAGGTTTTCTATCCATACATTCCTTAAGGTCTGACTTAAGTTGGTCTATCCTTCCTCTTTGATATTCAATTTCAGAATTCATTAGTCCAATGTCATATGTCTTAAAGTGATGTGTGCCATTACTGTTTTTAAAATGGTAAACATAAGTTGCCATTAAACTGACAAGTGCATTATGGTTATTAAACTGAATGCGGCCATCATCATTCCTAAGAAGCCAATAAATTGCTGGAGTAATTACCAATGAATGAATCTTCTTCTTGCCAAAATTGAATGCTAGGTCTGAACCTGTTTTAAGTGAAATATTATTCCTTCCACCATCAAAGGCACTATGCCATCCTAATCCACCGACTGTGGACACTTCGAAAGACCTAGGTCTGCCAATATAACCTCCAATAATGTTCGAAATGTTAAGCACACCATTCACACCAATATTGGCATTCTTGAACGCAGTTCTAGCATTTCCCACATGATTATCACTGAGAGATGTTAAAAACTCAAGCTGAGTGCCAAATACTGGAGTAATTCCCTTGCTAAACGCAAAACCAAAAGTGGTGTTCATTGGGAATACATTGTCAAAATCAAGAGGTGTGGTCACACCAAATGTTCCACTAACGCTAAGATTATCAAGCGCATTGCTATTTTCAGTAGCAATCTGTGCATTTGCACTTACAATGGCACTAAACAGTGCCAACATCAAAAAAATTTTCTTCATAACTTTTATTTAATATTATTTAGAATTAATTAGTCATAAAAAATAAGGGAACTATGTTTTGATAGAATCGAACTACCTATTTTTTATTTCACAGATAAAAAAATTAACCAAATAAAACTTGCTGTAAGTTCCCGCATATATACTATTTCTTGCAGATTGTATATTCTAATTTAGAACGGCAAATCATCTACACTTGGAAGTTTTTTGAATTTCCATTTATATATATAAGTTTTTACACCATCTTTCTTCACCATATGAAAAGTCGGTATTCTCACGTCATAACCCTTTCTCTCGAATGTTCTCACAACTAGTTCAAATGCCTCATAGCAATATGGATGCTGTGAAGTTTCAATCTCTAAATCGAGTTCATCGCCAGGGTCTTTAATATCGTATTCATCTAGACTTTCAATAATCTCCTTTATGAAGAAATGACAGTATCTAGGAAAATCGACATCTTCTTTTGTTATCTTCTTATATTCACCCATAACATTGCCTTTAAAAAACGGATACTTTTGTTTAATAGACCAATACCTACGAATAGGTGCTTAAACCATTTTATTAGGTTTAGCTTGGATTCGAACCAAGAAATTGTAACAAAGTCACATTGCTGTTAGTATCCTTGAGTTAACTATATCAACTATCACGTTTGGACTGCTACTAGAGACCTTACCCCCATCCATACCTCTCTAGGAAGATAACCTAGCACATTCTTTCAATTTCCATGACCCCACAGTTTATTGGACTTACGTGGCACGATTATTTGATATATAGTTGATGGTGTGGGATTCGAACCCACGTTGCCGATAGGCTGCGTTCCTACAGAAATTATTCACCTATCCATAGGATTCACTACTCTCTAGTTTCTTTTAGTACCGCCTTGCGCAATCCAGCTTACTGAACCATCAATTTGTCGAGAATGTTGGATTTGAACCACTCCCCATCACCCCAGATGACGTATGCTACCCGTTTACACTACATTCTCGATTTTCGGAAACATTTTTTATTTTTTACATTGCTCTACCAACTGAGCTACAACGAGCTATTGCCCATTGAAGAGACTCGAACTCTTGACCTACGGATTACAAATCATAATAAAAACGTTTGCATTGCTGTATGTTTCCTTTTATGTTTTATGAGACTGTTTTGGCTCTATGCTTTCTGTTCTATCACGTTCCAATACGTAATCCCTAAGAAGGGTTAGGCTTAACGAATTATTCTTTTACATTTCATTCGCCCTCTTGCTACTATAGCAAGACTGTGATTACTCACCGTTCAGTCTCATTGAGCAAGCCTATGGAATTGAACCATTCTCGCCCTCGGTTGAGGACAGTGCTACCGTTACACCAAAGCCGCATTTCATTTCTGTTTTGCAAAGATATATAAAATATTTCTTATTTCCAAATTTTTTAGAATTTTTTTTATTAAAATCCCATTTCTTCTTTTTGGGCGAAGTGTTGGTAATGCTCCAACGTCTTGAGTGCCACAAACTCACATTCTGCTTTTGAACTAACTACGCCATATTAAAAAAATCGGAATCTATTTTTTTTCGGAATTGTTGGATTCGAACCAACGTCTCAAAATTATCAGTTTTGCATCTTAACCACTTGATTAAATTTCGTAAATTATCTTGCTGTTAGATTCCTTGTAGTTGCTAGGGTAGGACTCTGACCTACAATCTCTTGGTAAAATCCAAGGCTTTGTGTAATTAAGCTACCTAGCAAAAATGCCAACACTCTAGAATTCTTGCATTATTACCTCTATAGTCTTATGCTACTCTTAGAGAGGTTGTCTAAAGACTTGTACTAGCTTGTCGGAGAGGAGGGATTCGAACCCCCTGCATTTCTTATGTACTAGATTTCTTGCCACACTATGTTACCATAGCCAAACTTAACAATAACGTATATACGAGGCACATGTCCCCATGCATCCAACCGATGATGCGTTAAATTTGTTGTGGTCTGGAATACATCTTTACCATATTGAAATTCTTCGAAGTTAATGTTCAGTAATTCCTATCATCTGTTTCATCTGATACGTCTACTTAAAATTAGATAGATATGTACATTAAATTTCAACTTAGGCATTCTTATCAGATACGTCTGAATAGAATGTGAGGGTATTCAATATATTTCCCTCATATCTCCTCTATACTCTCTACACGTTTATGAGAATCTTTCATTATCCATCTTCTTCCATTTTACTGATGGCTCTTCTCAATTTAGCACGGTATTATCCTTCCTTATTGTTTCAGATGCAGTTTACGTTTGCTGCAAGCCATTAAAGCCGTATTCCACTTTCGCCTATAGGCTACTAAGGGTCTTCAATTTTAACTAGGACTTCCACCGTTTTAGGGAGATTCTCATATGGGATTTCTCGCCATATGATGCAAATTCCTTACAGTCTAGCGCCCATCCACCATCTGAGCAGCTCTCCGATTTTAAAGCATAGGTTTCTCAACCACAATCCTTTCGAATTGACCACAGTGGTGAACTGTGTATGCTTTAGTGCTTATTTAATTTTTCTATTTCTTTATTTATCGTCATAACAACACGGATATGGGCATTTTACCCTTAGTATCCTATCACGCCCATCACAAGGGTTACAAGAGCATGCGTCACAACGTTTTTTCCATCTTTCATTATATTCATCCATAGCACTCATTTAAATTTACCTAGCCTTATACCTTCAACAAGGTAATTGTAAATTATTTCCCAATCTGTTTCGGCTTCAAATCCGAATTTGTCATCAATACCTACATTGAAATATGTCTTTTCATCAAAGCAAGATAGACTTGTGTTCTCAGTTTCAGTGTTGACATTTACAAAATCGAATCTTATGCCATTCTCCTTAAAGTATTCAAAATACTCATTAATGACGTTGTTATAGGTTGATGTCCAGAGTATCAATGAAATCTGCTGCGAATGAGCCATGATGTCCAAAGCCTCTTTAGCATAAGGATACCACTTGTGCTCTTCCTTATCATAGTAGCAAGCCTCAAATACAGTGTCATGAATATCTACAAGCACATATATTTTTTCCCAATTGCGCTCTTTCATTCGTTTGAACGCTGCATCGAAACTTTTAACTATATTCATACCTATACATATATGTTATCATTTGTCAGCCAAGGTAGATTCGAACTACCACCGTTATTTCTAACGCCATCAAGCCTTCCCAATTGCACTATAGCTTGAAACCTCCTAGACCAACCTAGGTGTGCTGCCATTACACCATTGACTGATAAGATATAATTACCTACATCTGTCTTAGAGCAATTAACCAAACGCCTATTGGATACGGTGCAGGTTCTCACTGCTTTTCTCTTTCACAGTCCCCATCACGTTGCTTTACGTACCTATGACTTCAATCACGTGTTTGCCACTACAAAGTCTTCCAACTGTCAATTCAGTATTCCCATAGAGTTCTCAGGATTCTTCATCACTTAATTCAAACTCAGCCTCAGTAATTATATTTTTGCTACATCGGTGGGATTCGAACCCACGTAGAAACGAAAACGCTTCGAGTCATATCTAACGTGGGTATCAATGTTTAAGGTCTCTGCTAGCAACGACCCCCTCGTTTCACTGATTGTATCTCTCATTTGTCCCAGTTGTGGCTTTAGAACTTGCAATCTTTCTAAACACTCCACAACCATACCTCTGATACGATGCAGTTGTTGGGATAGAGGGATTCGAACCCCCACAAACCAAGTGCCAGAAACTTGTGCGCTACCGTTACGCCATACCCCAAAATTAAACTGAGACCTAGCTAGACGTAGACATAGATTCATCCAATCGTAATTATTTGAAAGGCAATCTCTAGTACGGCAATTATCCGTAAATCCACTGTCTCAGTTTATATTAAAAGTTGAAATTCTTCGAAGATATACCAAATAGACTTCCTAAACTGTACCATTAAGGGCAATAAGTAGTGTTCACATCACCAATATCCTATATCCTTAAATTTCTGTACTAGCAATAACCTTGTTTAAGGGGTTTACGCTCTATTCAATATAATTCCAACTTTATATTATAAGGGAACATTTTTAACCGTATTCTTAAAACCCAAATTTAATTACTTGTTAATTCAAAATACCTTGCTGTGTGTTCCCACTAAGTACCATCGGTGTTTATGTCCTAGTAGGGAAGCACGGTAACGCTCCGTGGTCGATGGCTTGAAAAACCATAGTTCTGCTTTTAAACTACATCCCCATATTTAAGTAGCCGAATTAGGTACTGCCCCTAAGTCTAGTCCTTGAGAGAGACTTGTTCTTCTTTTAAACTATACGGCCATAATTGTCCAAATGGGAGTGGTTTATACCCACACTGTCAATAAGGTAGCCACCGTTCTATGATGGGCTTATTCGCTCTAACATTTAAGCTCTATCCCTTTGGACAATGCAAAGATATGAAAAAAAATTGGAATAACCAAATTTTTGGCAAACTTTTAACATATTTAAACAGTTTAAGGTGGATAATCACGTAGACTACCCACCTATACATTATATATAACACGTTAAATCCTAGTTATTATAATAATAAAATGATATAAGTCTACACTTAACCTACGCACACGCCTCCTAGTCTTGGATATTCATACCCAAGCTCTCTAGGCTGTTCTATATGTAGATTAAATGTAATCATATTATTATTAATATTTGTCGTTTATTATAAATATAATGTTTAATCCAAAAAAATCAAGAATTAGAATATTTTTCTTGTTCTTTCCTTAAAAATTCTTTCCATTTGGGTGTCATTTCTTGGTAAATATTAGTTCCCTTTGCTATACCATATACACGATTAGTCCAACCAAATATTGTATGCATTGTACTGCCAATCTTAAACCAAAGCTCTCCATTGTGGCTAGCATCGGATATTTCCCAAACTTGATGAACCATTGGGTATTCGTGCCCATATTCGTCTTCTAGTACGCAAAAGACGCAATCTCCCCTTTTAACCTCTATTGGTGTACAAGGTTTGATAAGGCAATATTCTTTGTCATTGATTAAAGGAGCTAGGCTAGTTCCAAATTCCCAATGATATACACTTTCTTTGTTTTCTAGGGCTTTCTTAATCTCCCATGAGTCTTGAACAACCCTTATGCCATCAATTTCTTGCGGCTCGTTTACAATTCTCTTCATTTATTGTAATAGTTTTAATAATCTTCCAAACTGTGAATCAGAATTTCTTCTCACACTCTTATTTATTGCTGAAACAATATCAGCGCCACCAAGTTTAGCCATTGTACCCAAATCCTCATTAAGTATTGTCAATGAGCTAGTAAGGCTATCGAAATAGGTATCAAGACTATTTACAATCATATCAATTGACCCAATGCTACCATTGAATTCGATATTTGGCACATGTGGGAATGTAGGAAGCTTCATGTGATAGCCCCTCATTCTATTAGCTGCATTCTCAGCACGTTTACGCTGCTCCTTGATTCGCTTTTCCTCTTCAAGAATCTTACGCTTACGTTCCTCTTCTGCTTTCTTTATTCTTTCAGCCTCTCTTCTAGCTCTTTCAGCTTTCAGTGCCTCATATTCCTCAACAGTATAAGCACCCAATTCATCCCAAGAAATCTCAAAAAAATCGTTAGGAGATATACCATCCAAATATTTTGGCTCAACACCAAAACACCCATCAATTGCAATAAAATCACTTTTAACTTGACTTACATATTCTCTCTTCAGTCTAACCATTACATATATTATATCTTCCGAAGAAATAAAGTTGCCATGATTAAACAAAAGATTTTTAGGGTATACCAACTGAATATCAAGATTTGTCTTATCTTGGGCGATATAACCGTTTCCGTATACAATTGGCTCTACAGTCTTTACTCTAAGTGTATCAGCAAAATGTTTTTCAGTTATAAGATGTCCACTAGGAGTTACTACATATCCGTCCGAATAATCTTTAAACCCATTGAGTTTTAACACAATGAACCTAATTGTATTATCAATGTCACTTAATGGAGTTGTTGCCAAGTTATTTTTGTCAAATGGTGTTTTCTCCTTAACCCTAACCCAATTAAGGGTTTTTGGGAATAACTGCAAGCCTTTTTCATACTCTATGCCATGATATTCACAATCATTCTTGGAAAGAGTGAAGACAATTCCTTGTTCACCAGCAATCTGCTTAACAATCACAGAATTAATGTTAGTTCCATAGAAATCATCAACCACCTTAATGAGCTTATAGACCTTTGTTTCCATTTCAAACCCATCGCAAGCAATTCCTTGAAGAGCATAGTTCTCTCCTTCAATGAATTTTGGCATATGCTTCTCGGAAGCATCAATAACGTCTAATTCACTAAAGTCCACTGCCTCAAACAACTCTTTAGGCTGAGTAAACAGTTTTTCTATTTTATCTTCAGTATCTACTTTTGCCATTTTGTTTCTTGATGCGTTTGAATAATCAATCATTATTTCTGGATTAATTGTTACGACAGTTGTATATATACCATCATCGCCCATTGTAGAGCAAGTTAAAGTAGACGGTTTACCGCCTACTTTACTTACATTAGGCATACATTTATATTTGCCCATTATTACTCAAGAAGGTTTTTATCTTTACCTCTAAGCTCTTTTGCGATTACGTGCTGTGTAGAAGTAGCCACACCGATAGCAGTCTGTGACATCTGCTTCTCAAGCTTGAACAACTCTTGTTCAGCAGCAGCACGTTTCTGAGCACCCTCAAGCTGTGCTTTCTGAACACCCTCTACAGTAGCAAGGAGGTCAGATGTGGTCTTACGCAGAGTCTCTATGTCAATAACTGTACGCTGATTCTGCTTTGCAACCTCAATGGCTTGGGTCTTCATCATTTCAGCATTCTTCTTGAAAATCTCGTTGGTCGTATCAGCAACCTTACTACTAATCTCAAGAGTCTGCTTCTGGTCATACAGAGCCACAGCCAATGAAAGCTGATTCTTCCACAGAGGAATTGTCATAGCAATCTGCTGTTCCGTATTGTTAGCGTTCATAATGTTTGTACGCTGAATAATACGAATCTGTGTAAGAGACTGCTTAAAAGCATAGCGAAGCATGGTAAGGTCAGTAAGACGCTTATCAAGAGAGTTCTTGTACTCTTCGACATCACTAATTTGGTAATCGTCATACTCTTCCGAGTTGGCTTTCATATCCTCAATGAGCTTATCAAGTTCTTGAGACTTAATCTTACCAGCAATGATGAGTTCACCAAGCTGCTCAACATAGTCCACGTTGTTCTCAAACTGTTTCTGCAAGTTGTTGTTGTCACGAATAGAAATCTGACGTGCGGTTTCAAGCTTCTGCACAATACCATCAATATTTTTCTCGATGGTGTCATACTTAGCCTTAATCTGTTCCACAGATACAACTAGCTTGCGCAGTCCAGGAATCTTTCTCAAGAAACGCTTCACTGCACTAGGTGCTTCGAGGTCAT